GTGCGCTGAAAGCAGAATACAGCTTGGAACTCGCACAAGACCTGAAAGCTATTCATGGTCTGGATGCCGAAACTGAGTTGGCAAACATTTTGTCTGCTGAGATTCTGGCAGAAATCAACCGTGAAGTTATCAGAACGGTTAACAGCCAAGCTAAAACTGGTGCTCAACAAGCAAACGTAACCTCAAATGGTATCTTCAATCTGAGTTCAGATGCCGATGGTCGTTGGTCTGCTGAGAAATTCAAAGGTCTGACGGTTCAAATCGACCGTGAAGCCAATGTAATTGCTAAAGAAACTCGTCGTGGTAAAGGTAACGTAGTCATCTGTTCTTCAGATGTTGCAACCGCTCTTGCCGCTGCTGGTTCTTTGGATTATTCTCCAGCAATTAGCAACAACCTGCAAGTAGACGACACAGGCAACACCTTCGCTGGTGTCCTGAATGGTCGTGTGCGTGTATACATTGACCCATATGCCAACACCGATTACATCACCGTTGGTTATAAAGGTCAAAACCCATATGACAGCGGCGTATTCTATTGCCCATACGTTCCACTGCAAATGGTCAAGGCTGTTGGCGAAAACGACTTCCAACCGAAAATTGGCTTTAAGACACGTTACGGTATGGCTTCAAACCCATTCGTAGGTTCTACGCCAAGTGACGGTCTGGCTACTGTTAAAACCAACCAATACTACCGTATCTTCAAAGTCACGAACATCCTGACGTAAAGATACTAAAAATAAGAGTAGGGTTTACCTACCACTATTTTGGGGAGAGACTTCGGTCTCTCCCTTTTTTTGCTTTTTTTTTTGAAAAAAGTGCTTGACATTCTCTGATAAATGTCGTATGGTGTATATGTAGTTGAGAGAAAAGGAAACGTTATGAACTACTTGGTTAAAGACGCTGCTACTGGACGGGTTCTGGCTGGTATGTTTGAAGCACTAGAGACTGAACAAGAGGCACAGGGTGCTGCTGCCTATTTCGTTGAGAAGGGTTTTGTTGAAGCAACTGTTATTGAAGAATATGAAGTTGAGTAAAAAAAGTGCTTGACATTATCTGTTTAATTTGGTAATGTAAGATATAACTTGAGAGAGGAAATTAGTTATGAAATATGAAGTAAATATCACTGGTAAAGCAAAAGACACCGTTGTCTTTGATACTGCAAAAGAAGCAGTAAAGTTTGTTCTCACTGAACTGCACGATGTTGGGTTCACTGTGGATGGTCGGACTTACGAAGAGAAGTTCGAAGAAATCACTTGGGTTGGTAAAGGAGCCGTAATCAATGCTTAATAGTCTTGGAAAATTTTGGGTAGAGGTTGATACCTCTGTAACTGGAGAAGAAATCGTAGGATACTTCTTCCCCTACAAAGTAGACCGCGATGCCCGTGTAGAGACACTGGTCAAAGAGTTTGGTGTTGAAGTTATTAATGCGATTGGAGATAAACAATGACACATATGTATTACGCTGATTTGGAAGTTCGTTATGGTGATGGTTCTACTGGAGCTAAACGTTTTGAGGGTGTGTCTTTAGACATCGTTCAGAATCAAGCAATCAGTAAAGTTCGTGAGTTGGTCGCTACATCCAAGTTTGCAAAGCAAATGGATGCTGATAAGACATTCGAAGTCACTGGACACCGTATCTCTTCGGGTAAAGTCGATGTTTGATTATACCCGCCTTCTCTGTAATGCCATGAAGGCATACGAGAATGCAAAGTCTGATTGGGCTCAAGAATACTGGTTGGAAGTCGCTGCTAAGTTAGCACAGAATATCGATAAGAATTAGACGATTTCAAACTGAGAAAATCTAAAGGTCGCATCATAGGTGAGGTATTGAACATCACCTGTGGTAGACTGGAAGGTTACCTGACCTAAGTTGGTTGGGATACAATCTAGGTATCTAATCTTCTTGGTCGTATTGTTATGACTTGACAGGACGTGTAGGGTGATGTCGGAATAGGTAGGGACTTTGGTAAGTCTTTCACTTGGTGATACCTGACCTTCATTCAGATTACGAAGCATCCAGTTATACATCTCTGTGTATGATGTCATGTCTTCGTCAAGAATAATTGTGAAGGTCACATCAGTGAATTGTATCTTGTCACCAGCCAGTGGAACAGATGTAATGCGACGAGTAGGTAACTCAACAGGATTGAGTGTTGCGCCTGGATGTGTTACGGTCTGACAGAAGTATTCCAAGTTTGGATAACGCGCTCTATCAATTACGATACGAAACCCTGTGGGTGTAAGGTAATTGAGATTGCTCGTTAGTTCTTCGTCTAGGAGTTGAACTTGTGAATCAACTGGCATGATATCCTCTTAATCTATACCTCTATTTATACGACTTTTCCCCTTGACTTTCAATGCTATATAGAGTATAATAAGGGTTAAGATGAGGCAAACTATGATTTTAAATAAAGAAGACGCACTATACGCTGCGAATGTCTATACGGAGTTCTTCCAGAACTTTGAACGTATCGACGATTACATGCGAACAATCAAACTAGAACGCATGGGTGGGTTCAACTCACTGCCTGGCATGGGCCCCGAAGAAGACATCTTCGATAAATTTGATATGCACCCCAAAGATATGGAGTTCGTTATCTACGAACCCAAACTCAATGAGTTCATGCAGTATATGGAGATTACCACATCTGCACCCGTCGAGTCATCTATCCCAGGCAAACAACTTAACTTTATCGTAAAGGAAAAGAATACAGGTTTAGTTGTTGGTATGATTCGTTTCGGGTCACCGACTATCAACTCCAAACCACGCAATGAATGGTTGGGTAAACCTCTAGACACAATGAACCCCGAAGTGATGAAACGTTTCAATGACTCGTGCATCATGGGCTTCAATATCGTTCCAACCCAACCGTTTGGTTTTAACTATCTTGGTGGTAAGTTACTTGCCGCTATCTGTTGCTCCCATATGGCACGGGAACGTCTCAATGAGAAATACGATGCGAACATCTGTATGTTTGAGACCACATCCCTGTATGGGTCAACCAAGTCTGCATCTCAGTATGACGGTATGAAGCCGTTCCTGAGACACAATGGTCTGACAGACTCTAACTTCGCACCATTAATCAACGATGACAACTACCGCAGACTTAGTGCTTGGTTCGTTGATAGGAATGATGGTGTGCCTCTTGTTCCTTCGGACGCCTCATCTCGTAAACTGAAGACGCAACAAAAGATGGTCGCAATCATTAAGAACTCTCTCAAGAGTGTTGATGAGTCTGCGTATAAGAAGTTCTGTCAGACCTTCATTGATGCAAAGGGATTGACTGAACGCAAACGTTCTTACTACTCAACCTATGGGTATGAGAATGTGCAACAGTATCTCAACCTTGAGACTGACACACTGGTCAAGAAAGAAAACTATGACCGTTTCAGTCTTGAGGGTGTGACAGAGTGGTGGCGCAACAAGGCATCCACTCGATATGAAACTCTAAAACAGGATAATCGTCTGCGGTCTGTTGTAGAGTCTTGGAATGTTAATGCAGACGAAATTGATATTATAAGATAAAGAGTCTTATATATAACAGTGTAAGGCATTCATACCGAATGTCAAAATATAAATTAATCAAGGAGATTAATATGAGTAACTTTAACACAACCCCAATTAGCAAAAGCACTAAGTTCAGCGAAGTGTCTGGAGCTCTCGCAAATCTAACGGGTGTCGTTTCCGTTCAAGAAATTATCGACACAATCAAACAAATTGACAACATGAAGACAAAGACATTGGTTAATATGAAGACCAATGCATCATACAACCCTAGTGATACTAGTGTTGTAAATCTCGATGAACTCTATGTAGACATGACTTATCAACGCATTATTCGTCTTCAAAAGTTGATTAACAAACTCAAGAAGTTGAGTGGATTTGATATGTATTCAGCTGGCGTAATTGATGTTGCAGTCCGTCCATCAGAAGAAAAATTTGTATGGGATGGTCTTCGCCGTTGCATTATGGCTGGACTGTGTGGGTTGAAGAATATCAAAGCCTCCACTTTTACTCACCCTATGAACTCTAGTGTTTCAGAGTGTCAGAAACAAGAGGCGAGATACTTTAAGTCTCGTAACGCTGACCAAGAGAGCATGAAAGCAGAAGAAATCTTCAAGTCGGAAGTAGTTTATGGTGACCCAAAGGCCTTAGAACTTTTGAAACTCATCAAAAATTGTCAACTCGATATCGAAGGTTTGAACCCTGGCGGCCGCCTCTTTGGTGGTTTTGTCGAACTCCGTAATAATTATTTTATGCAGGATAATATCTTAGATGAATTTTTTGTTGAATCATCACGAATTGTCAGAGATGTTTACAAAGACGAAACTGTATCTGGATATCTTCTGACTGGATTGGCATATCTTCTTCAAAAAAATGAAGATGCGGAACAAGCATATTCAGTAGACGAGATTATCGAGTCACTCGAAAAATACACATCGGTTAATCCTAAACAAACGCAACTGATTCATGGTCGATTGGCCGGTAATGCAAGGGGTAGTATCGCTTACCTTATCGCAACCCGTGCCCTGAAAGACAAGAATGGTTTGTTACATTCTATTGGTTTGGATACCGAAACAATGGATGTCATTGACGCAGCGGCTTGACATTTACCCTATAATGTGTTAATATATAAACACAATGCGGATGTAGCATAGTGGTAATGCAGTGGGTTTCCAACCCATCGACGGGAGTTCGATTCTCTCCGTCCGCTCCAATATCAGGATACCAAGATGATTGATTTAGAAACAATCCTCGCTGAGTGGAAAGAAGATTCGCAGATTGCGAAACACCAACTTGACGAGACTTCGCGTGTGACCCCTGCGTTACACTCGAAGTATCTTGAGTATCTCTCTCTTACCAAACTACGTCTGAAGAAGGCTGAGTTCAAACAGAAAGAACTCCTCAAGGACAAGTGGTTATACTACAACGGTAAGATGGATGAAGAACAGTTGAAGGAGAAGGGTTGGAATCCTGACCCCTTCAATGGTCTCAAGATACTCAAAGGTGAGATGGAACACTACTATGATAGTGACCCAGAGATACAGGACTCAGAGATGAGAATCCAGTATCTTAAAACGATTATAGATACTCTTGAAGAAATCGTGAGTAATCTAAACTGGCGGCATCAGACAATCGGTAACATGATTAGATGGAGACAGTTTGAAGCAGGAGCATAATGTCTCTTCCCAATACTATAACTGTCGGTCTTAAAGACCATTCTATGATGTTGGTTGACTGTGAAGCACATCAACTACCAGAACTACGCGACTACTTTTCATTCTTCGTCCCCGGCTATAAGTTTATGCCGATGTATAAGTCACGCAAGTGGGACGGTAAAATCAAACTATTCAATCAGGTCACTCGCGAACTGAACGTTGGTCTCTATGACCATCTGAAGAAGTTTTGTTCTGACCGCATGTATCCTCTCCAACTACAGGAGACGGACTACGGACACCCCGCACAAACAAACCATATCCAACACCAGAACCTTGTAAAGTTCCAGAGTGAACTAGAGATGCCCTTTGAGTTGCGTGACTATCAGTATGATGCGGTCACTCACGGCATCGAAAAGAAACGAGCGGTTCTCCTGTCGCCCACAGGTTCGGGTAAGTCATTCATCATCTATAATCTTATGCGTTGGTATATCGACAACTATGATAAACAGATTCTTATTGTTGTTCCTACAACGAGTCTGGTAGAACAGATGCACAAGGACTTTGCCGACTACGGATTTGACCCCGACCTATGTCACAAGATTTATTCTGGTAAGGACAAGACCACCGACAAACAAATCGTCATCTCAACGTGGCAATCTATCTACAAGTTCCCGAAGGAATGGTTCGAAAACTTCGGTTGCGTATTTGGAGATGAGGTGCATTTGTTCAAGGCAAAGTCCCTGTCAGGTATCATGAACAAGTGTGTCAACGCAGAATACCGTTTCGGCACCACTGGCACGCTTGACGGCACTGAAACCAACAAACTGGTATTGGAGGGTCTGTTCGGGCCAACCAAACGTGTCACTATGACACGGGATTTACAGGAGAAGGGAACGCTTGCGAAACTAAATATATCTGTCCTGTTGTTGCGGTATCACAATGATGTATGTCATATGTTGAAGGACGCAACCTATCAGGAAGAGATTGACTACATTGTTCGCAATGAGAAACGTAATAAACTAATCACCAATCTCGCACTTGACCAGACAGGTAACACTCTGGTTCTCTTTCAGTTCGTAGAGAAACATGGTAAGATTCTCTTTGACATGATGAGAGACAAGGCAGAGGAAGGTCGCAAGATTTTCTATGTGTCGGGTGAGGTGGATGCAACTGACCGCGAACAGATTCGCGGCATCGTGGAGAAACAGAAAAATGCTATCATCGTCGCATCACTTGGCACTTTTAGCACAGGCATCAACATTAGGAATCTGCATAACATTGTCTTTGCTAGTCCTAGTAAGTCTCAGGTCAAGGTTCTGCAATCGATAGGACGGGGCTTGCGTCAGTCAGATGACGGGTCGGTCACACAACTCTACGATATCGCAGATGACTTACACATTAGGTCACACAAGAACTTTACCCTACGACACAGCGCAGAAAGAATTAAGATATATACCAAAGAACAGTTCCCTCATAAGATTTATAAAGTAGACTTGAAATAATGCATGGACTATTATTTGGTGGGTTTAAGGTCACCTCTTTCTTCGAACAAAATAGCACTGGACTAAGAGTTTATGGAGAACCCGATTACTATCGTTCTTTTGGAAATCACAGAATCGCAACTCACCTAAGAAAACAAGGATGGGACATCGAATGTCTTGATTACCTTTGGAAATTTTCATATGATGAATTGACTGATTATGTCGATAAGAGAATTACTAAGGATACAGTATTCATCGGTGTAAGTTTACTTTTCTATGCTCAACTAGACGCAGTTGAGAACATTAATAAATTGTTTGATTATGTGAGAAAAAAATATCCGTGGGTTAAAGTAATTTCTGGTGGTGTGAAGGGCTATGCAATCACATGTGTAAATGCAGATTATTTCATTGCCGGTAATGGTGAGTATGCTATAGATGCTGTATTGAAGTATTTGATGGGTCAAGGAGAACCACCCAAAGAAACTACACTCGACCGACTTGGAACTAAGATTATTGATACGACAAAAGACTATCCATGTTACCCAAAGAGAGATGCGAATATTTCTTACGAGGAACGGGATTTCATTCAACCATACGAAACTCTAAATATCGAATTGGGTCGAGGTTGTCGTTTCAAATGTAAGTATTGTAGCTTTCCTCTACTAGGTCTTAAAGGCAATATGATGAGGGATGAGGAAAGTGTTCATGATGAATTAAAAGAAAACTATGAACGTTGGGGAATTGAAAGTTACTATATCACCGACGATACGGTGAACGATAGTAAAGATAAAATGAAAATGGTTGGTGATGCTGTTCGGAAATTGAACTTCCAACCTCAACTTAACGGTTACGCTCGAGCAGACCTTCTTATCCATCATGGTAAAGAGACATGGGACGATATGATTGATGCTGGATTTACCTCACATAGTTATGGTGTAGAATCCTTCAATCACGAGTCGGCTAAGACTATGGGTAAGGGTATGCATCCCGATAAGATGAAAGATGGTCTTCTGGAGATTCAGGATTACTTCTGGGAAAAAAGTCCGTATTTTTATGAAGGTTCTATGACCATGATTTGTGGTCTTCCACATGAGTCTTTTGAAACTCTAGATGATGGTAAGGAGTGGTTAAATACATATTGGAAAGATAATACTGTTGCATATCTACCATTATTTTTACAACAAGCGTATGGAACAGGTGATGGGCCTCGACAAACTTGATGGTAGTATCACAGATGATTTTGTTAACATAGGTTACACATTCGAAGAGAACCCATCGTATAATACATTAACTCCATCTCTCAAAGCTATATTAGAAGAGGTGGAGAGACAGAGACAACAAAACCAGAATAATAATTTTCAAGTTGATATGAATTCTTGGATTCACCCTAGTGGTGATTATGGTTGGGTTGATGCTATTGATTGGTGTAGAGATTTCATCAGTGAAAGAGCTGAGAAGAAAATAGATTCAACATATTGTTTTGAGGGTGCTAATGCTTGGATGACTGAATATAAAAATGGTGATATAAGTGGTGTTAAAGATTATTATAAATCACCCGCAAAAAAACGAGCTAATTTACGAATACGAGATGAATTTATAGAAGAATATAAAAGAAGTAAACTCTCGTATAAATAATTATTTAATGAAGGAAAAACTATGGCAGAAAACGAAGTAAGACAGTTCAAACTCGCATCAGGTGAAGAAATCGTCTGTGAAGTAATTCAATGGAATAACGAAGAAGAACTAGAACTTGTCGTGAGGAAGGCCATGAAACTTGTGATGGGCGAAATGGAGACTGGTGTTCGTTACTACTCGTTCCGTCCGTGGATGGTCTATCAAGAAAATCCTGATGACCTTCTAGTCCTCAATGGCAATCATGTTATTGGTATTGCACAACCGCCTGTGTCACTTATCTCACAGTATGATGAAGCGGTAGATGATATGGCAAAGATGTGGGAACAACGCAACAAAGAATATCTACAGAGTCGGGGAGACGAACCCTTCGAAGATATTGATAGTGTAAATAAGATGACACGACAAGTATTGGAAGAAGCCAGTAAACTTGAAGAGTATGTTGAAAAAATTTCGGGTGACTCCGATGATAATATTATACAGTTTGACCCGTCCAAGAGGACTCTACACTAAATGTTAACTCTTCGTAATGATGATAATGAATATATCTTTGTAACGACATTAGATGATGAAGATATGAACTCATCAATAGTGAATCGCATTGATGAGTTGGGTGATGCAATGAATCATACCACTAATGTGAAAGCTGATTGCACATTAGGAAATATGCATGAGGTTTATCCAGAATTCGAAAAACTATCCCAACTCGTTCTCAAGTCCTGTCAAGATTTTACATATGACTTACAGACTGAACATCCTAACCATGTATTTCGTTACAATAATGAATGGTGGTATAATACATACATAGATACCCTTAGTTGTAATGTGATGTGGGGGACAAGATATAATAGTGGAGAAATTACAACGCCACATGACCACTGGCCAGCAACATTTGCTTTCACTTATTACATTAATCCTCCTGAAGATTGTTCAGGATTGATTTTTCCTAATATGGATTATGAATTAAAGGTTGAGAATGGAATGCTTGTTATTTTTAGAGGTCACATGATACACGAAACAGTTTCGAAACAATTTGAAGGACACAGGTATTGTGTCGCCGGAACTGTGGTATCCAACCCTTCCCAAAAGACATCTTAATTATAACACGGATTACAAGTTTTGTCAAGCACTTTTTTTAGTTGACATGAAGAGAAAATTGTAGTATAATGTTTACATAATGGAGTAAATTATGAAACCAAAAGATAGACCACACTATGTCAATAACGCAGAGTTTTCTCAGGCTGTTGTTGACTATTGCACTAAAGTAAAACATGCAAGAGAACGAGAAAAAGACTTACCAAAGGTTACGGATTACATTGCACAATGTTTTCTGAAAATCTCTGAAGGTCTGTCTCATAAGTCTAACTTTGTTCGATACACCTATCGTGAAGAGATGGTGATGGATGCTGTTGAGAACTGTCTCAAAGCAATCGAGAACTATGACATTGATAAAGCAACACGCACAGGTAAACCAAATGCGTTTGCATACTTCACACAGATTTCATGGTATGCTTTTCTACGCCGCATCGAGAAAGAAAAGAAACAACAAGATATCAAGATGAAGTATATTAACCAGTCTGGTATTGAGAACTTCCTTGATAATGAGTTGGGTGATGCTCAGTCTGCCTCTGTCGCACAAGCATTTGTTGACCAACTCCGTATTCGGATTGATGAAATCAAAGAGAAAGACTCTGAGTGGAAAGAGGTTGTCAAGAAGGAACGCAAGAAACGCACGGTCAAAGTTGACTCTGACTTGAGTGATTTTATTTCAGATTAGGAGGGTTGGCTGAGTGGTTGAAAGCACTGGTCTTGAAAACCAGCAAGGGTTCACGCCCTTCGAGAGTTCGAATCTCTCACCCTCCGCCACATTATTCCACCTTAGCTCAGTTGGTAGAGCGGATGACTGTTAATCATTAGGTCGCTGGTTCGAGCCCAGCAGGTGGAGCCAATCTTTTTACTTGACATTGTATGTCGTATTTGGTATAATATAAAAATGAAAAAGTTATCTTATCACGGGAAGACCCTAGAACAAGCGCGATGGGTTGTCGAGTATTTCGGCACACCTGAGAAACGTGAGTTATATAAAGACAATAAGTCTTACCAAGAGTGGATAGAAGAGAGTAGAACAATCATTGAGTCAGAGAGGTTAAGTTACTGATGGATAAAGAGAAGAGAGTTACAGTTCGTAAAGAACGTAAGAAGGCAATCAAACTACAGAATAGTAGTGCCGTAAAACTAAGCATGGCCGAAGCACTTAGGAGAGTTCGCAATGCAGATAGCGATTCTTAATGATACGCACTGCGGTATTCGCAACTCCTCTGACATCTTTATGGATTACCAAGAACAGTTCTATCGGGACGTGTTCTTTCCCTATCTGTTAGAGAACGATATCAAACACATTCTGCACTTGGGTGATTACTACGACAATCGTAAGACAATCAACTTCAAGGCACTGCAACACAATCGCAAAATCTTTCTAGAACCTTTGCGTCAATATGGTATCACGATGGACATCATCATCGGTAACCATGACATGTATTATAAGAACACGACTGAACTGAATGCTCTCAAAGAGTTACAGGGTCACTATATGAATGAGGTCAATCTTATTCTCAAACCAAAGGTCATGGACTATGATGGTTTGAAGATTGGGCTTGTTCCGTGGATTTGTCCTGATAATGAAAAGGAGTCCGTAGAGTTCATTAAGACTTGTAAGGTAGACTTCATTGGCGCACACCTAGAACTACAAGGGTTTGAAATGCAGAAGGGTATGCCATGTCAAGATGGTATGTCTCCAAAACTGTTTGACCGTTTTGAGTCAGTTCTCTCTGGTCACTTCCATGCCAAGTCATCACAGGGTAACATTCACTATCTGGGAAGTCAGATGGAGTTCTTCTGGAACGACTGCAACGATGACAAGTATTTCCACATTCTTGATACGGAAACAAGAGAAGTGACTGCGGTGCGTAACCCAATCACAATCTATGAGAAGATTTACTACGACCACGAGAACATGAACAAGTTCAAAGACCTCAAGTATTTGGACAACAAGTTCGTCAAGGTCATTGTCACCAACAAGGGTGACCCCTATGAGTTTGAACGGTTCATTGACCGTGTGCAGGCTCAGAAGATACACGAACTGAAAATTCAAGAGGACTTCAAAGAGTTCATCGGAGAAAATGTCGGGGACGAAGAGATTTCGCTTGACGATACTGAAACAATCGTGTATAATTATATTGATGCTGTTAATACAGACCTAGATAAGGGTAGGATTAAGAAAGAGATATCTGACCTTATGATGGAAGCACAGACAATGGAGATTGTGTAATGGGTCTAGGATTTAGTGATGGATTTGCTTTCTGGGAACACTATTGTAAAGTGCAGAAAGACATAATGGGATTTGAGAAAGGGACACCGTGCGACTGGTGCGGTCTTACAGAAGATGATACATTTCGAGAAACTGAGATTCAAGAACTTCCTATCGACGGGAAATAATTTTACAGAGATTGAATTCGATACTTCCCCTACCACACTCGTGGTGGGTCAAAACGGTGCGGGTAAGTCTACCATGTTAGACGCTCTCTCCTTTGGTTTATTTGGTAAGCCGCACCGTAAGATTTCGAAACCACAACTCGTCAACTCCATCAACAACAAGGGGACGTTGGTTGAGGTTGAGTTTCGGATTGGTTCACAAAATTACAAAGTTGTCCGTGGTATCAAACCAGCAAAGTTTGAGATATGGGTCAATGGTAATATGGTGAACCAGAATTCTCATGCACGGGAATATCAAACGATGCTAGAGAATAACATTATCAAGTTGAACCACAAGTCCTTCCATCAAATTGTGGTTCTGGGGTCTTCATCCTTCGTGCCTTTCATGCAACTTACCTCTCAAGCTCGGCGTGATGTGATTGAAGACCTACTTGATATCAACGTGTTCAGTAAGATGAACGGGTTGTTGAAGGAGCGAATGTCTATCCTGAAAGACAAGATTAGTGATAATGCTCATGAACTGAGTATGGTAGAGACGAAGATTAACGCACAGAAAAAGTATCTTCGAGACCTGAGTGAAATAACTGCACAGCAGAAAAAAGAGAAACTCGACACAATCAAATCTTTGCAGGAAGACATTCGTGTCCTGAACGAATCGAATGAGGAACTGACAAGTGAAATCACTGAGAAGACCCCAAGTGTCAATGAAGGAACAACTAAGGTATCTAAGGATATTGCCTCCATTGACCAATACATGGCGCAGTTCAAAACACAACAAAAAGAAGTTGTCAAGCAGGCGAAGTTTTTCCAAGAGAACGATACATGTCCGACATGCGAACAAGATATTGATGAGACAACGAAGAACTATCATCTTGACAAATGTAAAACCAAAGCGGGGACTATTAAAAACGCACTCGACATGGGTGAAGCCCAAAGAGAAACTCTACTCGCGCAACAAGAAGAGTTGCAAACAAAGATGGACAGTATACGGGAATGGCAATCAAAGGTCAATGCAAATGCTCAAGAGATTGGGTCAATTAACCGAACCATTGATGTCATTAACACTGAACTCACTGTATTGTCTGAAGAGAGAGGTGACCTCAGTGAAGCGAATACTGAACTGGAAACACTCCGTGTAGAGAAAGAGGGACTGCAAGACGAGAAGTATAAACTATCGGAACAGAGTTCCTACTATCGGGTCAGTGCAGAGATGTTGAAGGACACTGGTATCAAGACCAAGATTATCAAACAGTATATTCCTGTCATCAACAAACTGACCAACGAGTATCTCAACATCCTTGACTTCTTTGTCCACTTCAATTTGGATGAGGCATTTGAGGAAACCATTCGGTCACGACATCGTGACGCATTCTCCTACGACTCATTCTCTGAGGGTGAGAAACAACGGATTGACTTGTCGTTGTTGTTCACATGGAGACAGATTGCCAAGATGAAGAACTCTGTGGCAACCAACCTACTGGTGTTGGACGAAACCTTCGACTCATCACTGGATGAGGACGGTATCGAGAACCTGATGAAGATTATTGCGACTGTCGCAGAAGACACCAATGTCTTTGTCATATCTCACAAGTCTGAGTTGGAAGATGCAGCATTCCAACGCAAGATAGAATTTGTCAAAGAAAAAAACTTCTCGAAGTTAAAAAGCTGCTTGACATTATACGTCAACTATGTTATAGTATAAACACACTGAAACATGAAAGGTTATTATTATGGAACTAACTGATACTACATTAAACATTTTGAAAAACTATGCAACCATTAATCCGAACATTGTGATTACTGAAGGTAACACACTGAAGACTATTTCGGTTGCGCGTAACGTGTTGTCCTCTGCTGAGACAACCGAATCCTTCCCACAGACATTTGGCATCTACGACTTGAATGAGTTTCTGAATGTCCTGTCTCTGGTTGACGAACCCCGTCTGAAGTTTGAGACTGACTACGTTGTGGTCGGTGACTCTACGGGTCGTTCATCGGTGAAGTATTTCTTCTCTGACCCTGAGATGTTGACATCGCCAGGCCGTAACATTGACATGCCAGAAGCGGAAGTTAAATTCACCCTAGATACTGACACATTGAGTAAAGTAAAACGTGCCGCCGCTGCACTGGGTCATGAGAATATCTCGGTCACCCCTGCAACTGGTGCGGTCTGTCTGACTGTCACTGACACCGAAGACAGAACTTCCAATACCTTCTCTATTGAAGTAGAGGGGACATATCCAGAAGGAGTTGACTTCAACTTCGTTCTGAATGTTGGTAATGTAAAAGTTATTAACGAAGACTATGATGTTGAGGTTTCATCTAAACTAATCTCTAAATTCACGAGTAAACAGTCACCGACTGAATACTTTATTGCACTTGAAAAATCATCAACATATGGAGCATAATGATGGCAAAAGATAAAACACCGCAAGAAGACCATACCGCAATTTACGAACTTGGTAATCGTGTCGCTCGTTCTACTGTCGCCGTGGTTGATACTGTCGTTCAGCGCGGCGGTTTCAAAGGTGAAGAACTTTCGACCATTGGCCAGTTGCGTGACCAAGCGGTGCAAATCGTTCAAATCTGTGAGGAGTATCAATCTTCTCAGAGTTTGGATGAAGACGAAGAATAAGTCTAGGCGTCTCCTTTCCGCCGACTTATGGGGTGGAGTGAGCGTCTCCTTTCCGCTCACTCCACTTTTTTCTTGACAAACACATTATAATGTGTTACTATTGTTTTTTATTATGGAGAAAGTATGAGTAATGAATTCCTCTGGGTCGAGAAGTATCGCCCTAAAACCGTCCAAGAAACTATCCTACCAAGTGAACTGAAAGAGACCTTTCAGAAGATTGTTGACTCTGGTGAGATACCCAACATGTTATTCACGGGGACTGCTGGTCTGGGTAAGACCACGGTTGCTCGTGCAATCTGTAATGAACTGGGTCTGGATTATATTGTAATCAATGGTTCGGAAGAAGGTAATATCGACACCCTGCGTGGTAAGATTAAACAGTTCGCATCATCTGTCTCTCTGTCAGGTGGATACAAAGTTGTTATCCTTGACGAGGCAGACTACCTCAATCCCCAATCTACACAACCAGCCCTGCGTGGGTTCATCGAAGAGTTCTCACAGAACTGTCGGTTCATTCTGACATGTAACTTCAAGAACCGTGTCATCGAACCCCTACACTCACGGTGCGGTGTGTATGAGTTCAACGTCAAAACCAATCAAGACCGTGCGACACTGGGACAACAGTTCTTCCAACGGTGTCGTGACATCCTCGTCAAAGAGGATGTTGAGTTCAATGGTAAGGTCGTTGCTAATCTGGTGATGAAACACTTCCCTGACTTTCGTAGGGGACTGAACGAACTGCAACGAGGCAGTATCGGTGGTAGTATCACTACTGAGGTTATCGTTGAGGACAACAGTAAATACAGTGACCTGTATAAACATTTGAAGGATAAAGACTTCAAGAAGATGCGTCAGTGGGTCGTAAACAATATCGACCTTGAACCCGCATCAATCTTCCGTGGTGTATATGACAGTGTGGAAGGTCATGTGAAACCAGAGAGTGTTCCGCAACTCATTCTCATTCTTGCTGATTACCAATACAAGAATGCGTTTGTTGCAGACCACGAACTGAACTTAGTAGCCTGCCTTACAGAGTGTATGGCAAATGTGGAGTATGTATAATGCAAATTAGAAAAACCGAATTTATAAAAGAATATGTTGTAAAAGAGTTTGATATCAGTCAAGAGATTCTCGATGAGTGGGAACTAACTGCTGAACAGATTTTGAAGTTTATCGAAGACCCCGACTTTGGTGTTGATAATGAGACACATGACCTTATCCGTGAGATGTTCGACGATTTAGAATATGATATCTATGACGAAGAAACTCATGATGATGGCGAAGAATGGATGAAAGTGGAGGAACTATAATGCAAAAGTATATTCATGATAGTTGGAACTATATCTTTAGTCACGATATGAGTCCACTTAAAAATATCCCCGATGTCAATACACGACATATGATTCTACAAATCTTAGCATGGATGTGGGTCGTCGCTTTCAGTATTATGATTGGTAGTTGGACTGGCTTTCTAGCTTCTGCTGTTGGTCACATTGCAATCTTAGCAGCACTAGCTGTTACGGTCGGCACTTATGCAGAGGCTCAGAGAACGCCTAATGCATTCACTAACTTGCGCGGCCGCACGGATGGTGAACATGAATAAAGAAGCAATAACATTCTGGGTAATCTTTTTCGGTGTAGGAATTATCTCGTTATGGGGTGGTTAGTAGTAATTGGTTTCTTCTCTGTAGTGTTGTTTGGGTTGTGGATGGATTCCGAATAATGATTGAGAGATACTACTTCTTTACCTCTGAGCATACACCAAAAGGTAAGTATAATGAAGTGCATCCCTGTAGTATCGTCAGAACAAAATGGCGTGAACAGGGATGGTATCTCAACTCGTATTATCGTAGGTCTAAGTTCAAAGGCATCAAGATAGGATGCATCTCGGCGGGTCTGGTGAGTGGTTACATGAGTCATAGAATCCCGTATGTCGCATACCACTGGGACGGTGGGTTCACTCTCCCTGTCTTCCTATTGTCTTGGATGACACGCTCTCCGATGAAAAAGATTACTTGCACCTATGGTGACAGAACACTCAAGTCATCGTTGAAGATGATTTGGCAGAAGTGGGTTAGGTAATGGAATACAAGACTTGGGAAAAGATACTCGCTCGGTCACTTGACTATCATATTGGTAGGACGGATGAAGACGAACCAAAAGTTCCTGTCCTAACTATGCGGCAGGCGAGACGAGGATTATATATAAAGGTAGTGCTTCAGTTAGTCAATTGGTTGACTTGCTTTTTCATTATCGCAGGCGTAATCAGACATTGGGGGTAAATATGAAATATATAAAGCCAGGCAAACACGACCATATTCCAGAGGAACGTTCATGGGAATATGATGATTTCGGAAACAGAATTTGTAAAGAAACTGGAGATTTTGTTGTATTAGTTGCGCCATATAAAGAAGAACCACAACATGAAATTATGAATGTTGTAAACATAGATGGTGAATGGATACCAGTTCAAATGGAATTTGATTTCCGCGAAGATTATGAAAAGGATACACTCTTTGGATAAGTGGGACAAATCACACATGAAGGTCGCGGAAGTATATGGTAAACTATCTTCCGCAAAAAGACTCCAAGTCGGAGCAGTATTAGTAAAAGATAATCGAATAATTTCCATTGGGTATAATGGTATGCCTTCGGGTTGGACAAACAAATGTGAGACCACCGATGAGTATGGTAATATGCCTATAACTAAAGAAGAGGTTCTTCATGCGGAGACAAATGCGATTGCAAAAGTTGCGAAGTCATCAGAGTCGGCGGAGGGTTCAACGCTCTACACAACATGCGCCCCTTGCATCCACTGTGCAAAACTTATCTATCAAGCCGGTATATCCAGAGTTGTATACGGACATGGATATCGAGACAACAAAGGATTGACTTTCCTTAAACAATGTGATATACTACTTGAACAACTGGAGATTTGAATGAACCCCTTTGATTATGTAACCTCTATAAACTACTCTAAGAAAGATGTGATGGAAGACGAGAAGACCTACAATGGTTTTATGGTCAATCGCAGTCTTTCCTACTTCTCTGACACCGTTGTTCTCGCAAATGAGATGAATCGGTATCACCACCTAGACAACCGTCTACAATATCAATTTCTTATAAATATGGTTAGGAAACGGAAACGTTTCTCTAAATGGGCAAAACCCGAAACACATAATGACGTTGATGTGGTGAAAGAGTATTATGGATACAGTAATGAGAAAGCACAACAAGCTCTCGCCATCCTCTCACCTACTCAACTACAAAAATTAAAAGAAAAGGTGAGTAAAGGTGGAAGAAAGTAACTTAGTATCATGGAGTCCTGTGAACATGTTGGAGATTACTCTGGCAGAACCCGATGACTTCCTCAAAGTTCGCGAAACCCTGACACGCATAGGTGTCGCATCCAGACGCGAAAACAAACTATTCCAATCATGTCATATCCTGCATAAACAAGGACGATACTATATCGTTCACTTCAAAGAGTTGTTCATGCTTGACGGTAAGAAAGGCCAACCTCGAACAAACAGATGTAGAACGCCGCAATACGATTGCAACTCTGTTATCAGACTGGGGTCTGGTTGAGATTCAGAATAACGAGGTCGCACAAGATTGCGCCCCGTTACGTCAAATCAAGATTATCGGATACAAGGAAAAAGACCAATGGGAACTCTGTCCCAAATACAACATCGGGAACAAATAGACGAACCTTTTATTGTCGAACATCTTGATTTGCCTGAATATTATATCGAGGATATTTTATCAACAAAGGGAGATTTTAAGCTTAGTAATGTTGCTGGCAATAGAAAGGTAAAAGTTATTTCTGCTTATTTGTATAATCTGACTGAAGATAGACCTGATATAGTTGACGAATTGATGAACCGTTATAATATGGAAGAAGCGACAGTCTTCATATCAATGGATGACTATACCCGAACTGGTTTACATGAACATGCAGACCCGATGGAAATTTGTTGTGTTAATCTCGTAGGAAAAACTGAATGGATTATCGAAGGCAATAATCGATTCGAACTTGATGTTGGTGATGTTTTATATGTTCCAGCTTTCAAAACACATAAAGTAAATCCTCTAACAGATGAGAGACTATCTATGAGTTTCTATCGGTCTGATAACGTGTTTCTGAGGAGTAACCACTGATTAAATAAAATGACACAACAATGGAAACAAATAGACTTCGAGTCTCACATTGAAAAAATTCGTGACAAACGTCATTGGTGGACAACTGTTGATACCGAAAGGTATTCTTGGAATGATATTATGCACCTAGTTGATACTCACCCTAATGATGAGTATGATTGGAACAGGGATAAACAACGTCTTGGTATGAACTCGTTTCATAGAAGACCGTCTGCGCCACAATTCGCTAAAGATATTTTTAAGGATATGGAAGACTTCTTCGTATCTAGAGCGCCCACCAAAAGTCAATCTGAATATGAAAAAGGCCCGCCGCAGATTACTAACATTGCCTTCTGTGGGTTTGGTCAATACACAGGGTCATATCCTCGTCATAAGGATAGTATGGACGTATTCCTTGTTCAGGTGATAGGTGATACACCTATTCGCATTGGATATACCGAAAAACGAACAGAAAATGATGAAGACAGAATAATGAAACCTGGCGATGCCGTTTGGATTCCTAGAAACACTTGGCATCAACTCACACCTGTCGCTTCACGAGTCACATTCTCATTTGGCTTTGAGAGTGACTCCGATTGCAACCCCTCAACATTTATTTAAGACTACCCCTTGACATTCAGGGACAGAGTTCTTATATATAGTAATGAAGATGCCGATAACGGGTCTTCTTATATGTCTTGCTAATTAAATAGGAGATAACAGACATGACTAATTTAAAAGTAGGTAAACAACTATTCCCTAAATCTGCATTCATTGGTTTTGACCACTTGTTCAATGAACTAGAGTATGCAACAAAACACGCTAATGACCACTATCCACCTCATAATATTATTAAAGAGTCGGATGACGAGTTCACTATTGAAGTTGCTGTTGCAGGATTCACTCAAGACCATATCCATGTAGAACAGAAGGAACGTTCTCTCACTATCACAGGTGAGTATGAGAGTAAAGGACGAGAAGTTATTCATCGTGGTATTTCCACCCGTAACTTCAAACGTCAGTTCCGTCTCTCAGAGTATGTCGAAGTAACTGGAGCCTCTCTTACGGATGGTATTCTCGCAGTAAATCTGAAGCTAGAAATCCCTAAAGAGAAGCAGCCTCGTCAAATCAATATCGATTAATACGAGGAAATCAAAATGACACATTCAAACTTTCTCTACGGCATTCTTGCCGTGGCGTTTGCTGAGATGGGCATCGTTCTTTCAGCGTTGGTCTAATCAGCTACAAATCACTATTGCGTGGTTATAAAATCAGGTAGGGGGCGGGAAACTGCCCCCTATATATTTGTATGAAAGCGTATATGTTATGTGACTTCAACAATCCTGTTTCTATGAATTATACAGAGATTGCACTAGAGTCTTGGGAAAATACAAATATCTTTGATATTGAACTTGTTCAGTGTTATACACCTGATACGATAGGTGAACTAGAATCAAAGTTTAATTGGAAATCCCTTCTTACAATGATGCAAGTAGGTAGTGAATCTACCTCATCTGAAAGAGCTGGTGATATCTCTCATTGGGAAATGATACGAAAACGTGCAGAGTCCGATGAGCGTTTCTTTGTAATGGAACATGATGCATATCTCTTAGACGAAGACCGATTCAAAGAGATGTTAGACTTTACGATAGAACATGATTTAGATTATTCTAATCTTGGTCTATTCATGTCATGTTACTCGTTTTCAAAAGAAGCATCGTTAGGAATATATGACCTACTAACGAACAAAGGGTTTCCTCTCAATGGTGGGCCTTTCGGTTGTGTTGAGAGATTGGTTAAGACATATATGGATAGATATCCCTCTGATAAACGATATCGATTCATGACACATGGCCACTCTAATAATGTTGATTATGGGACAACTTCGCGTGACTTAAATTTGATATACAATAGTCTTAGACCTGACCACCGAATAGGTAAAGTGTGGAAACACAGAAGTGGTTTTACAATTCCGTCAACGCAAGTTATTAGTAAGTCGGTTGGTATTACACAAGAACATACCTATGGTTCAAAATCTAAGACGCTCTACAAAAAACCTTGGCATAGAAGTCCTTATTTCAAAATTATTGATTGACAAATGCCGTTCACTCGTGTATAATGTAATTATATCATGAGGACTACAATATGAAATTTTATACATCCGTAGAACGATACGGCAACTCTATTCTGTATCGCGGTTACGATGGTGCAGAACGCATCAAGAAACGCATCCCTTTCAAACCTACATTGTTTGTCAACGGTCAGAGTGAATGGAGAACACTCGAAGGTAAACCTGTTGCGCCTATGACCTTTGACTCGATGCGCGATGCGACAGACTTCATCAAACAATATCAACATGTCCCCACTGTGAATGTGTATGGGATGAACAACTTCGTCTCGCAGTTCATTGCCGAGACTTTCCCGTCTGACATCAAGTTTGACCAGAACCAGATTGTGATTACCACAATCGATATCGAGGTTGCATCTGATGAGGGATTCCCCGAACCTGACAAGGCAGACTATCCTGTCATCTCTATCTGCACCAAGTCATCTAAGGAAGACTTCTATCGTGTGTGGGGTCTGGGTGACTATGAGCCTCGTGAGGATACTATCTACAACAAGTGTGAGTCTGAACTCGACTTGTTTCTCACATTCCTGAACTACTGGTCTAACCACGGGACACCTGATGTTGTGACTGGTTGGAACAGTAAACAGTTTGATATTCCGTATCTGGTCAACCGCACACGCAAGGTGATTGGTGAGGAGTCGGTCAAGAAGTTCTCTCCGTGGGGTGTGGTATCGCCTCGTAAAATTCGTGCAAACAAGTTTGGCATGAATGATGTTGACACTTATGACTTGATGGGTATCGCACAACTTGACTACTTTGATTTGTTTCGTAAGTTCACCTACAACACGCTTGGACAACAAGAGTCCTATCGACTCGACCACATTGCGAATGTTGTTCTGGGTGAGAGCAAACTATCGTATGAAGAGTATGGTAATCTCCACACTCTCTATAAGCAAGACCACCAGAAGTTTATTGACTACAACATCAAGGACGTTGAACTGGTGGACAAGTTGGAAGAGAAGTTGGGTATCATCACTCTCGCATTCACGATGGCCTATCGTGGTGGTGTGAACTATGAGGACGTGCTTGGGACTACAACTATCTGGGATACAATCCTGTATCGTCTGTTGAACCAACAGAAGGTCGCAGTTCCCCCGAAGGTTGAGAAGTCCAAAGGTGACTATGAAGGTGGGTATGTAAAAGACCCCCAAGTCGGGTCGCACGAGTGGGTCACATCCTTTGACCTGAACTCTCTGTATCCGAACATCATTGTGCAATACAACATGTCACCTGAGACTGTGGTTGATGGTCTGTCTGACACATCGGTTGAACGCATGTTGCGTCAACAGACTCCCCGTGACCAGAACTATGCACTTGCCCCTTCGGGTGTGCGTTTCCGTCACGACAAGGAAGGTGTCATCCCTAGTATCATTCGTCAGTATTACAGTGAACGCCGTGTCATCAAGAAGGAGATGCTTGAGGCACAACAGGAATACGAACAGACACCTACCAAGTCTCTCTCCAATAAAATCTCTCAACTCGACAACCAACAGATGGCTATTAAAATCCTCATGAACAGTCTCTATGGTGCGTTGGGTAATCGATGGTTTCGTTACTTTGACCAAAGGGTCGCGGAGTCCATCACACTTGCGGGTCAGTTGTCAATCAAATGGGCAGAACGCGCAGTCAACACGGAAATGAATAATCTCCTTTCTACCGATGATGACTATGTAATTGCCATTGACACTGACTCGCTCTATATCAATATGTCTAAACTGGTCAAGAAGTTTGACCCCAAAGAACCTGTGAAGTTTCTTGACAAGATTTGTCGTGAACATTTTGAGAAGGTTCTTGAGAAGTCTTATGATGAACTCGCACAGTATACCAACGCATACATCAATCGTATGGAGATGGGTCGTGAGGTGATTGCTGACCGTGCTATCTGGGTTGCAAAGAAACGATACATTCTCAATGTTCACAACTCTGAGGGTGTGCAGTATGCACAACCCAAACTCAAGATGATGGGTATCGAAGCGGTCAAGTCATCGACCCCGATGGTCGTGCGCGATAAGTTCAAAGAAATCTTCCGTGTGATTATCGAGGGGACTGAGGTTGATACACAGAAGTTTATCTCTAACTTCCGCAGTGAGTTCAACAGCCTTACCCGCCGAGGATGTATCGTTCCCTCGTGGGGTCAGTGCGGTTAACAAGTGGAAAGACCGTGACTCTATCTACATGAAGGGGACACCTATCCATGTGCGGGGTGCGTTGTTGTTCAATCACCACACCAAAGGTATGCGGTATGAGACTATCAAGAATGGTGAGAAGATTAAGTTCGTCTATCTCAAGACTCCCAATCCTATCAAGGAGAATGTCATCTCTTATCCTGTGAACTTGCCTCGCGAACTGTCACTGGATAAATACATTGACTATAAGACAATGTTCGAGAAGACCTTCCTTGACCCACTCGAACCAATCCTCGATGCGGTTGGTTGGTCTGCCGAACCTAAAGCACAGTTGGATATGTTCTTTGCCTAAACTTTACAGAACCAAACCTGATTGGACACTCCGTGTAGTGGGTGAGATAAACGTTGATGCACTTGCAGAACGGGTCTCTCGCATTACACCCGAAGAGTGGGATGAATGGAAACAACGACAGAAGAGTGTTCACAAAGATGCTCGTGCTGTCCCGTTTCAGTGGTGTCATAACATCAGTGGGTATGACCCTGACAAAGATGATGAGTTCAATGACATAAAAGTATTTCCTCCTTACGAAGAATACAAAGAGGAACTGGATAGAATATATGCATACCTCGATGAGATAGAAGGCCCTGCCAAGATGGTGACAGGTATCTTGGTAAACCTACCGTCAGGTAAAATCATACCAGACCACATCGACAAACCAGACTTCAAAATCTTTCAACGCACCAAGAGGTATCACATTCCTTTGATTACACATCCTGACGTGAAGTTCAGACACAGCGGTGAAACATGGAATCTGGAAAAGGGTAAGATATACGAACTCAATAACATCGTGGGTAGACACGGTGTGAGAAACGCAAGTCCTGTTGATAGGGTTCACATACTGACTGACAGGTATCCTCTATGAAGTTGCTGTTTGTTCACATTCCCAAGACAGCAGGAACAAGTGTGTGGAACTGGTTAGTTGAAAACGGACATGAGAACTGGAATCGACTGTCGGGTCTGCATCATGAGTCAATCAATGAACTGAGGTATCTCAATGACATATCAGATGCCCACAGTTTCGCGGTGGTTCGTAATCCATACTCTCGCGCACAGAGTTATTACTATCACGCACAGAGACAGGGACAGAAGTTTGAGTCACTCGAAGACTTTCTGAGAACCGTCATCGAACCGAAGGGGTATGGTTTTAAGAAAAAGAAAACACCATACATAATCTACGACCAAGCACACTATGTGACTCGCAACGGTAAGATAGATGTCGATAAGATATATCGATTTGAGAACCTGAGTGAGATGGAGAAGGACTTTGGTATGGAACTAGGCCGAAACATGGTCGGTAAGTATCACCCCAGAGAACTGACCACCACAGAAAAATCGTTAGTAGAACAAGCATATGCAAGGGACTTTGAATTATTCTATAATGACTGATGATTTGAATATACACGATGACTTTCTTGATAATTTCTGGTATATCCGTAGACAAGCCGAACAATTACAATATCAGACATTAAGTTCTTCAAACTTCTTGATGAATATTGAAGAGGGATGGACAGGTCTCCGCACTCTTGATATCAAAACAAATTATCCTGAAGTGACTCGCAAGATTGAAGAGACAACGGACAAGATAGTTGACCGACTCCACTTCTATCGTATAGACGGAAAAGAGAAAGAGTGGTTACAACAAAATGCAGAACAGGCACTGACACCACACAGGGATACATATCCGTGGGCCGGTGTCATTTACCTATGGGGCAACACTGGGACATATTACAACGGTGAACTTGTGGAGTTCAAAGAAAATCGATTTGTCTGGTATAATGGTCAAGAGTTACATATGCCAGACTTGACTGACCAAGACCGTTGTGTGATTGTTGTATTCATGCTTGACAAAATTGCTTGATTGTGGTATTATTACATAATGAAATACTCTCTAACTATATTCAAGAATACGTTTGACAACAAGACTCATCGTGTCCAAGAGTTCGACACATGGGATGAGTTTGAGTCATTACTGTATTCTTTGTCAAATCAGAAAGGTGAGAAAGGTGGTAGTAACAGTTCTCCTCTCATTAGTCCTGCTCGTTATGTTACTGAGGGAACAAGGTCTAATAAGAACGTTGAGTATTGGGGTGGTTGGGCTTGTCTTGATGTTGACGCTTACATTCCTCGACAGGACTTGGAGTCCGACCTTAGAGGAATGTTTGGACAATATTATTATGTATGTTATTCAACCGCATCTTCCACAGAGTCCCACCCCAAGTTTCGACTCGTCTTCCCCCTCACTCGATGTGTAGAGTCAAAGGACTTATCTCATTTCTGGTTCGCAATGAACAAACAGTTCAAAGGTCTGGGTGACGAACAGACCAAAGACCTGTCGCGTATGTATTATGTTCCCGCCCAGTATCCTAACGCACATAGTTTCATCTTCACCAACGATGGTGTCAAACTCGACCCTGATATGTTGATGGACAAACACTCGTATGTTGAGACGCAGGGTAAGACCTTTATGGACAGACTACCACCCGCACTACAGAAGGCAGTTATGGAGCATCGTAAGAACTCCCTAGATAACACCGACTATAGTTGGACATCATATCGCGACTGTCCGTTCTTTCCTAAGAAGTTAGAACAGGAGTATCGGTCTATTGCTGGGACTGGTTGGTATCACAAGATGTATCAGATTATGGTTGCGGTTGCGGGTAACGCAGTATCCAAAGGTTATCCTATCACTGCCTCACAGATATCTGAGATGTGTGGTGAGTTAGACCGTGAGACTGGCAACTGGTATGAAAACCGACCACTAGATAAAGAAGCAGACAGAGCTCTCGAATACATTTATAGGAACGGATAATGAGAATACTAATAACAGGGGGTGCTGGGTTCATCGCGAGTCACCTTGCGGATTCCCTTTTGGAGGACGGGTTCGATGTTGTCGGACTCGATAACTATAACACATACTATGACCCTGCACTCAAGAAGAACCGTGTGGAATACTTTGGACACGAAGTATATGATTGTGACCTCAAGGACTTTGATGACCTTGACCAAGCGTTTAATGTAATCAAACCTCATATCGTTATCCACCTTGCCGCACGGGCTGGAGTGAGAGATTCGGTTGGTAAAGAACGTTTGTATCATGCAGATAACATTGACGGAACACAAAACCTAATTGAGGTGTGTAAACTATATAATGTGCAGAAGGTCATCTATGCTTCAACTAGTTCTGTATATGGGGGAACACCTATACCACCTACAGGTTGGGTAGAAGACCAAGTGACTGGTCATCAGTTGAATCCATATGCATATACTAAGTATACCAACGAATGTCAGTTCAAAATTTCTGGTTTGAACAATGTGGGTCTTCGGTTCTTTACCGTATATGGCCCGTGGGGTCGCCCAGACATGGCATTGTTTCAGTTCACCGATAGTATTGTGAAGGGTAAAACGATTCAGGCTTTTAACTATGGTGACATGAAACGCGACTTCACCTATGTCGGTGATATCGTGAGTGGTATTAAAACAATCTTGTTTGGTGATACACCAACTAATGAAATCTATAACATTGGTCGCGGTAAACAGGTAGAACTGATGCACTTTATCAAGTGTATAAGTAAAGAATTGGGAAGAGAGGCGGATATCAAACTTGCGCCTCGTCATCCCGCCGACACTCTAGAGACTTGGAGTGATACGGGTAAATTAAAAAAGTTGGGTTACGAACCCGTTGTGAATATCGAACAAGGTGTCGAGGCATTTGTTCGTTGGTATAAAGAATATTACGGAGTGAATTAATGAGTGAAGAAAATGAAATGCGTGAAGAGGATATGGTCTCAACCAATAATCCTTTGAAAATTGGTATTGTCGGCCATGGTTTTGTGGGTGGTGCGGTTGATTATGCCTTTACCCATCCACTTATCGAGAAGTTTTATGTTGACCCCAAACATAATACAACTATCGATGACCTATTAGACTGGCAACCACATGTGAGTTTTATTTGTGCGCCCACTCCCATGACCAGTAAAGGTCTTGTAGACGCGAGTATAGTTGAAGATGCGACATTAAAACTTCTGGAACATACAGAAGGTTCTGTTATTATTAAATCGACTATTACTCCCGATATCGTTCTTCGTATTCTAAACTCTTTGTTTGATGAAGATTATAAACGTCTTGTAATCAATCCAGAGTTCCTGACAGAATCAAATGCGAAGGAACAGTTCATTCAAGCAGAATATCATGTTCTGGGTGGACATCCAGAATCGGTTAGAAATATTGCTAATCTATATGATGTGTATAGTCTATGCACAAACAAAGAATTTATTATGATGTCTGGGCCTGAAGCTGCATTCGTGAAGTATGGTGTAAACTCATTCCTCGCAACGAAGGTTACCTTCTTCAATCAACTTTATGATGCAATCCAAGAATTTGGTTGCAACTTCCCAACAGTTGCAAACGCTATTGGTAGAGATGAACGTATCGGTGTTGGACACACTCGTGTGCCAGGCTATGATGGTAAACGTGGATTCGGGGGCGCATGTTTCCCCAAAGATACAAAAGCTTTTACAATGTTTGATAAGGGCTTGACATTACTTGACAAATGTGTTAGTATTAACAATCAATATCGTAAACAATATGAATTAGATGAACGTGAGGAATCAAACAATGTCGATTATGGACAAACTGAAGAAGAACTCGAAAATCAAAACGACGGAGATTCTGTCTGAGAGTAAATTCTTTACTGAAAAAGATATGGTGCAAACAGATGTTCCAATGGTGAACGTTGCCCTATCTGGTAGTATTGACGGTGGTGTCACGCCAGGACTTACAGTCCTTGCAGGCCCAAGTAAGCACTTTAAGACCTCTTTTGCCCTGCTTATGGCAGGTGCATATCTGAGAGAGAAGAAAGATGCAGTTCTGCTTTTCTATGATAGTGAGTTTGGTTCACCCCAATCTTACTTCGAGCAGTTCGGGATTGACACTAGCCGAGTTCTGCATACGCCGATTGCGAATGTAGAGGAACTCAAGTTTGACATTATTGGTCAACTTGAGGAACTGACACGAGAAGATAATGTCATCGTTGTCATCGACTCCATTGGTAACCTTGCATCTAAGAAAGAACTCGAAGATGCAATCAATGAAAAGTCGGTTGCAGATATGTCTCGTGCTAAAAGCATTGAAAGGTTTGTTTCGTATGATAACCCCATACCTGACTATGAAGAACATTCCAATGCTGGCCGTCAACCACACATACAAAGAGATTGGTCTCTTCCCGAAAGACATCGTAGGTGGTGGCACAGGTATCTACTACAGTGCTGACAACATCTGGATTCTGGGTCGCCAACAAGACAAGGTTGGCACAGAAATCAAAGGTTATCACTTTGTAATCAATGTAGAGAAGTCTCGCTATGTTAAAGAGAAAAGTAAAATCCCTATCTCTGTTTCTTGGGAAGGTGGCGTCCAGCAGTTTAGTGGTCTCCTTGATGTTGCTTTGGCTGGCGGTTATGTTGTTAAACCATCTAATGGTTGGTATAGTGTCGCTGGTGACGAGGCGAAAGTTCGTCAGAAGGAAACACTCACGAAGGAATTTTGGACACCCATCTTCGAGAACACAGACTTCGCAGAGTTCATCAAGTCACAATACTCAATCGGACTGGCGCAAAAAGTAGACATGGATGAGATTGTCGATGCCGTTGAATGATTTCTTAGGTTTGGTTTTCATTGTCGGTCTCGTGATTGTTGTATCAGTATGGTTGGAGAGACGATGATTGACCTAGACAAACTGAGTGAAGATATTCACTATCAGATTATTCCACAGGAAGATGATGAGAAGAACTGGGATGTTCGCATACTTGAAGAGTTTCCTGAGACGATTATTCGTTTCGGGAACATCAAGTTCGAGGGTGAAGGCCCCGAAGATGAGAACGGATATCTGAGTTTCAACTCTGAGGTTGTATTCAGTCCTGACCCTGACCTGACAATGGAAGACTTGACATTACAGGAATATTGTGGTAGAATACTAAATTCAATAATCGAGACATCTCTTACTGATGGTAGTATGATTGCTCGTGATGATAAGACAGGCGAAGTGCTTGTCCATGAAGATATGTTAGAGGAACTAGAGAATGAACATCAATTTGGAACAGACAGTTCTGAGGAATTTACTGACTAATGAAGAATACATGCGTAAAGTTCTTCCGTTCATTGCGCCGGATTATTTCGAAGGTGTTTACAAAGGTCTGTTCAAAGAGATTGCGAAATTTGTTTCGGATTACAATAAACTTCCGACTCTCGAAGCATTCAAGATTGAGATAGACCAGAACAACCGTCTGAGTGAAGAAGACTATCGCATCGCAGTTGAACTGCTCCCTAACATCTTTACACACGAACCTGAGAACCTTGAGTGGTTGATTGAACGCACTGAGAAGTGGTGTCAAGACCGTGCAGTGTTCAACGCAGTGATGGAGAGTATCTCTATCATTGATGGCAAACATGCAAACCTACAGAAGAACGCAATACCTGATGTTCTGAGTAAGGCTCTGGGTGTGACCTTTGATACCAACATCGGTCACGACTATCTGGAGAATGTAGATGAACGGTTTGATTTCTATCACCAACAGGAAGAACGTGTTCCGTTTGACCTTGACTTGTTCAACAGGATTACCAAAGGTGGTCTACCCAACAAGACACTGAACATTGCACTCGCAGGAACGGGTGTCGGTAAGTCATTGTTCATGTGTCATGTGGGTGCATCTGCATTGTCGCAGGGTCGTAATGTATTGTATATCACTATGGAGATGGCAGAGGAACGTATCGCAGAACGTATTGATGCGAACCTGTTGAATGTTCCGATTGACCAGTTGGAGAACCTGTCAAAGGATATGTTCACTGACAAGGTGTCTACACTATCTGCCAAGACCAATGGTAAACTTATTATCAAAGAATATCCTACGGGACAGGCAAACACATCTCACTTCCGTGCGTTGCTGAATGAACTGAAACTGAAGAAGAACTTTGTTCCTGAACTCATCTTTATTGACTATCTAAATATCTGTGCGTCATCACGAATGAAAGGAATGGGCGGTGCTATCAACTCATATTCATACATTAAAAGTATTGCAGAGGAACTTAGAGGACTCGCAGTCGAGTTCAACGTTCCGATTATGTCTGCAACGCAAACGACTCGTTCTGGTTATTCTAATGACGATGTTGGGCTTGAAGACACGTCCGAATCTTTTGGACTACCCGCTACCGCAGACCTCATGTTCGCTCTCGTCTCAAACGACGAACTGAATGCGATGGGTAAGATTATGGTCAAACAGTTGAAGAATAGATATAACGACCCGACCAAATACCAACGGTTTACTCTGAAGGTTGACCGTGCTAAGATGCGACTCACTGATGACGATGATGCAGATGACCCCGTGGTCGATGACCGTCCTGCATTTGATAAGTCAGAAGCCGCAGAACGATTCAAAGATTTTAAGATGGAGTAGACGTGGAAGCCTTATTACACACAATCATTGTCCTTGCGACAGTATTCTTTTCTTTCTGGTTCGGTCTCTTTCGTGGTTTTCAACGAGGACTGGACGAGGGACTCGCGGAGGGTTCTGCAATCGCATTGAAACAAACGCTGGAATATATGCGTAGTAAACACGATATACATATCACAGACTATGATATCAACGAAGCATCGGAGTATCTAAGAAATGAGCGAAGTTAATCTTATCGCATTGAGTAAACCGTCTGCAATCACAGATTGTAAGACTGCTGCTGACCTGATTGCATATACCGCACGGGTCAGTAATCCTGCCAATCAGAATAACACTGAGACCGCACCTAAGTTATTACGTTACTTGATTCGAGAACAACACTGGTCACCATTTGAGATGGTGCATATGACTATGGAAATCAAAACGACACGCGACATCGCACGTCAGATTTTGCGTCACCGTTCATTCTCGTTCCAAGAGTTCTCTCAACGGTATGCTGTAGCGACTGAGTTTGAGACTCGTGAGGCACGACTACAGGATGAGAAGAACCGTCAGAACTCTGTAGAGACTGATGACCGTGACCTGAACGAGTGGTGGCAGATGCAACAGAAGAAGGTGCAGGGTCAGGCAGACCTCGCATATCAAGACGCACTTGCAAAGGGTATTGCGAAGGAACAGGCTCGTGCCTTGTTACCCGAAGGACTAACCCAATCGACATTGTATATGTCAGGCACATTGCGTAGTTGGGTTCACTATTGTGAACTTCGCCGTGGTAACGGAACGCAGAAGGAACACGCACTGATTGCCGACAAGTGTTGGGAGATTATCGGTGTTCACTTTCCCGACATCGTAGAAGCATTGAATGACTGAGATTGTAATCCGTAACAAAGAGTTTCTCAAAACTCTGGATGACACACTTGATAAGTTTCTACCACATACCGATGCGATGGTAGAACTAAGTTCGCACCTTGGCCCTGCTCCAATCGGAGAGGGTGAACAGTATTGTAAACCCGACCATCTGTGGGAAGTTATGGAACGAGACCACATTGGATTTCCTGAAGAGGGATACGGGTTTCAGGTGTCACATGGTGCAAAGGAAAGACCCGAAATATTCGAACCACTCAAACTATGGACTAAGAATGAACTGGTTCGTATCTTCGGTGCAAACAATAACTCTCTGACATCATACTATCCATCCAAAGGATTTGTCGGTTGGCATACAAACTGGAATGCTTTTGGATATCAACTCATTCTCACATGGAGTGAGAGTGGTGATGGATACTTTACTTATTATGATAAGAAGAATGATGAGTTTGTCAAACACGAAGATGTCAAAGGATGGCAGGCTCGGTGGTATCGGTTTGGTCGTAAAGACGAAGAAGAACACCACTGTTGGCACGCTGCGTGGACTGAATGTCCCCGTTTCACTCTTGCGTTTAAGTTTCCCTATGGAGACCTCACAGAAAAACATGACCAAGCGTATGACGCGATACAAGACCTAATATTTGAGATAGAAAGTGCTTGACAAATTTAAGGTCTTTTGGTATAATACTAGAATGGAAAATCAAAATATCACACGGATTGCCCTAGTATTGTTACTGGCGTTATCCATCATCTCTGTTTTTAATCTTGGTGTTGAGGTGTTGTTGAAGGACAAGGAAGTTGTTGTCCAACACATATCAGAATCACCCGAAACACTACTTATTGAAGAACTGTCTTACACAGAAGAAGACATGTTATGTATGGCACTGAACCTGTATCATGAGGCAAGGAATGAACTTGACGCAGGGTTGTATGCAGTCGCAGATGTGACGCAGAACCGTGTCAACGACCCTCGATGGCCGAATACTGTTTGTGATGTGGTCTACGAGGCAAAGACATATACAGGTAGTGATGGTAAACAATACCCACGCCGCAATCGTTGTCAGTTCTCGTGGTATTGTGATGGACGCAGTGATGACCCTCGGCCAGGCCAGGCGTGGGAGAAATCTAAGTATATCGCAAAAATGTTCTTGACACACGATGAGTTTCGTGGTATAACAGAAGGTGCGACACACTACCATGCAACCTATGTAAGTCCTCGTTGGGCAACTGCAAAGGGTATGCACATGGTAGGTCAGATTGGTGAACATATATTTTATAGGTGGAAGTAATGATTGAATACAAATATGATGAAAACTTGTCTCTCGAAGAGTTGACTGAATATGTTGATGCAACATATGATGAACACTATTCTAAGAATAAGTTTCAAGCAACTGAGTTTATTATCGACGGTGGTCATGGTGATGGTTTCTGTATTGGTAATATTATGAAGTATGCACAACGATATGGTAACAAAGATGGTTACAATCGCAAAGACATTCTCAAAGTGTTGCACTACGCACTCATTCAATTACATGTTCATGATAAAGAAGGAAGAGACTAATGAATAGAAAACTACAACGCACAACAGACGCTGCAATCAAGGGTGTCAACTACATTGATGGTGAACTCGCTATGTGGGGTGAAAAATACTCTAATGGTGGTGCAGTTCCTAAGTCTGTGAAACGCAGGGTCACACGTCTTGTCGAAGCCCGTAAGGTTGCGGTTGATATGCAGAATGAGAAAGAACCTCTAAACGACATCGAAAAAAAGATGCTTGAAATGGAAAAAAGTTCTTGACATCTTAGTTTTCTTGTGTTATAGTATAAACATGATGGGAATTGAGGTTGGTTGGTCTACGTTAAAGTTCTCGAATTAGAGTGTAGAGGTTCGTGTTTCCCATGATGTATTTGTATTGGCATGTTATTAACAATATGCGTTATAAGAAAGGAAAGCTTATGAATTATGTAACTGGAAATTTTGATGTCATTGGAACTTGTCTTCAAGGTCATATTGACACTTCCTATGACCGTCTTGTAGAGACCTTTGGAGAACCTGTTCGGTTCACACCAGAACAGACTGATGGTAAAATTCAAGTAGAATGGACAATCAAATTCAATGATGGAACTCTTGCTACTATCTACGACTGGAAGGTAGAGGGTCAAACACCTGAGAGTGTAACCACATGGAATATCGGTGGTCATTCAGAAGCTGCTGTCATGAATGTTGTTGACGAGGTTATCTAATGCAACGGTCTGGCAAAAAATCTAAACCTATGGGTGACGGTAATCTGATGAAGACAATGTTATTCTTCAAGGCGTGTAAGGACGTTCTTCAGGAGTATGGTCACGAAGACGCTGCATTCTACTTTGAACAAGTAGAGGAACACATGCGGAATGGTGGCACTCTTGATATTGGAAAAGCAGGAAATATTCTTGGAGTATAAATAAGGGTATTCGTTGAAGCAAACCAAAAGGTATACTGGACGTGGGTGCGATACCCACCGCCTCCACCAATCTCTCTCAAGGAGAGGCCCAATCTGTGAGTTCCGTGAGGGGTTGTAGCAGAGGAGCAGAAACCCCTCACACTAAAGTTTCGGGGGCGAAACAGGTTCGACAGGTATTGATTAGGAATGTGGAGAATAGGTGCGGAAGCCACCTGTGAGACGGACGGGCAATCCCATCCGCAAGAGCGCAACAAACTCGTAAGTGCAAACGATAATTACGCACATGAGGATTATGCGCTAGCCGCATAGTTTTCGGGGTCAGGGGACGCCTAGCAACAGAAGTCCCCACTAATTATTAGGAGTATGAAATGTTAGAAGCACTGATTAAAAAACTTGAAGGCGATATCGCCGTGGCAAAAGCAAATGTTGATGTATATCTAAACCAGTCTGTTGGTATTGGGGAACACATCGATATTATCGAGACTATCGAAAAAGAAGTCGAGAAAATGGCAGCCGCTGATGAGAAGATTGAAACTATTAAGAAATATTTCGACGGGGTTTAGCACAGCCCTGGTAGTGCGCTCGCTTTGGGAGCGAGAGGTCGGAAGTTCGAATCTTCCAACCCCGACCAATAAATTGGATATATAGTTGTATGAAAGTAAGAACTCTAAAGAATAACGCAGTAGAAGCGTATGACTTTGATATCTATTCTGACGAACATATCGCAGATTTGGGTAGACTTGTTGCGAATGAGTCTGTTGTTCTGGTAGACCAGAAACTAGACCAGAAGCGAACATATGATGTTCAGATGCAGTGGGGTAATCCCGCACACTCAATTGTTCATCTTGCAACATCCGTAGGGACAATGAAGGGTATTCATTGGAATAGTCTTCGATTGAATATTCTCAACGGTTCATCAGAGATTGAACCAGACTATCGAAACACTATGTCGGTTGTTACCTATCAAAGAAACAAAAAGGGTAGACCGAAGGGCGTTTTTGCAAATGGTATACTGGGCTGGCATAGTGACCAAGTTGCTCTCAATGACGGAGACCGCATCATCGGTCTAGTGTCGGTTGAACATACCGAAGGGTCACAGACCGCATTCCTATGCACCAAAGAAGCATATAACAAACTGAACCACGAAGACAGAACGATGGTTGATGAACTCCAGAGTGTATATCGTTGGAACAGAGAAAACTTTACAGGTAATCTGATTGACGAACAGAAACAGATGGTTAGATACAATCAAGTTCCTGTTGATGGTATGATGTGTAAACTACAACAGTCAACACCGTCTGGTGTAAAGGGTATTCACTTCCCTGGCACACTCTTCCATAAGTTTGATGGTATGACCGAAGAAGAAAGTCTGAAGTTCAAGGACTATCTGTGGGAGAAAATCAATCGTCCTGAATATATCTACACCCATGATTGGAAGGATGGTCAGGTTGTTTATATGGAACAGAACATCACTCTACACGCTCGTCCAACTGATATAATGGATGGTAACATGCGTAAGTTGTGGCGTAATATCTCGTATATGGACAAACTATATCCAGGCAAGGGTCACAAAGACGAATATACAGTGGATGGTAACGTGATGGATGGTTCTGAATTCTTAGCGTTGGTTGACAATATTCGAAGAGAAGAATATGAGTCTGGTCGAAAAGTTGCTATCTAATGTTGATATTCTTGAAAGAGATTATCAAACAGTAAAGAAATATGTGAGGAGAATACCACATAAAGAACAGAATCCTTTTGGTAAAGGTTGGGGAACAGTAATTCTAAAATATGGAAGATACTCGAAAGCCAGTCAACTAATACCAGAAACTCAAGAATTGATTTCAGATGATAGGATACGAGCAGCTCATTTCATTGTTCTATATCCAAAATCATTTGTCCCACCGAATACACATATCAAATACTATTCGGACTCGATTGTTCATCACATTCCTCTGATAGTGCCGAATGGTGAGACAGGAATGGTATTTGAAGACGGTGAGATAAAGAAATGGGCTGTTGGAGAAAGTATCTCCTATCAATCTCAAAGACTATATGCGGGGTATAACTTTACCGACGAGGAGAGAGTTCTACTTCACATAGTCGAATAGACCCGATGATGTCTCAAAACTCTGCTCTGGTCGGAGTAATCCCCAACGGTTGGTCGCGCAATAGACCCGCGAGACGCCCACGGTTAGCGTCTCATTTTTTTGTTCATAGAGACCTTTTTCCTTATAAATAGGAATGAGATAAAGAGGTAAGTGTGCGATATGAATGAAATATTCAGTTTGATTGCAGAACTGGGATTTCCTATTGCCGCAGCACTCATCGGTGGGTTCTTTATGTTCCTGACACTACGATACATTATGGAAGGTGTAATCGGTCAGGTTCAATCAATCCACGGAATTGTAAGTGCTTTGGACAATAGGGTTAAAACTATGAATCACGATATGATTCGCATCGACACTACCATGTGTGTTGTTCTGGGTATTCGGCCTGACTTAGGTCGCATATCCAGAGCAGATGGTAAGAACGATGCGAGACGTGATTGATGGATATAGTAACAGCAATTAAAGATTTCGGATTCCCTATCGTTGCAGCAGTTGGTATGCTGTATATGATTTACTTCGTATGGAAGACCATTACGGAGAAGGTTGAGGCGTATCTGGGTGAAACCCATACAACTCTTATCGGTCTGATTGACCGTATTCGTATGCTTGACAATGACATTATACGATTGCAGCAGAAGTTAGACACTGCAATCGAGATGAAGAGGCAGGACGATGAAGAGAACGAGTAGAGAACAAACTGCATGGGAGATGCTGGCCAAGTCAGGAAAGACTAAATCAGAGTTAATCTTTAGTCCAGTATTGTGGTTTTCAGTTGGTATCTGTTGGGGTCTGGCTATAAGTCATGCGATAGGCGCGCCAATCGAACACAACTTCAAGTCGCCATCATTCAATGGTGTCAATCAATCATCACACTATCTGACGATTGAGAATCAAGAGACATCACGCAAACAAGCATTAAAACAAGAATTAGAAGACTTACAAAAACAATTAGAACGAGACGCAAAGAATACGACACTTGCTAAGTTTATACGAAACGTAGAAAGTCGAATTTACTCTACACTGTCCAGACAACTCGTCGAAGAGATGTTCGGTGAGAACCCAACCAATCAAGGTGAATTTGAAATTGAAGGTGCGGGTATCTCATATGTGAAAGATGATGTAGAAAACAAAGTGGAGTTAACGGTAACTGATGAAGATGGTAGCCAAACTGTCATTGTTATTCCTATCGGCGATTTTGGTTTCTAGTTGCACCACTCTAGGTGGAACGAGTTGGGATATACCAGCGAAACCAGAACCAGTCAAAGTTCAATCAAATCTTCTTACAGAACAATTACAGAACATTGAACCTCCGATAAGAAAGCCAACGGTAGCGATTTATTCGTTCACCGACCAAACAGGGCAGAAAAGACAGAACGCAAGCGGTGGGACATCATTCAGCACCGCAGTCACTCAAGCACCAGATGTATATCTGATTCGTGCTTTGACTCGTGCGTCTAATGGCAGGTTCTTCAAGGTAGTCGATAGGACTGCATTGGACTGGTTGACAAAAGAAAGACAACTCATAAGACAGACACGAAGTTCTTATGACGGAGATGGCGCAAAGAAACTACCAGCGTTGACATTCGCTGGTATGATTATTGCAGGCGGTATTGTGGGATATGACCACTCTACCGAAAGTGGAGGCTCGGGCGCAAGATATCTTGGCATCGGTTCTTCACGAGAGTTTAGTCGTGACACGGTGACAATCAACATGAGGTTGATAAGTGTTGCGACTGGTGAGGTATTGCTTGATGTCATAACAAGTAAGACCATACTATCTGTCGCATTTGGCGGAGATGTATTTCGGTATGTAGAACAGGGAACTAGACTCGTTGAGATTGAGTCTGGAACTGCCCGTAACGAAAGCGTTTCGATTGCCACTCAACGTGCAATTGAAACAGGTGTCTTAGAACTGATAGAACTTGGAAACAGAAAACAGTTCTGGACATTCACAGGAGAGTAAAATGAACACTTTGCAAAGAATATTTGTGATGTTGTTCCTAGTAAACGCAGGGACATCGCTCGCATGGGCTGATAATGCGGTCTACATCGACCAAGTAGGGTCTGGTGCAGATATTGACGTTACTCAAGATGGTAGTGGCAACAGAGTTAGTAATAACGCTAGTGACACAACCAAAATGAAGGTTGATGGTGATAACATCAATCTGAGTATCGATACCGTTGGTGATACCAACAAAGTTCTTGGTGATATTATAGGTGACAACACCGATGTTGATTTAGACATCGATGGCGACACCAACACAGTCACAATCGACATTGACGGAACTGACACCTATGGTGCTGGTAGCGGTAATGTAGTAATCGATTTGGATGGTGGTAATAACACACTGGACTTGAGCGTTGGTAATAACGACCAAGCCACGGGCGCAGATGTTGACTGGATTGTTGACGGTGACTATAACAGCGTAACTGCTGATATTGACATCAACAACGCAACAAACAGCATTGACTTCTTAGGAAGTAATGTAACAATCGATTATGATGGTGACGGATATGATGGTCACTCTATGACAATCGATGGCGTTGGAACAACAAACTACTGGGACATTGATATCAAACAAGAGTCAACGTTGCAGTCTGATACATTAGACATACAAATTGAGGGCTCAGGTGACGCTACCACGGATAATACTCTATGCATCGCTCAGTCTGATTCTGGCACCGCTACCGGCTGTCAGTAAGGATGTAGGTCTCATTGACCGACGCAGTCGGCTGGAGACAAGTTGTAAGAGATACCAATGAACTCGAACCTGAAAAAGGGTTCGATATAATATCAAAAGACGACCTTCGCACAGGCGAGGGGCGTATGCAGGTGAAGTTTGTCGATGATTCGAAACTTCGCATGACCGAACACACACGCATTGTGATTGACAATGTGGTGTTTGATGATGACCCAAGCAAGTCTGACCTTGCAATGACATTCGCGCAGGGAACTGCTCGTTTCATTACAGGCAAACTTGGGACGATTGAAAAAGAGAATATTAGATTGAGAACACCGACTGCCTCAATCGGTATTCGCGGCACAGACTTTACTGTGACCGTAGACGAGTTTGGTCGCACACTTGTAGTGCTGTTACCCGATGTGAATGGGATATCATCGGGTGAAATTATTGTTGCAACTATGACTGGTGAGGTGGTATTGAATAAACCGTTTCAATCCACTACAACCTCTGTGAGTGAAATGCCTCCCAGCAATCCTGCTATTCTAGACTTGACTCTAGATATGCTGGATAACATTTTGATTATCAATCCACCTAAAGAGAGAATGACAGAACAAGAGTTCTATACGTCAGTAAATAGTCGGCAGAATATCAATCCTCTTGATATCGATTTTCTCGATGAGCAACTACTCGAAGATGATGAACTAGAACGTGATTATCTGGAGTTTACAGAACTAGACATTGACTATCTGGATGTGGACTTCCTGACAAATCTACTTGACACATACTCTGACCTAGACGCAGAGTTGTTGAAAGAAAAGGAAGACAAAGGCGAAACGCTTGTAGAAGGGACACTAGAAGGGTTTGACGGAGATACACAAATCAACACGATTGTCGATGGTGAGAAAGTCACTTTGATTCGAAATGTGCAGAACATCGTAGAGATATCTGTATCGAATAACGAAGAGACAACAATAAACCTCGATACCGAAGGCCGAGAGTTTGACCCTATCACCGTAAACGGTGGTGGTAGTTCTACTATAAATATCAAACAATGAAAACGTGGCACGTCCTTATTACTCTGGGGTTGATGGTAACCCTGAGACTGCTTGACCCCTTTCTACTCGAAAGTGCAAGACTGTCTTTCTTTGACTCGATGCAAAGAGGACAGGACGCTAAACAATCAGAACAGATTGTCCTTATTGATATTGACGAGCTGACTCTAGAGGAGTTCGGTCAGTATCCTATTCCCCGCGAAACGATGGCAGATGAGTTGGTAAAACTCAATAACTCGATACTGGGTATCAATATCTTGTTGTCAGAACCAGACAGGTTCGGTGGTGATGACGCACTTGCTGATGCGTTGTTTGATATGAACGCAGTAGTATCCATTGCACCAAACGATAAGACGAACATAGACTCCCGACCAAAACCTGTAGGTGTAGCAACATTCGGTGAAAGAGACGCAGTAGAGTTCCGACCTGAACTTGAGGGTATGTTATTTGCGCGACCTGAAATCATGGACGCTGCAATCGGTTATGGAACAATGTCATCTACACAAGACACTGATGGTATCACACGCAGAGTCCCCTTGATTGAGAATTTTGAGGGTCGCATGTATCCTGCCTTTGCATTGGATATCCTTCGTGTGGCTGCGGGTGATGTATCCTATCAAGTCAAGACAGACGATTATGGAATACGATTTGTTCGCATACCGAAGTTTGATGTGGTGCAGACAGACGATAATAGTAATGTGCGTATCGCATTCTGGAACGAGTTCAAGAGATATTCCTTCACAGAGATAGACCAGATACCCGCAGGAAGCATTGCGATACTGGGTGCGACCTTCAAGGGAACATCTGTTGTATCAACTCCTGTTGGTGCGATGTATCCCCACGACATTCAGGCAAACCTGTTGAAGACGATGATTGACGGTGTGACTATCACACGAATGCCAGAGTTTAAGTTTTATGAACTTTTCGCAACGATAGTGGTATCGATAGTGATACTATTCATGTTATCTAAACTCTCTATCGTGATTTCGGGGGTAGTTTTCCTCATCATCAGTTCAAGTTTCGTGAATGGTGCGTCACTGATATTCGACAATACCTTTATGCTCCTTGACCCTATCTTCCCTGTTATAACATTTGTTATAATCTTCGCACACGGTTCGTTTGTGCAGTTCTATACGCAGTTCAAGGCGAAACAAATGATTAAGGGTCAGTTCGGGACATACCTATCACCCGACATGGTTGACATGCTTGCCAAAGACCCAAGTCTCATGAAGTTGGGTGGTGAACGCAAAGAGATGACATTCCTGTTTATGGATATCTGTGGGTTCACCCCGATATCAGAACACTACAAAAACAACGATGACCCCTGAAGGGCTCGTGCATCTTATCAATGATTATCTGAATCAGATGACTAAAATCATTCAAGACAATGGCGGCACTATAGATAAGTATATGGGTGATTGTATCATGGCATTCTGGAACGCACCGTTACCTTGCCCTAACCACGCAGAGATGGCAGTGAAGTCTGCTATTCAGATTGAGGAAAAGACCAATGAACTTAGAAAAAAATATGAAGAAGCTGGTCTCCCTCCTATCAACGTGGGGACTGGAATTAACACTGGGGACTGTATTGTTGGCAACATGGGTTCTGAATCCAGATTTGATTACTCAGTTATTGGAGATGCGGTCAACCTTGCAGCAAGACTAGAAGCCACTGCCGCACGAGGCGACTACATAGATTACAAGACTATCATATCATCTTATACGAATGACCAGATTGATATGCCAACCAAGAAGATTGGTGATATCAAGGTGAAGGGTAAAGATGAATTGATTGAAATTTTTTCTCCTAGAGCGTAAAAAAACGCTTGACTTTATTATAAGTTTGTGTTATTATAAGAACATAATCGAGAAATAGAAGGAGATTGATTATGGCACATGCAGTAGAAACAATGGCATACGCAGGAGAAGTTCCGTGGCACGGTCTCGGTGTTCCTGTATCAAATGACCTGACTCCCCGTCAGATGATGGAGAAGGCTGGTCTGGACTGGACAGTTGAGAAGGAAGACCTCGTAACATCGTCTGGTGCAACAGTAGAAGGTAAACAAGCGCTTGTCCGTTCCTCTGACAACAAAGTTCTGGATGTCATCGGTAAAGGATGGAATCCAGTTCAGAACAGCGAAGCGTTTGAGTTCTTCTCTGAGTATGTTCTTGCGGGTGATATGGAAATGCACACCGCTGGTTCACTCAAAGATGGTAACATGGTGTGGGGTCTTGCGAAAGTAAAAGACACCTTTGACATTCTTGGTGGTGACCAAGTTGACTCATACCTTTTGTTCTCTAACCCGCATCAGTATGGTAAGTCCATCGATGTTCGGTTCACTCCGATTCGTGTAGTGTGCAACAACACACTGTCACTGTCGCTTGGTCAGAAGGTTGCAAATTCGGTATCTCTGAACCACCGCACTGCATTCAATCCTGACTCCGTGAAAGAAACTCTGGGTATTGCTCATGAGAAGTTCCAACAGTATAAAGAGACCGCAGAGTTTCTTTCGTCCAAACGTTTCACGGTTGGTTCACTGGTTGAGTATTACAACGAAGTATTCCCTCGCACCTATCAAGGTAAGAGTGAAGTTAATGTCCAGTCTGTCGAAGACCTGACCACCAATGCGAAGAAAGCATATGAGGTTCTGGAAACTCAGCCTGGCGCAGAGTTTGGTGAAGGCACATGGTGGCAAGCACTAAATAGCGTGACCTACCTGACTGACCACAAGATGGGTCGTGAGGCAGACACACGTTTGACTTCTGCATGGTTTGGTGCAAACCAATCACGCAAAGTCAAAGCAGTCGAGAAAGCAGTAGAATATGCTCTCGCTTCTTGATTGGATTGGAAATCTGGTGGGTAGGATTTTTTATCCTGCCTACTACAATATAAACTATGAAGATTCGCTGGGCGAAGATGTTCGTCCGTGGCGTATAAGGGAAAATAAAGACGATGAATAAAGGTGTTGTATTACCTCAAGTAACATTTCCAACCCGTGTTCGTAATGATGAACTGGGTGGAGACAATCCATTTGAATGGCGACAAGTAAATAGTTCGTTTCTATTCGGTGGTAAAGACTTACATAAACGTGTGGTGGTGTTCTCACTGCCAGGCGCATTTACTCCAACGTGTTCAACATATCAGTTGCCTGACTTTGAGCGTCTGATGGCTGAAGGTGAGTTTGCAAAGTATGGTATCGATGATGTCTATTGTGTATCAGTCAATGACAGTTTCGTAATGAACTGTTGGGCAAAAGACCAGAACCTCGAACATGTGAAAGTTGTTCCTGATGGTTCGGGTGAGTTTACTCGCAAGATGGGTATGTTGGTTGACAAAGCAAATCTTGGTTTCGGGTATCGTTCATGGCGTTATGCAATGATTGTTGATAATGGTGTGGTCGAGGCATTCTTACCAGAACCAGACTTTGGGGACAATCATGGTGAAGACCCATATGGCGAATCATCTCCACAGAATGTCCTAAAAGTTCTGGAAAGTCTCGAAGTGACTGGAGCTCCTGTCTAAGCCATTGATATTGTTATGAAAGAAAGTTCTTGACAATTTCTGCCCAAGCTGATACTATAAAGGTATAGTGAGAAGAGAGGTTGTTATGAATATTTATTTGGAAGACAATGGTTATGAGGTTGAGGATTACATCAACGCAGTTGCTGTGATTCTCAATCTTGACAGTCATGAGGGTGACCTTCGCATTGACTTGATGAAGAAGTGTGATGGTGATGCTGGTGGTTATTGTTACGGTGATGCCGAAGACATCGATATCGAGATTGCTACACACGTTCAAGGTGAGGCTCTTGATATTGAGACTATCAAAGTCAACATTGCTCATGAGATGATTCATGCTCAACAGATTGCCAGTGGTCGGTTGAATGACCACGGTATTCAGATTGTCAACGACTGTCTGGTTAAAGTTGCCGAGTGGGATGGTGAGTATCATACGAATACAAAGTATGAAGACCAACCGTGGGAAATCGATGCGTATGGTCGTGAAGCACAGGTATCACAAGAAGCAAAGGACATGTTAGCACAATGGAACTAGATGCGTTGAAAATGTTGTATGCTGAATATAAACGAAAGCATAGTCACAAACAAAACCGTGGTGCTGCTGGTCGAGTGGACTCAGAGAAGTCTAAGACCTATCAAGCAGAGTTTGCCTTTCAGAGACGATACAAAGTCAAAGAGTTCGAAAATCTGAAAGAAGCACAGAAACGTGCAAAGCAAATCTATGCGACCAAGAAGTGGCAGAAGGTCTGGAAACTAGAAGGTCGCACAGACCGTAACCTCATGAAGCAACCCGCAGTTGTTCTCAAAGAACGCAACACGGGTCGTGGCACTGCTGGTTGGACTGACGGTTGGTCGGTAGTCCTAGATAGTAAAGCAGGGTTGGACGAATACACTCTGTTGCATGAGTTGACACATTGTTTGGGTCACATGCATCATGGTCGTTCTTTCCGCCGTGCCTTGTTGGAACTGGTCGGTGCATTCATCGGTGCAGATGCCAAGAAGATACTCAAGGAAGAGTTCGCCAAACGCAAACTCAAATGTGGTAAGGCTCGTCAACCATTGACATATACTCAGTGGAAAGCAGCACGAAATAAAATGGAAAATATACGAAATGTTTAATCATGAACAAGTAGAACTAACTGAAATGAATGCGGTGACAACCGACTCTGGACGTAAGTATAAGACCCCCGAAGGAATCGACCTTCCATCTATCACAACTGTCCTGTCTATTCTATCTCGTGACTCTATCGCAAAGTGGCGTAAACGTGTTGGTGAAGCAGAGGCAAACAAAATCTCTGGTCGTGCATCAGGTCGCGGAACTCGTGTTCACGAAATCACTGAGAAGTATATTGACAATGACCCGAACTACAAAGACGGTTATACTCCAGACATCATTCACTCATTCAATGTTATGAAACCAATTCTTGATGGTTTGATTGGAACTGTCTACGCACAGGAAGCACCGCTCTACTCTACACACTTGGGTGTTGCTGGTCGTGTTGACTGTGTTGCTGAGTTTGATGGTAAACTGTCTATCATCGACTTCAAGACTGCAATGAAGAAGAAACAGAAGAGTTGGATTAACAACTACTTCATGCAGGAAGCCGCATATGCTATTATGTGGGAAGAACGCACGGGACAACCTATCACACAGTTGGTGACTATCATCAGTGTTGATGGTATGGATAAACCACAAATCTTTGTCGAACATCGTGATAACTGGATAAATTCTTTGCGTGACACCATCAAAAAGTATAACGAAGAGCAAGATTCGACTTCCATTTTATTATAAATAGTGGTATAATACTATTTGTATAAATGGGAAATCGATGTTATCTCTTAACGAACTCAGTGAAAGTGTTCTCTCGTTTGCGGAAATAATCCGTCCAGACAGAGAATATCGGGCAGACCTCTTCATCAAAAAGATGAAAATGGGTGAACCATTCGAACTTACGAGTGGTGACAAGGTTGTTATTCAATACAGCGCAGACATTGAAAAAGCAATCCGCACAGGAAATAAGAAAGGTCTGTCTACGAAACCATTGGTGACGGCTGATGGTGAAGAGTTTGGATTCGGTAAACTCAAGAAGTCTCAGGAGTTCGGTGGCGGAACTCGTGGTTCGGGTGGTGGTGCAGACCAGACCCGTGCAACCGAATCCGCACAATGTGTATATGCACAAGTAATCTGGGACAATCCAAATACAAAGTTCTCCCCTGATGACTTGAAGGCTGCATACGCAAAGGTAAACAGTGACGCGAAGATAGATGAAATCCTTCTGTCAGATGACGGTTGGATTGCATCATCTATCAACGGTGCAAGACTATTACACAAGGCACTCAAACGCAAACAGTATACATGGCATCGTGGTTCTTCGTGGGTTGATGCACTTGAGAACAAATTCAAAGAACTTAATCGACAAGAGAAAATATTTAAGAACGTAAACAAGTGGACTCCCGCAGATATCTGGGCAGTTGCGAGAGGCGCAGAGAACAAATACAATATTCTCAACGCATCGAGTATCTCAGAACTCAATAACGAGTTGTTGAAGGCATATGCGGAGAGAGATATCATAGGGCATCTCTCTCAAGAAAATTGGTAAGAAACCGAAACTGGTTCAGGTGAACTATAAGAAGCCGTTCAAAGCGCCGAAGTTTACAACCAAGACATACGGTAAGAGAGAGTTCTTTGCTGCCAAAGATGGTTATCTATACTTTGCTGGTAAAGGTCAGATTCAGTTCCGAACCTTCCCAACCTTCCAATGTGAGATTGTCGCTACTAAAGCAAAGCATGGTAAGGTATCATACGGTGGTATCAGTGAGGCAATGAAACTCGCAGTCGGTAGACCTCTGACTGATAAGAAGGTGATTGAACGTCTTTTCAAATCAAGTCCTGATAAGTTCTACACTCAGTTCTATCAGAACTATTCGATGAGCAATAATCCAAAGATGACCAAAGAACAGTTCATCAAAAAACTAGAGGGAAAACAGGTTGATTGGTTGATGTCTAAGTATATGGTAACCGAACTGTTTACCGCAATCGAAGGTAGAGAACAACAGGTAATCGAATATCTTTACCGTATTGCTAAATCCCAAACCAAAGACTCCGCAGTCCATTTGAAGGTAATGTAATGACCACCACGATACTTCACTTCCCAGATTTTCTCCGTGAGCAAAAGAATACTCACATGACTCATATCGAGGACAAGGTTCTCTATGGTGGTGTGAACGGAACTCGTCAGGCAATCAATGCATTGCGTGAACTTCGTGACATGCTTGCGGGTGAGACCAGTTCTAAACTATCGGTCAAGTGGGATGGTGCGCCTGCAATCTTCGCAGGACAAGACCCGTCAGACGGGAACTTCTTTGTTGCGAAGAAAGGTATCTTTGCGAAGAATCCTAAAATCTATAAGTCTGCCGCAGAGATTGACGCAGAGATGTCAGGTGACCTTGCAGACAAGATGAAGGCTGCACTTCGTTACCTACCTGAACTGGGCATCAAGGGTGTCGTTCAGGGTGACTTCTTGTTTTCAAAAGCAGACCTAAAGAATGAAACGATTGATGGTCAGAAGTATACAACCTTCCACCCCAATACAATCATATACGCAGTTCCATACGAACAGGCAGAATCAGTTCGCAAAGCGCAAATCGGAATCGTCTGGCACACAACCTACAAAGGGAGTGACTTTGAAAGCATGAAGGCATCCTACGGTGTTGATGTATCAAAGTTTAAGACCTCTAAGAATGTATACTCTGCTGACGCAATGTTGCGTGATGTCGGTGGTGCGACAATGAACAAGAAAGAGACCGCCGAGGTGACCAAGCATCTGTCAACGGCTGGTAAACTCTTCAACAGTATTGCGGGTTCGACCTTGCGTGAACTGGAAAAGAACCAAGAACTCGCACGATTGATTGAACAATACAATAACACCTTCGTGCGTGAGGGTCAGGTCATTCCGAATAGTAACAAACATGTTACAGGTCTTATCAAATGGATTGACAATAAGTTTGTAAAAGAGATGGAGAAACGTAAATCAGAGAAGGGTCGCATGGTTCAACAAGCAAAGTTGGATGAAATCATGAAGTTCTTCTCTACACGGAACAAAAAATCTCTTGTAAACATGTTTGATTTACAGAAAAATATTGTATTAGCGAAACTAAAACTTATAAATAAACTTAATAGTATTGCAAACTATGATGCATTTGTGCAAACCAAAAAAGGTTATAAGGTTCGCACTGGCGCAGAGGGTTTTGTTGCTATTGATAAATTAGGTGGTGATGCGGTCAAGTTGGTTGACCGCTTTAGAATTTTCGTATAATAACTTCAGTCCTGACATACTGAAGGGATGGGATAAACCGAAGAGGTAATAAAATGGCTAAACCAATGAGCCTGAAGACTTTTATCAACGTTGACTACACCCAAACGGGTGACCCTCAACAGGCATATAACGCAAAGAAACGTAAGCGTGATATCGGTGCAGGAACGGATGCAGAGTATTCTTCCACCCACGCGCCTATAGAGACAGAAGCACTCACTGTCCAACAACGCCGTAAACTGGCAAGAAATCTCAAGAAGAATAAAGCGAAGATTGCGCGAGGACGTAAGATTGCAGCACGCCGTGTTGCGAATATGGATACGTTAAAGAAACGCGCTCGCCGTCAGGCCCGTGGAGCAATCGTCAAGAAGATTACTAAGGGTATAGATAAGTCTGAGTTGTCAGTAGCTCGCCGCGCAGAGATTGAGAAGCGTGTAAGTAAAATGGGTTCACGCATTGACAGAATCGCGAAGAAACTTCTTCCAACGGTTCGTAAGTCAGAGCTCGCAAGAAAAAGAGGCGCAAAGAAGAGTGATTAAGAATTTCAGTCAATATTTGGTAGAAGAAGAACGTGAAGTCTTCTTTACATTTGGTCGGATGAATCCACCAACGATTGGTCATGGCAAACTGATTGACGCTTTGGTCAAGAAGTCTAAGGGTGCTGACTATAAGATTTATGTGTCGCAGTCCCAAGACGCAAAGAAAAACCCCCTGTCATACTCAGATAAAATTAAACACCTACGCAAGATGTTCCCAAAGAATGGTCGTAACATCATCGTAGATAAGACTGCAAGAAACGCAATCGACATTGCCACCAAACTGTATGACATGGGTTATAAGAGAATCACAATGGTTGTCGGTGGCGACCAGTTAAGAACCTTTGAAGTCCTGTTGAACAAATACAACGGTAAGAAGGCGCGTCACGGATTCTATAACTTCGAATCAATTGATGTTGTATCTGCTGGTAGACGCGACCCTGATGCAGAAGGTGTTGAGGGTATGTCTGCAAGTAAGATGCGTCAAGCTGTGTCAGACAATGACTATCAAGTATTCTCACAGGGTATTCCAAAGTCCATGTCCGACAAGGACACTCGTAGACTCTTCAACGATGTTCGCAAGGGCATGGGTCTGAAAGAGGAACGTTCATTCAAACGACACATCGACTTAGGTAAACTGGATGACACTCGTGAGGCATATGTCTCTGGTGAGTTGTTTGAAATTGGTGATACTGTTGTTGTCAAAGAAAGCGATGAAGTTGGTATCGTATCCGTGTTGGGTGCGAACTATGTCATCGTTGAATGTGGTGACAAGAAACTTCGTAAGTGGTTGGACGCAGTAGAACTGGTTGAGAAGAAAGCACCTCAAGACTCTGAGATTGGTAAGGATGTCAAGGGGACACAACCTAAGAAGTATTATGCGAAAGACGCTGAAGGTGACGATATGTCTGTCGCGACCAAGAAGAAACGCGCCGCGCACTTCAAGAAAGGCACTGCAAAGGACGATGATGACCCGTCTGCATACAAACCAGCGCCAGGCGACAAGGGTGCGAAAACCAAACCGTCCAAGTATACTAGGTCATTCAAGGCAATGTATGGTGAGTCTGGTGCTGGCGAAGAAGGCACAGACAAACTCGTCAAGAAGTATAAGAAGGATACACCAATGGAAGGTGTAGACGAGAAGTTCTTTGGTAAGACTGGTGCATTCGGTGACAAAGGCTATGGTGGAACTTTGATGCCAGCGTTTGACCAGTGGATGGACAAGAAGGTCTATAACAAAAAGAAATACGAGAAAGCAGTTCGAGGTTATTTGAACTGGAGACGCAAGAATCCAAAGGCTGGTTCAACTGGTGCATTTGATTTCTTGCGTGGTATCGGGTGTTGAACGTCCTCGTCTCGTTATCGACTTCATGCAAGACCTCATCAAAAAAGGTAAATTACCAAAACATTTGGGTCTTGATAAACCACGAACAGGTAAATCAAAAACAGTCTTCCCTAATCAAGACTTTCGTGGTGTTCGGGCTCAGAAAGAAGATGCTGTCAAACAGGCAAAAACAGCCATTGATAGAGAAAAAGAACAAGATAAAAAGAAACATGATGCGATGCTCGACCGTGCAAGAATCGCCCGTGCAAAAGCAAAGAATAGAGAGACAAAATGATTAAGTTTAGTCAATTCATCACTGAGGCAGATAAAGCACTCACAAAGAAAGCAGAGAAGTCTGGTATCTCATACGGAACACTAAAGAAGGTCTATGACCGTGGTGTTGCCGCATGGAGAACTGGACACAGGCCAGGCACTACTCCATCACAGTGGGGATACGCACGGGTCAATGCATTCATCGTGAAGAAGAAAAAAGGTGGATTGAACCACGATAAGGATTTAGCATAATGTCACTCTGGGATAACATCAATAAGAAGAGACAACGAATCAAACAGGGTTCAGGTGAGAAGATGAGAAAAAAGGGTGACAAGGGCGCACCGACTCCAGACCAAATAAAAAGAGCAAAAGGCGAAGACATGGAAGAAGGTAAGATAAATCAGGCGATAGTTCGCCGACAGGACATGGCGAAACTCGCAAGTCTGTATTCCAAAGCGATGAAAGCAATGCCAGGCTCACCGAAGCAGAAGGCACTGAAGAAACAGATTGACCAGTATCGTAGAGAACTGGGTGTGAATGAATCAGTCGAAGAGGTTCGTCAACCCCTTACTGTTCCGAAAAGTCTTGCGAAATATGTTGTCTATAAAAAATCAGGTATTGGTAAAATCAAGCAAGTCGCACATCTTAGAGCGATGCCAAAAGGTAAAGAGTTAGACAGAGTTCTCGACAAGTATGATGCCGATGGCGTCATTGCAATGTCTAAAATCCAGAGAAACAAGATGCAAGTTGAAGCAGTAAAGGTTGGGGATAAGGTCAAGTTCAAGAAAGGCATCGACCCAAAGACTGCTAGAAGTTATGGAGACGCAATAAGGAAGTCTGGCAAGGTTGTGAAGGACTACGGTGATGGTGATGTCAAAGTAAACTTTGGTGGTAATAATGATAAGTCTGTTGATGCTAAACTATTGGTGAAAGAAGCAAAGGGTAAATATGCCTCAGATGCTCAAATGGATGACTTCTTGAAAGGAATGGAAAAGCACCCAGATGTTAAAAAAATGTCGAAACATTACAATAGACCTGTAGGGGATATTGTAAAAAGCATTACGAGCAAGGGTTAGTGTCAATCGATTGAGAGGTGGGAATGTTTATACTTTGAACTTCACCGATAAAGATAGTAAGTTAAAGGTTAAAGCAAAGAAACAATACGCTCCTCTGAAAGAAGCAGTCTCTCCAGCACAACAAGCCGCTATCGCTATCTCAAAGAAAGAGAAGATGAAAGAGGATGACTTTGAACCACACATGATGTATGACCCGAAGACTGGTAAAGGTTACAAAGCAGAGAAACCCGAAGACCATGAACGTATGAAGAAGATGGGTTATACTCATGAGAAACCTGAAATCAAAGAAGGTAAATATAAAGTCAACATCAAAGGCGAAGGCGGTGCTACTGTTCAAGCAAGAAGCGAGAAAGAAGCAATCGCAAAAGTAATGAAACAACTTGGCATTGCTAACCGCTTTTGCAAAGGACAGAAGTTTCATGAAGAAGATTAGTGTTCTTGGTGAGTCTGTCGAAGAGTCTCGTGCATATCGTGATGCAATGAAAGGCATGAAGTCTCGCAGTGCAACTCGTGGTATGGCAACGACCAAGAAAGACAAAGATGTATCTGCTACGGACGATGACCGTAAGGCAGCGAATAAAAACATTATCATGCAGTTGCGTAAAGCGGCTGACTTACCAACGGGAGCAGAAGTTGAATTTGAACGAGGAAAAGGAAAAGTCTCTCGCGCTCAAGCGCAAGCAGCACTGGCGCGTTTTAATGCATTGGCAAGGCCTAATGACAAAGAGAAATTCCAAAAGTCCATCAGGTCTCTTTCGGACATCAAGAAAATATTAGGTAGATAAATGAAAAGATTTGACGAACATACAAACTGCGGAACTGACGAGTGTTGTGGCACTTGTTCGTCTCTTATTGAAAACAACATTTATCGTGTCGGGTCGGAAAGATATTACGAATACTTCCGTGAGGCACGGGAACAATATCATGCTGGTAATCTCGAAGTGGATGCCGCAGACTTGGATATCATCGAGTCTAATCTTGGTGAGTTTGCACAATGGCGTGGTGAGAATGTTGCACTGGACTGCATCTTTGAAGAAGAGAAGAAACAACCAGAACTCAATAAACCAAAAGCTGGTGGGCCAAAGAAATACTATGTGTATGTCAAAGACCCATCAAGTGGTAACATCAAGAAAGTATCTTGGGGTGACACAACAGGTCTGAAAGTTAAACTCAATGACCCGAAGGCGCGTAAGTCATTCGCTGCCCGTCACGACTGTGCAAACAAAACAGATAAGACAAAGGCCGGATACTGGGCATGTCGTTTGCCTAGATATGCGAAACAACTTGGTCTGTCTGGAGGCGGAAGCTTCTTTTGGTAAACCCCTATAAGGACATCTTCAGTCCTGACAAAACAGAACGAGTCAGAACCTTTGGAGAAGATGTTAGTGAAATGGATTTGATATGGCATCGTGACTCCTGTAATCGTGAGGTTACTGTTCTCGATGGTGATAACTGGAAACTGCAACTAGATAATCAGTTGCCTATGATTATGGAGAAAGGTCAATTGTATCGCATACCTAAGATGGTCTATCATAGAATCATCAAAGGTGAGGGAGACTTGAGACTGAAGATTTGGGATGAAGTTAATTAATGTTCTCTATCGCGGTGGCGGTGGAGGTGAGTTTCTGGGAAGTCTTCTGACGAAACACAGTGATGTTGTTACGAAGGAGGTTGAATATGATGAGTCGGTTGAGAGATGGTTCTTAGAAAGAAGTGATGAACTATCTCAACATTATATAGATGGTAGTGAACCCGTATCTGCTACGGACTGGGATGACGCTCTTTGGAATATACGACTAGACCACGGATATGGTTTTTATGTTAATGATAGTGCCGATACTTTTGATAGTTCTAATGAGGAGTATTATAAAAACTATCTTTGGAATGACTGGGATGAAACAAAAACAATTTTACTACAACCACAGTCAGAAAAAAGTGTTAAGTATATAGACCAACTAGCGGCCGCAAAACTTAATTTGGGGCCTAGTAACCAAGAAGGACACTGGTTAATAAATAATGGGTTTGATATTCACAGTTTTTGGAACGACCAGTGGGAATCGTGTAAAGAACTGACCGAACTATATAAGGATATTATTCCAGAGGGACACAGTTATATTGAGATTGACCCACATGATTTGTTCCATAGTGATGAGGAATTGTCGGAGAATACTCTCTATACCATGATAGATTACTTAAAATTTGACGATTACATGATAGATGAATGGATATTAAAAATCGATAAGTATCGAGTCAACAACAAAAAACTTATAAATAGAACTATAGTTTAATGGGAAAAACATGGCTAAAGAAACACAACTAGAGAGACTTTCTCGGATTGAAGCAGATTCCGCAGTAAGGTTTGACCGTCTTGAACAAAAGATTGACAAACTTGCTGACGCGATGATTGCTGTTGCCCGTGTAGAAGAAAAACTCATTTCAGTTGAACGTAATAACCAAAATAATTTCGAGCGTATGAATAAATTTTCTAAAAAACTAGACGAGATTGAGAAGAAGGTGGACGAGAACGCCCACACTGTCGCAATCATTAACAAAGTAGTATACCTTATCAGTGCCGCAATGATTGCTGGACTGGTCAAATTTATGTGGATGTAACGGAGAAATACAATGAAAACATCAGACATCAAAAAGTTGGGTGAAGCGTGGGCATCCGTAACATCCAAAGAAGAAGAACTAGAAGAAGCCAAGACCGAAGAAGGTAATGCGTTTACTAAAGCGTTGCAAGCCGCCAAAGATAAAGGCGAAACAGCATTCGTTGTTGCCGGTAAAAAATATGATGTGAAAACAGAAGAAGCAAAACTTGCAAAGGAAGATGCTTCTAACGACCAAGAAGATGACGGCGAAGGTCTTGACAAAGCAGACCCTAAAGCCGCTAAGAAGAAATTCAAAGACCGTAAAGACAAAGACATCGACAACGATGGTGATGTTGATTCATCTGACAAGTTCCTGCACAAACGCCGTAAAGCAATCGGTAAAGCAATGGACGATGAAGAAGGTGGAGAAGCGCCAGCAAAAGACGATAAGAAAAAGAAAAAAGTTGTCGGTAATGACGGTGAGAAAACAGCAGAGATTTCCAAAATCGGTGAAGCAACAGATGAGTTGTTGAACATGATTGAGACTGCTGCGAAGCAACAGAAATCAAATGCAACCAAACCAGAAGAAATCATGGACAAGGAATCTCCTAAGTCCAAAGAGTTTGCAAACGCTCACAAGAAGTCTGACAAGAAAATCGAAGACAATGTTGAGGATGCTAAAGACAAGACTACCAAAGCTGGTCAAGCAACCAAAGCAAAATCTGGTAAACGCCCACAGGACAATTCTACTGGTGACACACAGGTTGTCAAGTCAACCGAAGCACCTGTCAAAGAAGATGTTGATATGGATGCAAGAGCGGGTTCAGTCTCTCTGGTTGACATGGCTCGTGACGTTTTGTCTGGTAAGACAATGAGTGAGTTGAGACAAGAACTGGGTCAAAAAGAAAAGAACCCACATGATGCAAGAACTACAGAAGCCAAGAAGTTTCTGGAACGCATGGCGAAACGCCGTGGATATGATAAAAAGGATGATTGCTAATGTCTATCAAAGCCCCTGCATGGTGTGATAACGCCATTCCTACTGCCCGTGGATGGGAAGACCCTAACACTGGTGAGTTGTATGCATCTGGTGGTTTCACCCAAGAACAAATCGATGAGTTCTTTGGTGTCAAACCAGTTGTAGAACAAGTCGAAGTTCCTGTTAATGTCCAAACATTGACCGAAGCACCTGTTGGTGATAAGTCACTTGATGAGATGTCAAAGGTAGAACTCGAAGCACTGGGTCGCCAACATGGCGTAGAACTTGACCGTAGAAAGAAAAAGTCTACTCTTGTGGAGAAAATGACAGGTCTATTAAAAGACTAGATAAGGGTATATTACTCTTTATCTGGATTTTTTATAATGCAACTGACCAAAGACAACTTAATAGTATTTGCAGCAAAGCATTACTACAATCCAAAGTGTATTGATAGCGAGGAGTTTTTTGAAGACTTAAAGAGATTTAAGTATATCAAGAGACTCCTCAATCGATACAAAACTTCAGGTGAGTTATCTGAGAGACTCATACTGAACCATCTCATAGTAATTTTTAATGTATTTGGAAATGAGGCAGGACTAGATATCCTCGAACTCAAAGTCGAACTCGACCATTGGTCAACACTCAAACCGTTCCTTATCTTTCTAAAGACCATAAAAAATACCGAATATACCTAACATTGAGATGGATAAATTAGTCGTTGAGAGACTCAGAAAGATATAAATAGAACTATGGGTATTTTAAAATCAGCAGCCGACCTCGTATTTACGATTCGATTCCTTAAACTTCTCGTCACACCATTCGACAAGTTAGGGGCGTATAAGGCTGGCATTATCGATGCAGATGGTAAGAAAGTCAAAGACTTCGACAAGAACGTTGCAGACAACCGTGATGCATTGAGAACACACTACACACCGTTCATTAGACTTGTTGTGAATATAAAAAGAATCATGGCAAAAGTGCCAGGCGGACAATCTGCAATCGCAAGGTATGGTTCAGCACTGGCACTTATTCGTGAACACGGTGAACTGTCTGATAAACAAATGATGCAGATACACGATGCAACAGGTATTGACATCCTTGATGTTCTTGCAGAAGACTCACAGTGGTTTGTCCTTGATGATAAGGAGTTGGGCGCTGGTGTCTATCGTATTAAGAATGATGGAATGACCGTTCAGTGTGAAGAGATTGTTCGAAAGGGCGACCAAATCAGAGTTGTGGAGACCGATGCCAAACCTATTGATTCTATTCTTGGTATCGATATATACAAAGGTATTCACATGAATTCAAAACAATGGGTGTATTTCACCACAGGGGAGATTACCCGATGAAGAACTTTAAGAAATTCATGGAAGATGTGCCAAGCACATCAACAGCTTCAGTGGCAGGCGCAGGGGATAATCCTGAAAAGATTGTCCCTGTTCACATGAAGAAGAAGCGCAAGAAAGATATCGAAGTCCTTAAACGATTTATAGATAAACGTGAGGACAGTCAAAAAAAGTGGAGTAGATAATGTTAAGTGGATTATTAGGTAGTGTCTTAGGATTTAGCGGTTCAGTCGTTCCCGCAATCACAGACCATTTCAAAGCAAAGAACGAACAGAAATTTGAACTCGCGAAAATGGAGAAGATGGCAGAACTAAGGGCTGCTGGATTCGACCAAGAGTATCGAATGTATGAGACCAAAGCGGATGACGCAGAACATTCTAGACTGGTTGAACATGATATTTCAATCAATAAGGGAACTGGATTTGTCGCCAGTTTGCAGAAGAGTGTTCGACCAGTCATTACTTACGCATTCTTTGGACTGTTCGCTGTTATTGAAATTACCCTTCTGATGGAAGCGATGGAGAAGGGAACTGACTTCTCTGAAGCAATCAACATTCTCTGGGACGATGATACAAAGGCAATCTTTGCTGCAATCATCTCATTCTGGTTTGGTTCTCGCGCTATTGATAAGGGTCGTAAAAAATGAATAAATTAGTTGTATTAATGTTGGCAGGATTATTGTCGGCATGTGTTGTATCATTTCCTCTAAATGCACAAGGTGCTAACTACGTCAAACTCGGTTACAAAGTAGAAGACAGTAACACCAAGAGTTTTAATCTTCATCAAAAGTTTGTGTGGGAGCCTGAAGATAAAGACTTTCAGGTTGAGACCGAAACGAATGTCTATAAGACACAAGTTTCTGGTGTAGACTTGACTGACCGTGCAGATGGTGAGTATGAGTTTATTCTCAACTTCACACCAACCGTTTATGGTATTGCAAACTTTGGATTCAATTATAATGCCAATCGTTTCATTGGTGAATTCCGTCCACACACTGGTGTTGGCTGGGGTTGGAAGTTCTTCCGTAACGATAGATGGAAGATGTCCCATGAGTTCACTGTCACACAGATGGGGACTGAGGACTACACAGAACTCGTCTGGCGTAACTCTACTTGGATTCGATACAAGCATCCTGACTCCCCTGTCAGCATCACCAACAAGTATCTGTGGGAGAATGGTGACTATCATGAGTTGAGTAAGAACCAATTCAGTATCGATTACCATGTCAGCAAGAACCTGATGTTCTCACTCAATGACCTCTATATCAGTGATGATGCCGAGGAAGAATACAGCGTCACCTATGTTTCATTAGGTTACAATTTTTAATAAAAAAGTGATTGACATTACCCCCTAAATGGGGTATAATACTACAATCTGAAAACTCTTCTGGGTATAGATATAACTACCCCCAGAAAAACAATCGTCTATGGAAGACCCCCTATGCCCGTTAAAATTGACCGTAAGAAAGATGACCTACTCGCCGAATATGCAGTAGGTATGCTTAAAGATTTCTACCTACTAGATTATGAGAAGACCCCCCAAGAAGGATTTGCCCGTGCTGCCAAAGCATGGTCACGTTATAGAGAGGACATGGACGATGCACTCGCACAACGTCTTTATGATTATGTTAGCAACAAGTATTTTATGTTTGCTTCTCCAGTATTATCTAACGCTCCCAACGGAGAGAAAAAAGACAAAGGGATGCCTATCTCTTGTTTCCTTACATATGTCCCCGATACTCTTGAGGGTCTTATTAGCCACTCTTCTGAGCTTCGTTGGCTTTCTGTTTACGGTGGCGGTGTTGGCGGACATTGGTCTAGTGTGCGAACGGTCAGTGACATCGCTCCAGGCCCTATCCCATTTCTGCATACTGTAGATGCGGATATGATTGCTTACCGTCAGGGTAAGACACGCAAGGGTTCGTATGCAGCATACATGGACATTTCACATCCTGACGTTGTAGAATTTATGAACATGAGAATTCCTACAGGTGATGTGCAAAGAAAGGCATTGAACCTTCATAACGCTATAAATATAACTGATGAGTTCATGGAGTGTGTCAGAGAAGACAAAGACTTTGACCTTCGTGACCCAAAAAACAATGAAGTAAAAGATACGGTCAACGCCCGTAAGTTATGGGAACGTCTCCTTGAGATTCGTTTCCGAACAGGTGAACCTTATCTTAACTTTATAGATACGGCAAACAGTGCGTTGCCACAACCGTTAAAAGATAAAGGACTAAAGATTCACGGGTCAAACCTGTGTAATGAGATTCATCTACCAACAGACGCAGACAGAACTGCGGTGTGTTGCTTATCATCTCTGAATTTAGAATACTACGATGAATGGAAAGATACGACTATTGTTCGTGACATTGTGCGGATGCTTGATAATGTCTTGCAGTTCTTTATCGACGAAGCACCAGACACAATCTCACGGGCCAAATACAGTGCAGAACGAGAACGCTCAATCGGACTCGGAGCAATGGGATTCCACAGCCTCCTCCAAAAACACGGAGTCGCCTGGGAATCAGAAGCAGCCAGAGAAATTAATCGAACAGTGTTCGACCACATTAAGTCAGAAGCAGTTGCAGAGACTGAACTCCTTGCCGAAGAGCGTGGCGAATATCCTGATGGTATTGGGTCTGGAAGACGCAACTCGCACTTGCTTGCCATCGCGCCCAACGCTTCCAGCGGAATAATTCTATCAACAAGTCCTTCTATCGAACCATTGAAGGCAAACGCATACACCCATCGAACTCGTGCGGGTTCATTCTTGGTAAAGAACAAATACCTCGATGAACTTCTGACTGAGAAGGGTGAGAACAACGAATCAACTTGGACATCTATTATTACCAAGAAGGGTTCTGTTCAACATTTGCCTTTCCTTACCGAAGGTGAGAAGGCAATCTACAAGACCGCAGACGAACTCGACCAGATGTGGGTGGTTCAACACGCCGCAGAACGTCAAGAGTTTATCTGTCAAGGTCAGTCTGTGAACCTGTTCTTCCCGTCTGGTGCGGAGAAGTCTTATGTAAACAGGGTTCACTATAGTGCATGGGCGAAAGGATTGAAAGGTCTCTACTACCTACGCACCGAAGCCAAACAACGCGCAGAGAACGTCTCTGAGAAAGTAGAACGTGTTGCCCTTGCTGGTGACATGAGAACTATCGTGTATGGTAAATCAGACTGTCCATTCTGTTCTATGGCAAAGGAAGAACTCCGCTTGCGTGGTATTCCTTTTGACTACATCGACCTAAAGGAAATTGGCAAGACTGCCCGTGAAGTGACTGGTCGAGACGTTAAAACTGTCCCACAGATTTACATCGAAGGTGAATATATTGGGGGTTATGATGAACTTATGGAACACCTAAATCAACCACTAGAAACAAATGAAGACGATGATGAATGTCGTGCTTGCGAAGGATAACAAATGTCACTACTAGATTTTTCAAAAACATATCGACCATTTCTCTACCCGTGGGCAGTAGACCTGTCAAAGAAACATGAAGAAATTCACTGGGTAGAAGATGAAGCAGAACTGAGCGAAGACGTTCAGGACTGGAAAACCAAACTAAGTGAACCAGAGAAGAACTTTATCACACAGGTTCTCCGTCTGTTTACACAATCGGATGTTCAGGTTGGTGAGAACTACCACGAACTTCTGATTCCAAAGTTCAAGAACAATGAAGTCCGTAACATGTTATCATCGTTTGCAGGACGTGAAGCCGTTCACCAACGTGCATATGCATTGTTGAATGACACGCTCGGTCTGCCTGATGAGGACTTTCATATGTTCCTCGAATACAAAGAGATGTCCGACAAGATTGACTTCATGAAACAGGGTGACATCAATAGTCATACGGGTCTGGCATTGGGCCCTCGCACAGTCTGTATTCAACGAAGGTCTGTCAGTGTTCGCATCGTTTGTGATGCTGTTGAACTTCCAACGCTATGGTAAGATGAAGGGTATGGGAACAATCGTTGAGTGGTCTATTCGTGACGAGACTCTACACGTTCAAGGTAATGCAAAACTGTTCCGTGAGTTCTGTGAAGAACACCCTCGTATCGTCAATGACGAACTGAAATCTAAAATCTATCAAATGGCAAAAGATGTGGTCAAACTTGAAGACCGTTTCATCAAACTTGCATTTGATGGTATGGAGATGGAAGGTCTGACCGAAGAAGATGTGAAACAATACATCCGTCACATTGCAGACCGCCGTCTGTTACAACTTGGTATGAAAGCAAAGTTTGGTGTCAAGGACAATCCACTGCCGTGGTTGGACTGGGTTCTAAATGGCGCATCACATGACAACTTCTTCGAGAAACGTGTTACCGAATATTCCGTGAATGGTATGGAAGGTGACTGGGGCTGGGACGAAGTAGCATAGTGGATGAGACATATGACCTTGAATGTGAAGTATGTGACCATCGAACCGAAGTTCTAGTCTTCGACAGTGAAGAAGAACCTTCGTTCTGCCCCATGTGTGGGTCTGCTTTATCTTAACCCTATATACATCCATGTGGACGTATCAAGGTAAACCATTTGAACCAGAAGACGAACTCCTCGAAGAATATCAGGGGTTCGTCTACTGCATTGTGAATTTGAAGAACGGGAAGAAGTATATCGGTAAGAAATTCTTCTGGAAACCGAAGATTCTTCCTGTTACCAAAACAAGAAAACGCAGAGTGAGAACTCGCGTTCAGTCTGATTGGAGAGACTACTACGGTTCATCCAAAGAGGTGCAACTGTTGATTGAAGAAGGGTGTAACCTTTGAGCGTGAGATACTCCGCCTGTGTTATACCAAAGGTGAGTGTTCCTACTACGAGGCGAAAACTCCAGTTCGAACACGATGTGTTATTGAGAGACGATTATTACAATGAGTTCATCGGCTGTAAAATCCATTCCAAACATCTTAAATCGTGATGTTCTGAGAGATGGCCTAGAGTGGGTTACTGACCCAAATCGAACACACGATAAAGACTATCTTGTGAGACAGGTTAATCGCATAAAGAACAAACTTATCAAAAGTGGTGTGGAAAAGGGAGACAAGATTACAATCTCCCTCATGCAAGTTGATGATTTACATGTCGCGTCAATCATTGCATGTGCGGAACTTGGACTTGTTCTATTCCTATTGGATTCTCCCGCCACAGAAGAGTCTCTCCCATATACGAAGGTCGCATTACATGGCCCAACACAGTGGTATATCTCTCAAGGAGATTCTGGTAGAATAACTTATGATGGGTTACACGGAAAATTACTAGACCGATACTGTGGTCAACAAATTGATATCCTTGATATGGACGTTAATGTTGTAGTAGATACTCAACCCTCATGGTGGACAGTGGAAGATACCGACCCACTATTACTAAGTTCTACAAGTGGGACTACAAAACCATCGAGACCTATCGTGTTCTCACATAGAGAGGTTATGGAAATATCGAAAAGAAACGTAAATGTTTTCGATTTCGACGAAACTTCAGCTATCGGTCATAGCAGAAACTTACATCATGCATCCTCAATGTTGACATCTCTAATTCCCTCATTGATGATTGCAAAGTATCACACTACGTTTGCATTAGGTGAGATGAAGTCTGAGTATATACATTATATTCAGTTTTCGACATTTGTGTGGACAAACCCCTCTCATATTATGATTCCTAATAAAGAATCCTTAGAACTATTTTTACAGATGTTTAGTGAACCTTTTACAAGAACGTTGAATATCAATATGTGTGGGTTCGCCCTTGATGAAGCAGTTTGTAGACTTCGCACGAGAATATAATGTGAAGTTTCATTCACACTACGGGTCTATCGATACTGCAATCCCACTATTGATAAATTTTGTTGATAAGGACAGTGTAGTCAAAGAGAATGGTCTAGGTGTATTGGCAGATGACTTTTATCAGTTTGATGGTAAAGAAGTTCGGTGTGAACTCTGGGACGAACCAAGATATATCGAGGACGATTTGACATTCGATGGTCAGTTCTTTATCGAACCACGAGACTTGCCTGAAGTCCCAGATGATGTTGACCTCGAACCTTTCTTTCAAGATACAAAGATAAATTTTGAACAACTTCGCGGATATCTAAATGAACGCAATAATAAGTCGTGAGATTATTCGAAAAGACCTTCTAATCGATGATGTCGATTATGAGAACCTGTGTCTTGTTATCAACCAACACAAACGTTTCTTTTTATCAAAGGGTATGGAGAAGGGTGATGTCGTATGTCTCAACCTTCCGGCTGATGGTATATCGTATATCGCATCCTATATCGCATGTCTTGAACTGGGACTACCGTTATTCATATGGGACAACTTTCTCTGGGATATTACAAATGATGAATACATGCATGATGGCGCAGATGATTTTGTAAAGAGAAGTGATAGGGTCATTGACAATATCACCAACTGGACAACCAAGTTCAACACCAATCGTCACTTTGTCCAACATACGATATATGATGAGGACATAAATTATGAGTTGTTTCCGTATTGGAGAAAAGCATTTGAGGCTCTTGGAAAGACTGGGTTCACTTCATCGTATGAGGGTGTCAGGGGTATGCCGACAGATGATATCCAACCGTGGCGGGTCGATAAAGAGGACATTGCAATCGTAGTGAACTATAATCTGGATTCCGACGAACCTAAATTCGGAGATGTCACCCATCAAGAACTTCTGTCTGGACTGAAAGACTTTCCAAAGGATGAGGTGTTTGGGTTCAGCACATCACTCCACCACCGTGACATTCTACAAAAAGGTATCCTACCCGCACTGATGAACTCAAAGAGATTGGTTTATCTCTTAACGCCGTCACCTAAACTATATGGTGATAGAGTAAAGGTGCTTGTTCGTAGAACGATACGCAAGATGAAACGATATGAGGTCAATGCAATGTATACAGATGGCCCTGATAGTATGAGTAATCTGTTTGAATTGATGGGTGATGATGACTTTCTTGAGACCGTAAGGATTATGACACCCGAAGAACGGGGAGATTTCCACGATTATTGGGAAGCAGAAAAAAACATTTTATTTGAAAATAGTGCTTGACAATTCCTGATACTTGTTGTAATATAAAGTATAAGTTGAGTTGAAAGGAACTAGAAATGATTACGGAAATTACTTTTAAAGAGAAACAGAACTTCGCAGACTACTGTGAGATGTTCTACGGTGAAGGTCAAGCTGTATGGTGAGAGTGGTCATGCGAATCGTGAACAAATCATGGAAGCCATCAACATCTATCTGATGCGCGGCGATGAAGAGTTCTTTATCGATGGCGAACATCGGTGGGGCGGTGGTGACACCGTTGACCGTGAGATTATCGCTGGTATTCTTATGGAAGAGTTTGATATCAATCTTTACAATTGGAAAGCAGAGGCTTAATATGATACGTCAAAACAATGATACTGGATATGTTCTCAACCTAGATGGCCCCGAAGGCAATGCGTTTGTCCTTCTAGGTGCTGCATCTAATCTGTGTCGGGAACTTGATTACAATAAAGATGAAGTCATGGAAGACTTACAGGCGGGTGACTACAATCACCTGTTGGTTGCCTTCGAATCATACTTCGGGCCGTTTGTTACTTTAGAAACAAATAATCCTGAATATTTGGCACTTTTTGCTTGACATTCTTTGCGGGATGTCGTAATATAATAGTATAGTTAAGAGAGAGGAAACAAACTATGGCTTATGTATCACAAGAGATGAAAAAAGAGTTAGCGCCTGGCATTAAGGCAGTTCTCAAGAAGTATGGTATGAAAGGTTCTATCAGCATCAATCACCACAGTTCTTTGGTTGTAACCTTGAAAGAAGGCCCTTTGAACTTCGAAGGTGTAGATGTTCGTGGCAATGATATCTTTTACACTGCCACTGATGGTCGTCATCACAGTCAAGTCAACACATATCACATTGACAAGTTCTATAGCGGAGTGACTGCTGACTTTCTGAACGAATTGGTTACCGCCATGAAAGGTGAAACGAGTCGTGGTGAGTGGTATAACAAGACCGACATCATGACTGACTACTTTGACATTGCATACTATGTGAACGTCAATGTAGGCAAGTTTGACAAAGGTTACATCTACAACGGCGAGGAGGCCATTGCAGCATGAAACCTTTTGACACCGAAGTCGCCCGAATAGGCGACTTCATTTTAACCCGCTCCGACTATCCTGACGGAGATGGATTTGACAAGAACTGGTTTGAAATCTTTCGGGTGGTAAATGATGACTATATAAGTATTCATACCATTCCAGGCTTCTCTTATAGTTCGTCTGGTGTGCGTGAATATTTTATGAATTATGTGCATAAATCGCACCATGAAGAGATTGAAAACCCTATATAATATAAGAGGATTCTAATGGAATTAGAAGTATTCGAAATTCTGGAACAGTTTGGGCAACAAACTACCAGAGCCGATAAAATTAAATTGCTTAAAAGCAAACAATATCCCTGCCATTCGAGATGTCTGTCGCGGCGCGTATGACAAGACTCTGGAATTCAGTTTACCCGAAGGTAAACCACCCTACAATCCAAACAGACCAGAGAGTGTTCCCTCGACCCTGCGTAAGGAACATCGCAACTTTGGTTACTTTGTAAAGGGTTTACCTCAATCGGAAAAGATTACAAACATGAGACGTGAGACAATGTTCATTCAGTTATTGGAAAGTATCCACGCTGAAGATGCAATCATCGTTCTCAATATGGTCGCTAAGAAAGCACCAGTAAAAGGTTTGACTAAGAAGATAGTAGAGGAGGCGTTCCCGAACCTATTATCCTAACTTTCGTTATGTTTTATTTCAACTCTAGAACAAGGAGCAATTATGCCAAGAACACAAATAGAGAGATTGAAAAACGACAGCCGAGAACTTGATAACTATATACACCGTCTCAAGAAAAAGGGACGCGACAACCTCGCTCACAAGTTATCAAAGAAACAAAGTTTTCTCAATCAGACTATTTCTGAATACGAAAGTTCAATTCTAGCATAAAGGTAGGTGGTCAAGTATCTCGTTGGGGGTGCTGGTCGCCCTCAACGTTACTTGTAATGAACAACAAATTAGACGGAGCTGGGTTTCAATCTCAACAATTTTTTGTTGATAACATAGATTGGTCTGACCACAAAAATTGTCTTGAGATGTTCTGTGGTCATGGTTACATCGGCGATAGTTTATTTAAGACAGGCATAGTTTCATCAGTATCATATGCAGATATCAACCCTGAAGCTATAAATTACTGTAAAAATGAATATCCCGATAGTATGTCATATCTTAGTGATTGTTTTGATGGTGTTGATGGTAAATATGATTTGATTGTTGGTAATCCGCCTTGGTATTTGAATATGCCATATACATACATATATCAGACCGCTAAATCGGATATCACTCCATTAAAGGTTGTAGATAATAATTGGAACATTCATAGGAAGTTTTTGAATCAAGTTTCAAATCATTTGACAGATGATGGTATTGTTATACTGATAGAAAGCGCATTTGGTAGTAATGAAAAGATTTTTGGGTCTATGGCTGAAGATAATAATTTAGAACTATATAATCACCATTACGCTGGAACGATTTACAATACTGAACCAACTTATTTTTGTTATTATAGGAAAAAATAAAAGTTTAATTATGACTAAAAAACGCATTGAAGAAGACGGTTACTTCTGGGACTCTGACAACGACCAGTGGTATCCAATCGGTTCAGAAGAACCAATGGAACAGGTTTTAGGCACACCCGGCTTTGTCTCATCGACAGGTAACGTAATCAATAAAACATCGGGCGATTGGAAAGACCTGATGAAGAATATCAAGAAGGGTTCGGGTAGGTCGAACACTATCAAGACATGACGATGAAACGTCTGAAGATAGACCATCTCCTCAACTACGATGCAATCACACAAAATCAAAAGATAGCATACGACTCTTGGGATGACGGAGACCATCTGGTTCTCGCTGGTTCTGCTGGCACAGGTAAGACATTCATTGGAATGTATCTTGCCCTTTCTGATGTTCTCGACAAGTCATATGAACAAGACAAACTTGTTATCGTAAGGAGTGTTGTTCCGACACGAGAGATGGGTTATCTGCCCGGCTCAATCGAGGAGAAGGTGGACGCATATACAGCGCCATATCGGGCAATCGCAACCGAACTGTTCAATGAGAAGATGGCATATGATGCGCTTGAGACACAAGGAGCAGTCTCTTTTATGTCCACCTCATTCATTAGAGGACAGACAATCGACGATGCGGTCATTCTGGTTGATGAGATGCAGAACCTTACATATCACGAACTGGATAGTATTATCACCCGTGTAGGACGCAACACACGCATTATCTTCAGTGGTGACTACTATCAATCAGACCTAAATAAAGAGACTGACAAGAACGGTGTTCTAGACTTTCTAAACATAATGGAAGTCATGAATAACTTTACAACGGTAGAATTCGGATGGGCAGATATTGTAAGGTCAGACTTTGTAAGAGATTATATAATGACCAAAGAAATGGTCGAAAGAGGAAAACTAAATTGAGACTATCACCAAACTTCACCCTGAGTGAATTTACCAAGTCCCAGACTGCTCTGCGACAAGGTATCGATAATACACCGAATGAAGAACACTTGGTTGCGGCACAGGCATTATTCCTGATGGTCGTTCAACCTGTTCGAGATAACTTCGGTGTCACTACTATCAACTCTGGATACCGTGGCCCTGCACTGAATGAAGCAGTGGGTGGTTCGTCACGGTCACAACACTGTAAGGGTGAGGCAGTGGATATTGAATGCCCAGGCACATCCAACTACGAAGTTGCAAAGTGGATTGAAGACAATCTAGACTTTGACCAACTCATCCTTGAGTTCTATACGCCTGGCATTCCTGACAGTGGTTGGGTTCATGTGTCGTATAAAGTTGAAGGTAATCGCAAATCTGTTCTAACTGCTATGAGGGAAGATGGTAAGACAGTCTATAAGACTGGACTTATCGAATGATTAAGTGGGTCATAATTATTGCATTCACTATGGGTGGTGAGGAGTTCTGGATTGAAAGTCATCACGCACCTATAGGACAATTTGCATATTATGATACTCAAGATGAGTGTCTTGACACTCTGGACATGATGGAAAAAGAAATCCTCGATGACTTCACGAAAGCATTCAACTTCATCGTAGAATTTGATGACCCCACATGTGAACAAAAGAATATTATCTCAAAGAGATTCCCTGAGAAGCCTGGCATGGAGCCGATGGTAGAACAACCGGCCGAACAAGCAATATGAAAAACATAATCTTCCAATATATGATAGCCAACGAGGAAACTAACAAACGTGGTAGAGTTCCTCAATATCCTCAAGGCACACGCGCAGAGTTGTATCGAAAAACCGCAGACCTTTCCGCCGAGTCGTTTCGCATCTATGCAGATAAGATAGGCGCACAACATCACTACTCAACGAAACAGGTTTTTACTGCGGGACATACGGGTTCAACAGTTCTATTATTCGAATGTCTCCGTATGGTCTATGATACTTTGTATGATGAGTATGATAAAGTTTTGTTTGTAGATACCGATATCATCTGTAACACAGAGGAAAATATCTTTGATGTGGTAGAAGATGGTATAGATGTGACTGGCGTCTTTGAGTCTGATATCCAAACCTCTAAGGGTGGCGGATATAATACTTGGGATTATAATGAAGAAGTATACACACAGTTAAAAGAAAAATATAAGAGAAACAACATTCCAATCGTTCCTACTAAACCGCCTAATAGAACTAGTAATGTGACAACATTTAATACGGGTGTTCTTGTCTGGACAAAAGAGGCACGTCTCAAAGCTCGTGAGTGTTTCGACTCTTGGTTAGACTACATGAAAGATGGCGAGGAACACGGTGACCCATTTTGGTTAAATAATGACCAACCGTTTATCTCTGGACAACTGATGAAACACGGATTCAAAGTCAAAAGTATCGACCAGAAGTGGAATGATACTCCTACACACTGGTCAGATGACCGTGGGTATGACATGAATTTCCTACACTACACGGGCGGAGGCAACAAGGTTGTCATGCTCGAAGACTACGAAAATAATAAGTTCAAATATCTAAAAAACGCTTGACAAACTCTGTTCTCTGTTGTATATTAGTAATATAAGAAATGGAGAATGAGTATGAAAAAGTATCACAAAGTAGTTCTAACCGACATTGACGGTGTTGTCCTCAACTGGGGATATGCATTTGATGTATGGATGCAAGAGAAGGGTTACACAGTCAAGAACCCTGATGCATATGATGTAGGTGAAATCTACGGCATTGAACGTTCTGAGTCAAAGAAGATGGTTCGGTTGTTCAACGAAAGTGCTGCGATTGGTTTTCTGCCGCCTCTCCGTGATGCAATGCATTACATCAAGAAACTTCATGAAGAACATGGGTATGTCTTTCACGCAATCACGAGTTTGAGTAAAGACCCTAACGCACAGAAACTTCGGACACAGAACCTTCAGAAGTTGTTCGGTGAGACTGCGTTTGAGAAGTTCATCTACCTTGACACTGGGGCTGACAAAGATGTCGAACTGGGTGAGTATGAAGGTAAGGACTATGTGTGGATTGAGGACAAGGTTGAGAATGCCAAGTGTGGTGCAACCTTTGGTCTCGATAGTATCCTGATGGAACACGGGTTCAACATGGACAACGAAGAGTTTCCCCTGATGAAAAACTGGAAAGATATCTACGAATATCTAACCTGATATATACTTACATGAGATATGTAGGATATGCTGAAGGTTATCATGACGCTGCTATCAGTATAATAGAAACTGATGGAAGTGTTTCTTTTGCTAAGCGCATCTGAAAGATATACCAAACTTAAACATGAAGCTACTATCTGTCCTGAACTATGGAAAAATGTGAATGACGATGACCGACTTATATTCTACGAAGATAGAAGTTATAGAACCTACACAAAAGCAAGGGACATATTATTCAAAGAAGCGCTAAAGGATATTAAAATTTATCCTAGTCTTCAAAAAAGCGAACTTAAAGCGGATGAGTATCATAGACATCATTTATCACACAACGCATCCGCCTTCTATACAAGGCCGTGGGATAGTATTGAAGATACTGTAATGGTATCGGTTGATGGTTCAGGCGAAACCGACTCTATAAACATCTTAGACCACAACTTTGAACCGATTCATATAGTTTATTGGCCAAGAAGTCTTGGTTCATTATACACTGTTGCAACAAAGGAAATAGGATTTAACTTATTTGATGAATATGTTACGATGGGACTATCTCCATACGGAAATGTAGAACCAAAGTTATATAATTTGTTGCAATCAAATTTCGACCCTGCAAATGCCTATACAGGCAGACATAAGGAATTCATTCAAAAAATTATACAAAGAATGAGTGTAATAACTAAATCAGATTGCGCCGCCACTATGCAACAATTCTTTGAGGACGAAGTTATGAAGATAATGAAGTCAGCGAGAAGATTCGGTTCTAAACTCGTATATTCTGGTGGGTGTGCTCAAAATGTTGTGGCAAATTCCAAGATACGAGAATTGTTTGATGATATGCATATTTGTATTGCGCCTGCCGATGATGGAACTTCTCTAGGTGCAGCGGCACATAGTTGGAGTCGAGACACAGGGGGGACACATCTAAAATGGTCTCCATATCTGGGACACAATATTGACCGTGATATCAACCCGAAAGAAGTTGCAAAGTATCTTTCTGAGAACAAGGTGTGTGGTGTTGCAAATGGTCGAGCAGAGTTTGGCCCTCGTGCATTGGGTAATCGGTCTCTGCTTGGGGATGTTCGTTACGATGTCAAGGATACAGTCAATGATATCAAACGCAGACATAAATTCAGACCCTTCGGGCCTGCGATTCTATCTGAGTTTGCGGATGATTACTTCGATGGCCCAATGAATGAATACATGCAATATACTTCAATCGCAAAACACGACTATGATTCTGTGACCCATGTGGATGGGACTGCACGGGTGCAAGTGGTAAAACCTGATTGTGAATCCGTGATTAGACAGATATTAGAGGAGTATTACGAACTTACAGGAGTTCCAATGTTACTAAATACTTCATTGAACATACGGCATCAACCGATGCTCAATACTATTGAAGACGCTATAGAATGGGAACAGAAATATAACGTAAGAGTATTCTAATGGCTAGAAAAAAGAACAAACAATTACAAGAACAATCAATTTATGACAAATATGATTTAGATGGAGATGGTGTAGTGACTGATGAAGAACTCGCGAGAGCGGAAGAGATGCGTAGATTTGAGAATGAAGATGAGAAGGCAGATGCACAACGCAAGATGGCATGGTTTGCCCTCTTGGGTATGTTGTTATACCCTGCGGGTATCTTCATGACCAGTCTGTTTGGTTTAGATAAAGCAGCCGTGATTATCGGTGAGATTGCTTCGGTCTATTTTGTATCTGTTGCTGCTATCGTTGCGGCATTCTTTGGGGCATCTGCACTTACTAAGAAGTAATGGAAAAAGTTAGATGGCGAGGCACATGGGGTATTGGTGACTCCATGAATGCCCTCAATGTTTGTCATAACTATACATGGTCAAAAGGAATAAAGGTCAATCTCGAAATGCACTGGTCGCATGACGAGAATCACCTAGAGACTCCCAAAGACCCTGAGACAATCGTTCAACGCACAGATTGGATTCACACACAGTATCATCGACAAGATGATGTTGTGTTGACTCATGTCTTCAATTCCGACTTGTTTGTGAAGGGAAACATGAATAGTGATAGTAATAAGATAAGACAGATATTTGACTCTGGTCACAAAGAGCCTCTTTATAATGATTGGATATTTAAACCCGAATCTTTTACTAAAAAGAAGAAAAAAATAGTAATATGGACACCAACATACAATACGAAAAAACCAAGAACTTGGAAAAGGTTCTTGACAAATGATGATTGGTATGATATAATTAAGCTACTTTCTTGGGAAGGTTGGGATACTGTAGAGTTAACCTATAGAACTCCTATTAAAGATGCATTTAAACAAATAGCAGAGGCAGATTTTATAATATGTTACGATGGGATGTGGCATTATATTGCAAGAAATTTTGGTAAACCAATGTTCATTCCATCATGGGAAGGTGTTACACATTACAATACGCCAAATGCTGTAAGAAGACCGCAACAACTGAATATGGGAAAATGGCCACCAGAGAAACTTCCTCAGTTAATAACAAAAGCAAGAAAAGAAGTTATGGATTGGTTTGGTAGTGACGGTAAAGATTTTAAACGAAGTATGGATGAAATGAAAATAAAATCTAAAAAATATTTACACAAAATTAAAAAATATCATGAAGATTGATAGAGCAGTAATAGAAGTATATGGTGGGTGCAACTACTCGTGTAGTATGTGTCCTCAAGATATGCGAACAGGTGGACGTGATAAACGATTTAAGGGTAAGATGACTCTTGAAGAGTTTGAACAGAACGTGGCAGATTGTGCGAAACATGGTCTACGAGTCGTAAACCTTGATGGTAGTGGTGAGGCAACCGCAGTCAACAACCTACCTGACTATATCAGAATTGTCAAGAAGTATAACGCACAGGCTGTTATCTTCTCTAACGGATTCAAGATGCATGGTCAATACATGAAGGATTGTGTTGATGCGGGTCTTGACTTCTATCGATTCTCCTTTATAGGTTCGAATTCTGATAAATACAACGAGTGGATGTATAATAAAGTCGGTGGCACATACGAACAGATTATTCAGAACATCCGCGAGATGAAGGCGTATGTGGATGAGACCGACTCAAAGTGTGTAGTTGCGACATATCATCTGATAACTGACAATGACAATCTACAGAATGAACTAGACGAATACAAAGCATTGGTCGAAGACCTAGGCGTTAAAACAGAGATTTGGAAACTACACAACTGGAGTGGTGTGTATGACCCGTCTTATAAACGCGAAGGTGAGGTAAAGACCTGTGGGCGACCTTTTAGTCCAGACGTTGTTATTCGTGTTGGTGGCCTTGATGGTAAAAGAGGTGCTGTCGCTCCTTGTTGCCAAGTCTTGGGCAGAGACGAGGAAGCGGTTCTCGGTCACACATCTGAAAACACAATTGAAGAAATCTGGTTCGGTGATGAGTATAGTCAACTCCGTGATGACCATACTACTGGAAATTATCCTGATTACTGCCGTGGGTGCGACTTTCTTCTTGATGACCCCGAAGTTCTAGTTTACTCAAATCACAACCGCGACCTTCACCATATGTATGGGACGGAGTTCGACCTCAATGACTTCCGATAATATTTGGATGATACAGATTCCTGATAATGAGGTGTCCCAGTATTATGTCAATAAGGTATTACCGTCATGGAGTAATCATGAGGTAAATATGTTTGATGCGTATACACCTGACAATATGCCTAACTATCTAAACTTCGGAAAGTTTTGGAAATTTAGAGACTTTAGTTCATCAGAGAAAGCAGGGTTCTATAGTCATTTAGAACTATGGAAGAAATGTTTTGAAGAAGATGAACCTATCGCAATCATTGAACATGATGTGATGTGTATCGAAGATTATATGCCTATCAAAGATAATTTCTTTGCCTTCTGTGATTTTGACTCTGAACAGAGTCACAGAAATTACACCGAAAGATTTAGAGGTCACCCATATTGGGGGACGCAACAGAGAATTTGTCCTGTCACCCACGCATACTATATGACACCTGATGTCGCAGAGACCATGTATTATAGTCTTATAGATATAGAATTAGATAAAGCTGTTGATGATTATATGTGGGAATTCATGGACAGAGATATGAATAGGATTGTGAGTTACACAACTCCTGTGTATGATAAAAAAGTTGGAGCAACGATTAGTCATGAATAGAATGATTTTCCAAGTGTCGGTAGGCAAACCGTCAAAACTATATAAACACTGTATTGAAAGTGTATCTGAATATTGTAAGAAGTATGATATTGAACACATTGTATTGACACAGCCCTAAGTTGCGTATCAAACCAGATATCTTTGCGACAAATCGTAGTGAAGAGTCCTATATGAAATATGGTGGATATCTACCTATCTACGAGAAAGAGAATGCGTTTGATTATCTGGATGACTATGACCAGATTGCAATCATAGACGCAGACATCTATATCCGACCAGACGCACCAAATATCTTTGAGGACTTTGGAACAGAACAAGCCCTTTGGGGCTGTGTGTGAACGTGAGATGAGTATTCAGGATTGGTATAAAGACAAGATTATCAATTACTCTCGTATGCAATATAATCCTCTCCATAGTAATAAATTGGATTTCCAACCGAATAGTCTAGGGTTTGAGTTCTTCAACATGGGTCTGATTCTGTTGAACAGTGAACTCTTCAAACCATATCTCAAGGGCCAAGACCCACATAGTTTCATCAATCGTATGGAGTTCAAGGACTTTGTTGATGGACAGGGTGCATGGAAGTGGTCTACTGACCAGACGTTGTTGAACTACTTCCTCAAGAGATACAACATTCCAACCAAACACATGGACGGTAAATGGAATGGACTGTATAGTGCAGTCGATAATCTGAAGGATTGTCACTTCATTCATTTCTTCCTCAAAGACAAACTCCCCAACGCTGGTGAGAATGTTGGAGAGTTGATGAAACAAATTGTATAAATACTGTTATTGTCAATAGAGTGAATAAGGAACTAACATGTTAAATCCAAATGAGTTTGTGAAGAAAATTCGCAAAGAAAACCAAGCATTGTTCGAAGCATCCAAGATGAACGTCAAGGCATACTTCGAGAATGACCTTTCCAAAGAGGAAATGGTTGACCACTTCATTGGTCGTATGGTCAATGAACGTATGAATATGTCTGAAATCTCTGCACAAATCGCAAGTGCAGAAGATGATGCAGACCCAAGAGAATTAGAATTGCTTTCAAAACAAGCAGCAGACGAAGCGAAACACTACCGTATGGTCAAGGAAGTTATTGAACATATCACTGGTGAAGAAGTAAACGTCTCCCAAGCACTTGAAGCTGAAAGAAAAGCAGACACTGCCAAAGGTGCATCACTGCTTGAGAAGTATGACGCAGAGAACGACGAAGCAGTCCTCGCCGCATATCAGTTGGTTGCGGAAGGTCGTGCAGAAGCAGTCTGGAATCAGATGGCAGATACTATCGAAGATAGTTTCATCTCTGGTCGTTATCGTGAGATTGCCAAAGACGAAGGTTTTCACAGTGGTATCGGCGCATACATGTTACGCAAACTTGCAACGAATGAGTCTACACAAAGTCGTGTTCAAGGTATCATCGAAGCAATGCGTAAAGACCTGTTTGAAATCTCGTGTGAAAACACAGTAGAAGCAAAAGGTTCACGCGAACTCGTAAACGCAGCCTACGGTTGGTAAATGAGAGTAGGACTCACACAACGAGTCCTCACGCACAACGGACAAGTTCATGACTCTTTAGACCACAACTGGTATAGGTTGTTGAAGGGTCATGAACTCATCCCCATCCCCAACCGTGAAGACTTAGATTATGAATCCCTTGCGGAGTCTCTCGACCTACTCATCATTACGGGTGGGGATAACGAAGAGATTCGCATCCTCACAGAAGTATCCCTCATAACCGAAATGTCGAGACTGGGTAAACCCATGCTCGGTATCTGTCATGGTGCGTTTCTCCTGACAGAGATGCTTGGTGGCAGCACAAAGGGCTGTGAGGGTCACTATGATACCGAACATCTCGTCTATGGTAACATACCTACACACAGGCATGTGAACAGTTTTCATAATATTTCTATTGACAAACTACCCCAAAATGTGATACAATTATACATTGATGATGAAGGTAACACAGAGTCTTGGATAAAGGGTAATGTCTGTGCGATTGTCTGGCATCCAGAAAGAATGACAAACCCCTTTATACCTTATGAGATTAGAGAAGTGACAGGATTATGATGAAACAAATTGAGAATACAGAGACCTATCAGGTTACTGATATTTGGAATTATGATATCCAAGTTGTAAGGGGTATTAACACGACCTATCTCAACAATCACGAGTCTATTGGAACGAGTTATATCATGGGCAAAGATTGTAGTGTCCATATGAAGAATGGATGGTCTGTTGAGACAAACAGTTTTGCAGGACAGACAGATAATGAGTTCACGGTTGAGACACACAACGAGACATCTGTGTTTGCTCACATCAAGTTCTACGGTCTACATCTCAACGATGACCGCATGTTTATACCACACGATAATCCAAAAGGCAACCTGTCATATATGGATGGTGGCACGAACACCACCGCAGTAAACCCAGGCCGTCTTGGACTCCCCGTTATCAACTATGTCCACTTCCCCGCAGGAATGAAACAGACTCTCCACACCCACCCAAGTCAACGCATCGGATTAGTTCTGTCTGGCAAGGGTGAGATTGAACTTGATAATGGTGAGATGTTCCCTATCAAAGCGGGTGACTGTTGGGTTATGGAAAGAAATGTTTTACATAATTTTATGTGTAATAAGGGTGAGGATGTTACGTTATTTGTATTCAGTCCTGACTCTGCAACAGGGCCAACAGATGAAGTCAACCCATTGAAAGTGAGAACCTATGTCGGGCAGCAACGAGTATAAACGACTACTGATAGTCACAGGCCCACAAGGGTCTGGTAATCATCTGTTTAGTAAAGTTCTTGGTTATCATCCATATGTAAGTGGGTGGGACTTTGGTGACAAGTATTGGATACCAAGTGATGAAGAACCCTTTGCAGAGTGTTGGGTTGACCCGTCAAAGACAAAGAGTATGTTGAAAGGTTCTGCTATTGTCGCAAACGTCAGTGTGCCTTTTGTGTATGATGGAGTGAAACAAGTTCCGAAGATACAAGAAGTCGTGAAAGAAGCACAAGACGCAGGATACGATGTGAAAGTATGTGTCGTTGTAAGAGAAGAGAATATCAATAAAGAGCAACAGAGACGAGTCCGAAAAGAAGTGACAATGCCGACTGCACTACAATACTATTACAATCTAGATGCAGACCTACACTTCCTATCACACGAGTCACTCTATCTCTATGGCGGTGCATACCTGAAGTGGTTGTCAAAGGTTCTAGACTTCCCGATTGCATATGATGATGAACGAATAAATAAGACAATCAGTGAGAACCAGAATGAGAAGTATGTAAAGCATGTTGACTCTCACTGGCTTGATGAACAAGTATGGAATGGGATAAGACCAAAGAATGAACGGTAAGTATATCTTCGTAACAGGTGCGCCAGGCAGTCGTTGGAGTGGATATGTAGAAGACCACCTATACACTCGTGATGACCTTGACAAGACAGATATGTCACCTGAACGAGAGTATTGGCGTGGTCGTGATGGTTGTAAAGACTTGATGCATAGGGGTGCATACTTTGACCCCTGGCATGGAGTTTAGAAACGAAGAGAAACACTGGGACGAACCTTTCAGTGGTGAGGGCATTCGCGTAATCAAGTCTCACACATTTGCATATCACTTACCATATCTCATGGACTTTGGTTGTCCTATTCATTTGGTATATAGAACTAACCAAGAATGTTTCGATTGGTGGCATCAATGTGGTGGTTGGAATATCAAGTATCCTAACTACAATTGGTATCGAGATGATGACAATATGATAGAACAGATACAGATGCAGAACCTTCTCATCACGGAATTTGTTCAAGAACATGAACTTGAAAAACATAATGATGGAAAAAGAGATTACTATATATGGTTACCTACGACAGAGAATGGTTAAGAGATTATTTCACATATGATTGGCCGAGTTCCCGCACCGCAGGACTTGATAGTTATTACTGGACTGGATGGAGATTGATAGATGAAATTAATGATACAGAATCTGTGCTTGACGTGGGTTGTGGGGTTAATCCTTTTAAAAGACACCTTAAAAACTTACACGGTATCGATATTACAGACATTGGGTCAGACGAACAGGTGGCAATAGAGGACTATAAACCTCAAGAGAAGTTTGATGTTGCGTTTTGTTTAGGTAGTATTAACTTTGGTGAGTTTACGGATGTTGCAAAACAAATCGATAACTTGACTAAGTTCTGTATGAAAGATAAGTCGCGTATCTACTGGAGATGTAATCCAGGCCATCGTGACCATGACAATAAGAATGTGAACAAAGTTCCTTTCTTTGAATGGCATATAAATCATCATATAATGCTTTCAGAAGCAACGGGTTATAAGGTCACGGAGTTTATGCCTGACCAGAATAGAATGTATGTAAAGTGGGAAAGAAAATGAAACTATTTGTTCACATTCCAAAAAACGGTGGTATGACGATTCGCAAGAATATGGACATCCGCAAACAAGTGTTACTCGCACAACCTGACCATCATATCAATAAGAAATATACCAAAGGTCTGGTTGAGAAGATGAAAAAGACTCAAGACCATCAGGGTTACGAACATGCTCCACTGAGATACTGGCGGTCAGACCTTCGTGACCAGTTCCGTGCGGTTGCGATTGTGCCGTAATCCGTGGGATAGAGTTGTCTCTCGATATCTGTTTGCAAAGAAAGTAATCTTGCATGAGGGGACACAACCACCAGAATATGCAGACATCTCTTCGTTTGAGGCATTCCTTGAGGAACGACATAAGTGGGGCGGGGAAGAGTATATGTGGCATCGTGCAGTTCGTAACTGGTATCCATCGCATTTTCATGTAGCCGATGAGAACGGTAATGTGAAGTGTGATATCCTTAGATTTGAGAACTATAATGATGATGTAAAACAATACTTCGGAACTCTCGCAAATCCTGAACCAAGAAACGTAACCCGTGTGCCTAATGACAAAGGTAAGACGGGACACGGGATTCATTACAAAGACATATATACACCAGAGACAACACAGATTGTCGCGGATTGGTATAAACAAGACATCGACCACTGGGGTTATGACTTCGACACAGGCCCAACAAGGAACTATTGGAATGCTTAAAGAACTATTTGACAAATATCAGTGTGATAAAGGAACAGAAAAACATCACTACTATAAAGAATATGAGAAATACTTTGAACCCGTGAGAGAAGAACAAATTAATCTTCTTGAGATTGGAACTTTCAAGGGTGCATCAACTCGTGCGTTTCATGAATACTTTCCGAATGCGAACATCTATACGATTGACATCTTCGTGAGGACTCTACCAGAGGAGTTGGATATTTTGAGTGAAGAACGTGTTCACTGGTTAAAAGCAGACTCTATGGATGCGTCTCTTGGAAGTAAGATTAAGAGTGAATGGGGTGATGTGAAGTTTGACTTTATTATTGATGATGGCGCACATTGGCCTGAAGCAAATCGACTGACTTTTGAGAACTGTATTTCTTTTTTAAAAGAGGATGGAACATATTTCATCGAAGATATCTGGCCTTTACATAGAATGAGTCAAAACGAAATGTCTAACCCGTGGATTCAAAATCGTCTTGACTTATATGATGTATTGAAACATAATCATTTTATGACAACACTTGAAAAATATAATCATAAGACATATGATAGACGCAAAGAAACAAAGTGTGGTGACACATATATCATCGCATTGACCAAATGATTAAACTTGTCCTCTTTGACCTAGATGGTGTTCTGGTTGACACAAAGGATATCCACTACGAAGCACTAAACAAAGCATTGGGTAACCGTGCAATAACTCAGGAGGAACACCTGAGAGTCTATGATGGTATGACCACCAAAGACAAACTATCTCGTATGGGTTACTCTGAATCAGAGTCGAAAAAGATATTCGAAGAAAAACAACTGAACACATATGATAGATTAGATACGATACAACAGAACGATGACATTATAGATTTGTTCTTACGACTAAAGGAAAACCGTTATGATATTGGAATATGCTCTAATGCGATTAAAAGAACTGTGGAGAAATGCCTATCCAGAATTGGTGTTATTCATCTATGTTCATTTTTTATTACTGCTGATGATGTAGGTCACGCAAAACCACATCCAGAGATATACTGGAAAGCAATGTCTCAATGTGGAGTGTTACCCGAAGAAACTGTTATTATTGAGGACTCTCCAACAGGTCTACTTGCAGCTCATCGTTCAGGTGCGAATGTGATACGAGTGAGTTCACCCGAAGAAGTAAACGTTGACCTAATAGAAAAGATAAAAGACAAACCCGTGAAACCGAAATGGAAAGATGATAAACTCAATGTCTTGATTCCGATGGCAGGGGCGGGGAGTCGTTTTGCCGATGCGGGATATACCTTTCCCAAACCTTTGATTGATGTCGAGGGTAAACCTATGATTCAGACCGTTGTGGATAATCTAGGGTTTGATACAAACTATATCTTTGTTGTTCAGAAAGAACACCGCAAACAATATAACCTCGACTCAATGTTGAACCTGATTGCACCGAACTGTAAGATTGTAGAGGTCGATGGTGTGACCGAAGGTGCAGCCTGCACAACTCTTCTTGCAAAAGAATATATCGACAACGATAACCCATTGTTCATCGCGAACTCTGACCAGTATGTTGAGTGGGACGCGATTGACTTCATGTATACAATGAACGAGAAAGAAGCTGATGGTGGTCTTGTCACATTCAAGGCAACCCACCCCAAGTGGTCATACGCAAAGACTGATGGTATGGGAATGGTTGTAGAGGTCGCAGAGAAGAACCCTATCAGTGACAATGCGACTGTTGGGTTCTACTACTGGAAACGTGGTAAGGATTATGTAACCTATGCCGAAGATATGATTTACCATGATATTCGTGTGAATAATGAATTCTATGTTTGTCCTGTGTATAATCTCGCCCTCAAAGAAGGTAAACAGATACACACATATGAGGCAAAGACTATGTGGGGTCTGGGAACACCCGAAGACTTGGAGACTTACCTGTGTCGATAAATGTTTCGTTGTGTGTGTCAGGTAGGTGGACTGGTGAAGATTATACCAATCTTCTAAGAGAAAGAATTCCACACGACAACTTTTATACGGCTACATATACGGAGTCAGACTATGATGCAGACTTCTATATTGATGAACCAGAGTCTACCTATCATCCATTGACTATCGAACCATACCCTGATGCTGAGAGTCAAGGTAGACGGGACGCAATGCATCCCGATATACATTGTAGTCCTCAAGTGGAATATGTGAAACGAGTTTCTCCTCATTGGCACAAACAAATTTTGATTCATAATCATATAATGAAGAATATTCAAACAGATATTGTTATTCGGGCTCGTTTCGAAACGATTGTGTCTGACCAAGTTGACTGGGAAGAATTAATAAAAAAGTCTTGGGAAGAGGAAATGCCTCTTGGTTTCAATACAAGAAGCGCTGCAACAAACTTACAACATCATCGTATTTGTAATGATAATGAGTATTCAAGTTTCTTTATAAATGACGCAATGATTATTCACCCACAACGTATATGGGACTGTAAGTTAGTAGAACGACTATATAACGAAGAGAAACTTAGGGGCGCTGAAGAGGGTTGGTATCAGATTCTCTCTGAACCGTATGATTATTATCACACCTCTTATAATGGTGGTGCATACTCAGCAAAAGATTGGGAAATGGTATTAGATGTTGATGCAAGCCTACATAATCACTCTTCTTGATGACCGTGACTCTCGTGATGCATCTAATCGCGTGGTCAAGTCTATCGATGATACAGGTTCAGACCTTGAACCGATAATCTTTCGTGCGACTACACCAGAGTCTCTCGAAGAAGATATGTGGTTGAAACTTGATTGGACATATCCAACCAAACCAAGTCAAGATGGTATGGACTTTGCGACAGGACTATACCTTCAACACTATCAGACCGCAGACCTACAGAATCGTATTGCGTGTATGGTGAGTCACATGCGTCTATGGCAGAAGTCAATCGACCTTGACGAACCGATTATGGTTCTGGAACATGATGCACTCTTCACTCGCAAGTTTAGATTTTCGGACTTGACAGATGGGTTCAAAGGTGGTATAGTAGGACTCAATGACCCTCGTGGTGCAACTCGAAAGGCGAGTTTGTTTCATTCGAAGGTCAGTTCGCGTATGGGGTTACAACCAGTTCCAGACCTTGAGGACAACTATCCTCACGGACTCGCTGGAAATTCTGCATATATAATTACACCAAAAGGTGCAAAGAAAGTATTAAAAATGACAGAGAGTATTGGAATGTGGCCCAATGATGCAATCATGAACAGACAGTTCTTTCCGTGGATGCAAGTGGTCTATCCTTACTATACAACTATTCAGAGGGGGTTGGTCTCAACCACAACGTCATGAAAGCAAAAGTAATTACACTAATCAACAATTCATCGAGTATCGATGTCGCAGAACGATGTATTGCGTCAGGTAAAAAACACGGTGTGACTGTAGAATGGTTTCGTGCCATAACACCTAATGACGAACCACTCGAACTACTAGAACGTGAACGTATTCCACCAAGCGCATTTGACGAGAGATACTCTCGTAATCTAAATTGTATCTCTGCATTCCTGTCACACTATTCGTTGTGGAAAGAATGTGCATCAGGTAAAGAGACCTACGCAATCTTTGAACACGATGCGGTCATCACCGCACCCCTCCCAACCCAACCATTTCAGTATGCGATGAACATTGGTGCGCCATCATATGGTCGGTTCAATATTCCACAGAATTTAGGTGTAAATACTCTGACCACCAAACGATACTTCCCAGGCGCACACGCATACATGGTCACGCCCGCAGGCGCGAAGAAGCTAGTAGAGGCTGCACCTAAGTTCGCGAAACCAACTGATGTGTATCTGAACCTAGATACTTTTCCGTGGTTACAGGAATACTATCCATTCTGTGCAGAGGCACAAGATAGTTTCACCACGATTCAGGTAGAAGAAGGTTGTCTTGCAAAACATAACTGGAAGACGGAGTATAAGATTATCGATGCGTGAAGTATTTCTAACTGGATGTGATATCAACACAGAGTGGCAACTCCCGTGGTTCATTCATAACTTTGAACGACACAATGAAGGTCGCCTCATCATTGCTGACTTCGGTATGTCCGAAGAGATGTTGAGTCACATATCCATGTATCATATCATTCCTATCAAATCGCAGGAAAAGGGTTGGTTCAAGAAACCCCGTGCGATACTGACAACCTCACGTCTCAGAGATGTTGACAAGGTTTGTTGGATTGATACTGATTGTGAAATCAAAGGGAATATAGAACATATCTTTGACCTGTCTGAACCAAACAAACTTGGTATGGTAGAGGATAGACCGTGGACTGCTCGAAGGAATGAGATGGGTAAATGGTATAATTCTGGTGTTGTTCTGATTGAAGGAACACCCACAATACTTGGGGACTGGGCAAGTAACTGTGTTAGTAATCCAGTGCAGGGTGACCAAGAGGTTCTCTACTTTATGATGGGTGGAGATGAGTTGAAAAAACTTGCATATATAAATCCATTACCTCACACATATAATACATTGCGTATCGACTATCAAGATGGTATCGCAGTGAGGAAGCCACTAATTGTTCACCATACAGGTGAAAAAGGTAATCAAGCAATAAGGAAACAAATGAATGTATGAATATAGATGTAATGTCGTGAAGATTATTGACGGCGACACAGTTGACGTTGATATCGACCTCGGCTTTGGTGTGTGGATGCGTAAGCAACGTATTCGGATGTATGGTATCGACACTCCTGAATCGAGAACTCGCGACTTAGAAGAAAAGAAATATGGTCTTGCCGCAAAGGACTTTCTGACTGGTTTGTTGGATGATGAAGGCGGTATTGTTTTGAAAACACATAAAGACGGTAAGGGTAAGTTTGGTCGTATTCTAGGTGAGTTGTGGAGAACCACAAACTACGCAGACCAATCAATCAATGACTATATGATTGAGAAGCACCATGCGGTTCGTTATATGGGTCAGTCCAAAGATGCCATTGAAGAACAACACTTAGAGAATAGGAAACATGTTTCTCTCATCGACTAAACAAATGGGGTTCATCCATGTTCCCAAATCTGCGGGAACAACCATCAAGGGTGAACTGGAAAGAACTCTTGGTAACGACTATTATATCGGTAGAGGTAAGGCAGTCGCAGAACGAATACGAAGTCTCAAGGGTGAGAATGACGGGTCTCCTGCATTTCATTCTGAGAAGATAACGCATCGGGAGAGTCATGACCTCGCACAATATCCCCATCACCTTGAGAGACATCTTCTTGAGAAACGTGATGAGAGATGGTGTGACTACAAAATCTTTGCAGTGATACGAAACCCGTGGGATAGATTGATGGGTGCGTTTCTGTATCGGGTGATGAAGGACGGCCCTGCGTGGGAGAAGGATGGAGACTATTTGAATGACTTCAACTTCGAATACTGGTTGAAGGAAGAACATGAGAAACAATGGTCTCACATCTTTGTCCACCCGTTATCAACATGGGTCAAAGAGACAGACACAGTTATGAAGTTTGAGAACTTAAAAAACGATATACATATTCTAAATGATTATCTGGGGTTCGAACTCGACTTGGGTATTCATAAAAATAAAAGTTTTAAGCACCTGATGGGAATCAGAAATAGTAACGATTTGATTCAACCTCACATGAAGAAATGGATTACAGAAAAGTATAGTGATGAGATTGAGATGTTCGGATATGGAGACTATGAATGAGAGTTAACGTATTAGGAAATGGCCCCTAGCGCTGGTATGTTCCAGAGAGGGACAAAGGGCAAACTATTAATATGTAATATGCCACCGTTTGCAATTCCTCGTAAGGAAGTCTGGGCGACCTGTATGGTTGACTTCAAGATGATGATGGCACTACAAGAAGGTCATATCAAACTTGACATGTATGATTGGGTTCTGGGTAATCGTCCAAAGATTTGGATGGAACAAAGCGGAACATTCTACATGAAATACTCACATCTTATCAAGGGTTTTCATCTTGAAGTTCCAGAGTATGCAGCACGAGAAGGTCAATCCAAAGGTCAGGCGGCCACTAATTTCAACTGTGGTCATTTTGCGGTTCACTACGCTTGCAAAAAGATGAAGGCAACAGAGGTTCACATCTACGGTTTCGATAGTATCTTCGATATGAACCTAGAGAGTTTCACGGACTTGTTATTGGAATCAGACCGTTCAACACAGAACACAGTTCGACTGAATGATAACTGGAGACATGTATGGGTTGGTATGTTTAATGAATTCAAAAAAGTCCAGTTCCATCTGTATCATAACCATAGTGATATCAAGTTTCCTGTCCCAGATAATGTAAAAATAAACGTAGTGACTAAAAAAAAGTCTTGACTTTGACAACCGATTGTGTTATTATATAAAAACAATCGAGGACGCATAGCTCAACTGGATAGAGCAACAGCCTTCTAAGCTGTAGGTTCGGGGTTCAAGTCCCTGTGCGTTCACCAAACATGGAGCATATAATGAGTGAAACTGTAACAATCGAACAAGTCCTTCAGGACGTTCATCCTGAACTTTCTGCCGACAACAACACCTATCGTCTTTTCAGACTGAACGAAGGGTTCTCCCTTGACCGTCTGTCTAACACCGACATCGCTTACTACAAGCGTGTCAACAACTTCGTCAAAGGTGACAAGTTGGTTGTTGTTCAGAATTCCAAAATCATCTACATCGAGGATTAGAATATGGAATATTGGAATAAAGTAAAAACATTCTTCGAAACACCAGCATCTAACATGGTTGGTGTCTGTATTGGCGGCGCATTAGTTGGCACTAATATTGTCAACTTCACATGGCTTGGTCTTCTAGCGGGTATCTTTCTGATTCTTGCTGAAGGTATTCAATACTTTGAACGGCAAGACTAATGTCGGATAATTTAAGACCTCGTGCAGTCTTTGCTCCAGATGACTATGCGACAATCCGTAAAGCACTACAAGTGTATATGCACAACTATGGTAATAGTTTGGATGACGAAGAGTCTCGTAAGATTGCGAGTCTTCTTCACCGACTAGGAAGAGTTGGTTATGAAGCGTGAGAGTTATTGGGATTATATGGGTCGGAAGATTAGTGAGTCTCGTGAGGTCATGTTGACCGACAAAGAACGTATCGAAGACTTAGAGAGACGAGTTGTAACCCTTGAAGGTAAGTTGGAAAAGATGAGTGTTAGTTACAGAAAAGCCTCGTGGCGACCAAATCCACTTGACGGTTAACGAGTAATACCGCGCTTCTCTTTTTCTTGTTTAATCCACTTCTTGGCGAGTGGGTTCTCAGGGTCTTTACTTATAAACTTCTTCACATCACGATATGCACGAAGAGTTTCTTTCTGATAGTCCTTGCCCTCTGAGTTATCTACTATCATAAAGTTTTTCTTACCAAAAACAGTTTGTAGCCCACCAATATTCTTCTGAACGGTGTTCCAGTATTCGGTAACCTTCTTCTTACCAAGTGAACGTGTTCTCTGTGAGTCTCTCTTGATTGCGGTCTCAATGTCGGTATTCACGAGAATCATCTTAGTGTCATACCCTAAGTCTTGTAGTTCTTTTGCTTGTTTGATGATTTTATTTACGTCTTTACCAGTTCCATCAATAACTAAACCAAGGCGACCCTTCATGTATATGTCTTGTTTCAGTCTGGTCTGTGCTTTTGCTCTACCACGAATCGCTTGACCCTCATCAGAGAAAATCTCGTCAGAGGTCATTGCCTTACCCGCCTTCTTCATCATGACCTCAAACGCATCGTCAGAGTTGACAACACGGAAACCAAGTTGCGGAAGACCAGTCTTACCTACGATAAAAGATTTACCAGACCCAGGCCCACCCGCAAGGAATACTGCCTTGAAGATTGCAGGGTCGTTAACACCCTCTTCGATATATTGGAATTGGTTAAATGATAACATTAAAAAATATCCACATAATATTCAAACAAAATATCACTAATTCTGTTGAAAAGCTTGGGTCGATTCTTCAATTCTTTCAGAAGTTAGACTGTAAGTATTTATAGTTCTACATTCCTCTATAAAGTCTAATTTATCACCTTCGATTCTTTGAGTTCTCTCAGACCCAATTCTTTTCAATTCGTCTACATCAAAATTGGGCCACAACTTAACATAGTCTAGTCTAGATTGTTCAGATTCAAACATATCAAAAAGAATAAAATCGTCGGTGCAGTATGGCGCGAAGACTGATTTAATATCTTCCGCGCTATGAACCTGACCACTAGGATTTGGAATACCCGACAATATAACAACATCGTATTTTGAAGATGGAGTTTCAATCTCCCAATCAGTCATACCTAGTTCGTATTTCTCATTACAATTAGTTGCGGGAACACCATATCTACCGTGTAGATATTTTACCAAACTCATATCATTAGGTTTAAAAGCGGATGTGAATTTTACAAAAGCTCCAAAATGTTTAACCATAGGTGTCCAAAGTTCGCCAAGATTAGCTTTCGTAGCGCTAGGATTTGTCACACCAGATATGTCACTAAGTAAAAAACCATCACTCATATCAGAATCGTTATAGTTTGTTACAAACAAAACATTTCTTTTACCCATTTTGTATAAAAGATTATTCATGAACACGCCATTTTGGAATATACCACCAGCAGCTACTTTATACACATCAGGGTAATTTATAGATTCGCCGAGATTTTCCCAGTTATCAACAAAGTATTGTTCGATTTCATCAGCAAGATTAATATAACACATCCCAAGGTCGTTGAAATTTACTAGGTCGATTTTATCATCTTCACCTGTATAGATATGTAACTCTTGACTCATACTAATAGACCTTATATACTTGTTTCAATTGATTTGAGATGTTATTATAAAATTTGTCATTACTTCTATGTATGGATGCAATTTTACTGAATGTATCTTCTGTTGTGTTTTTAGTAGGTTGAAGAGTTCTTTCACTCCCCCCGAACAAATCAATCAATACAAAATCTTCCGTTCCGTATGGAGCAAAAGCTTTCTTTACATTTTTAGCTTGATACTTTCCCTTCTTCATACCCTTTGCGTTTATTAGAATAATAGCATCAAACTTAACACTGCTGTCAATTTTTACTTTATTATTATCTAATACATATCCGTCTGATATATTAATCTTATTGACACCGTATACATCATAGAGTTTCGTGAACATATTTTCTGATGTATTAGTATTTGCCACATACAAACCATATTCACTTCCATTTAACTTGTGAATAATCGGTAAGAAGTGGTGACCATAACTTCTGACAGGCGTATATTCTTCATTGGTCAATCTGACATTTTCATTATCATATGTAGAAACTATCAGGACGTTCTCAAACTTTTTCATAATCATCAATGTATCTAAGATTGATGCCTCTGTAGAAAGATATGCGATTTCTTTGCCAGTCAATCGTGATTTGTAAACTTTTTTTACATTCTCTTCCAGTGTTTCGAATGTATTATTTTTCCACAAACTCTCTAGATAATTAGACCTAATATTACCCTTTGAGTCATACGCAAACGGTTGGTATTGATTGAGAAACATTACTTATCGCCTTGATAGATTGATTGAATATGGTCTTCGAACTGTTCAATCTTCTCCGTGCGATTAGGCCATAGGATGTATTCCTTTTCAGGATTCAACTTCAGGTTGTTCAACAACGGTTGGATTGCATTATAGAGTTTATTGAGTTTCTCTTGGGTCTCTTCCACGTTAGAGGACACTGATGCGACCTGTGCGGTGGCAGTCTGGACTGCTTCCAGTTCGTTCTCATCTACAAGGGTAAACCCAAAATCAAATAATTCGTCAGACATGTCAGTCTCCTTTTCTTCTATTTATATGAAAAAAACACTTGACAAAAGATGTTTTTTGTCGTAATATGTATATAGAGATTGAGAGAGGAATACATTATGGATGAATTTGATTATGGACAGTGTGACTATTGTGGTGAAGACAACGATATCAGTGGCCACTGTGTAGATAGTTTCTGTGAGTATTATGCAGGAACGCCTGAACACGATGCTTTGATTGAAGAATTTGGAGAGGATATGAACGATGCATACTGAAACTATGGTAGAATTTTTGGGTCAGACTAAAGACGGACTGTGGGAAGTCAGGGTCTATCCGTTTCAACAGGAAACATATATCGAAGGGTTCATGCACTTGCGTGACGCAGAGATGTTCCTCTATCAGTTTCGTGAGGTGAACTGATGTTTTATATATGGCATGAGTGGAAGAATAAGCGAGACCTTCTAAAGAGTATAGAGGCGGAGCGTAAAGCAGCCAATGAGCGTATCTGGAAGAGACTTAATACAGAACTGAGAGTGGCACGGAAGAATAAAGACTGGGATAAGTCTAATCATTTGAAGGTGCAGATTGCTAATTACAGGAGTGATAAGCGTGGCAGTGGAAGAACGATGTTGAAGTTTGATGCTCGTCATGGGTTCTCTAAGTGGAATTATTAGAAAGGTAGACTGATGAATTTTGAACTTTTCCTTCGTGAGATGTATCGCGAGAACTGTAAAGAGCGTAAGGCGTTTGGTCAAGAGGTTTACGAGTTCGAACAATATATTCACACTAATGAGTATTTTTTGCTTGACAAATTCCGCGAGATATGTAATAATCAAGTATAGTCGAAAGGATAAAAGATTATGGAATTGATTGGTAAACAAATTGTTGTGAATGCATGGGAGCCTGTTGCGGGTTCGGTTGAGAAGACTGTCACACTCACTAGTGTCCTTGATGGGCCTGGCAGTGACCGCCGTGACTATGTTACGGTTGAGGGTCTAAAAGACTGGGAAGTTGATATGCCCCTAGAAGACTTTATCAAAATGGTTGTGGAGGTTCTGTAATGGCGTTATTGACATTTGCTACTGATGAACGTATTGATGTTCTCCGTGAGAAGTTTGACACTCTCACAGAAGGCATGGACAACTGGAAAGACCCGATTGATACGGTCATTCCGATTGCTGAGTTCAACGACATGCAGGATGCGTGTGCGTGGTTCACAGGCTCAGAGTTGTTCGTCAAAGAACAGATTATGAATGAAGCTAAGTTTCGTGTTCAAGCGGAGGGTTACTACAATGCAGTCGGAGCGTAATGTAAGTCATGTGTCGATAAGGAAACGTAATCAGTATCAGAATACATATACTTTTGATAATGGATACGGTGCATCTGTGATTTGTAATCAGAGTTCGTATGGCAACACCGATGGACTTTTCGAAGTCGCGGTGCTTGACATTAATGGAAACTTGTGTTACAATACAACTATCGCTGATGATGTGATTGGTCATTTGACCTTTCAAGAAGTTGCTGATGTATTAAAAGAGATTGAGAATTTGGTATGATGTATTTTCTAGTTTTATTTACGATGACAGGTAGTGTCGAAGTCGTGGAGTTCACCAGTTATAATCACTGTGTGAATGCCTATGAGATTCTCAAGGAAGTCGATACCGTCAAACATATTGTGGGGTGCTTACCGAAATGAATATCTTTCACCTAGACAATGACCCTATCAAGGCAGCCCAGATGATGCTTGACAAACATGTTGTCAAGATGATTGTCGAGTATGCTCAACTAATGTCAACCGCACATCGTGTGCTTGATGGTGAACACTATTATGGTAAGACTGTGAATGGCCGTAAGATTGCTCGTTGGAAACATCCAACACTTGACAATCAACTCTACAAGGCATCTCATGTCAACCACCCATCAAATATCTGGTTGCGTGAGTCTGATGATAACTACTTCTGGTTGTATCGTCACTTTCGTAGTGCGTGTAAAGAATATACACATCGGTATGGAAAATATCACTTGACAGATACTCGTTTATCTGATATACTACTCAACATACCTAAGAACATCCCCAAAGTGGGATTGACGAAATTCGCTCAAGCAATGCCTGACTATTGCAAACGCGAAGACCCAGTAGATGCATATCGCTTCTACTACTTGAATGAGAAACGTTCATTTGCTAAATGGACAAATCGTGATGAACCTGATTGGTGGAAGGAGTGTGCATAATGATTGACCGCCGTAAAAAGAAAGTTGCTGAAGACCTGTTCGAAGGTGACTATGATAACCGTGACGTTCTGTATTGGAATGACACAAAAGATTATTTCGATGAGATTGGTGTTACCAACTCTTATCAAGACACAGTAGGATATGACAATGACTGGAATTGATTTAACATATGATAATATAATCGAACAATTAGAAAATGGAATTGTTCGTCTGTCTTTCATCAAAGTGAAAGATGGTCAAGTTCGCAACATGCGAGCTACACTGAAAGAGGATTACATTCCTCGTCCTGATGGTGACCCTGACAGGAGAAAACATCTTCAAGATAAAAAAGAAGTTGTTCGTGTTTATGACCTTGATGTAGAGGGGTGGCGTTCTTTCCGTGTAAATACTTTGCAAACTTTCGACACTATATAGTGTATGGCAAAGAGAAAACTCACTGCGGAACAGAAGAAGGCTGCGTCTGAACGTCTTGCGAAAGCACGGGCAGCACGAGGTCACGATGGTCGGATGGGAGTTCACGAGAGTATTCGTGACCTTCCTGAAGACCATTACCTTCATTGGAAGAAAGTGAAGCAATGGATTAAGTCCTGTGAGTTGGAACTAAAAGGTATTAGGCATCTCAAGAAATCTAGTAAGTATACTGAGAGAGCCCAATACAAAGACCTTGAAGTCTACATCTATAATATGAAAAAATATTTGACTAGTGGTGTCTGGTTAGACTTTCGTTATGGAGAAGACCGTGAGAGTAAAATTAAATATCGTTGTCTTGCGAAAGCTTTATGATGAATACGGTGAAGTGAAACGCACAGTCGGTGTCTGGTATGATGATGTTGGTATGTGGTCTAAGGAGTTGAAAGAAGAACTTGAAGGTTGATTTAATTATTGGTGGTGTTGACTCTGACTCAAACGAGGAGGCAAACTTTCTAAGTAAGAAGAAGTTCTCTCGTATGATTGAGGACACCGTTAAACGAAACAGTCTGTCCTATATGGACGCTGTAATTCACCTCTGTCTAGAAAATACGATAGAGGTTGAAGATGTGAAGAAATATCTCTCCACATCAATTAAGCAGAGAATTGAGATGGAAGCAATGAAACTCAATTATCTGGATAAGGGTAACTCAAAATCCTTATCCGAATAAATAAATGTATTGACAAATACACTATATTATGATACAATGAATACACATAATACGCAAATATACGGAGAATACAAATGTCTTTTGCAAATCTAAAATCTAATCGTCCTGATATTTCTAAACTGGCATCTGCTGCCCAAGAAATGTCTGGCACAAAACAAACCAAAAACAAATATGAAGACCTACGTTTCTGGAAACCAACTGTCGATGACGCTGGTAACGGATACGCAGAGATTCGTTTTCTTCCTGCTGTCGAAGGTCAGGAACTCCCGTGGGTTCGTTACTTCGACCACTTCTTCAAAGGCCCGACTGGTCAATGGTATGTTGAGAAGTCTCTGACTACTCTGGGTAACAATGACCCTGTGAGTGAATACAACTCACGTCTTTGGAACTCTGGTATCGAGGAAGACAAAGAAACTGCGCGTAAACAGAAACGCCGTCTGCATCACGTCTCTAACATCATTGTTATCAGTGACCCTGCCAATCCTCAGAATGAGGGTAAGGTATTCCTGTATGACTATGGTAAGAAAATCTTTGATAAGGTTATGGACAAGATGCAACCAGAGTTTCCTGGCGAAACACCAATCAATCCGTTTGACTTCTGGGCTGGTGCGAACTTCCAACTGAAGATTCGTAACGTTGCAGGATATCGTAACTATGACAAGTCAGAGTTCAAAGCACCCGCTGCGTTGTTCGATGCCGATGAGACCAAACTCGAAGCAACCTACAATCAGTTGCACGAGGTCACTGAGTTCACCGATGCATCAAGTTACAAAACCTATGATGAGTTGAAAGCACGTCTCGAAACTGTTCTGGGTCAAGCAACAGGTGGTGGTGCAACTGTCAAGAACGAAGCACTGACACAGACTGCCGAGACTGTTGAACCAAAAGCAACAGAACCGCAAGTCATTCAGTCTGCGCCTGAACCTGCCATCGCATCAACCGATGACGATGATGACACACTGTCTTACTTCGCGAAACTCGCTGCGGAAGACTAGGATTCATTCTCCTATGGATGATGAGAAAGGGTGGCTTCGGTCACCCTTTTTTAATTAGGCTTCTTGTCGGTATCGTCGGTTGCAGCCGAGTAGTCTTGAATAAATGAGTTTGCTGACTGATAAATTGCACCAGTGCTATTGTCCACATAGTTCATTCCTGCAACACCTTGTTCTGTTGCCAACTTATTGATTGCATCGAGACGTGACTTCAATGCATCACCCTGTAGGTTTTCTTCTTTAATTTTCTGTAGTGCTTGATTTCTTTGTTCTAAGAACTTGCGTTGTTCATCAGACAAATCAGCTTGATTTACATCTTGAAAAGCATTGCCTTGCACTTCACCGGCGTCTGTTATTCCAAGTTTGTCTTTTATAAAGCTTTTTACGTTTTGAACCAATCTGTCGAATAGTTCACCAACGAAGTCAAAAATACTCTTTACTTTTGGAATGATACTTTCTTTTACATAATTGTCAGCAAAGGAAAAAAGTTCTGCAACTCCGTCTCTCAACCAACCAAGTTTAAGCCATTCTACAAACGCTTGAAGAGTTGGTGAATTATTTGCTAATTCATTCAAATCTTCACCCAAGACAAATCCTGTCAAAAGGTCAAACGCTTCGTTGAATGCATCACCTATTTTTCCAATAGTTTTATCAAAAGCATCTGCAACTTTTACACCAAATTCAAAGTCGAAATATTCAGATACTTTTCTTAACCCACCTGTTATGATTTCAACGAAGTCAAAGATAAAGAAGTTGATGACACCTCGAACACCTTCTAGGAGGCCGGTGACAATTCTTTGTCCAATATCACCCTCACCAGTAATCAGTTCTTTAACGAAATTAAATGCAAAAACAAATGGCGCTGAGAATACTCTACCAATTATTCCAACAAAGAAACCAAGAAAGCGGCCAAACACTCCAACAAAATTAGAGATTGCTCGTATAACAGGATTTTTATCAACCCCGAAAGATTTGAAATTTTCTCTCAAGAATTTGAATGGCTCAATTATTCCACGAACCAAATCACCAAACGGTTTGAGAATACCACCAGCGAGTGACAATCTTAGTGTTGCACCTAGTTTAGCCATTTTAGTGGTAAAGTCTGAAACTTTGAGTTCTTTTAGACCTTTCACACCAGCATTTATCTCAGCTCCAATCTTGGTAAACCCAATCATGAAATTTTTGAATGGTGCGAGAATCCGTGTTCTCATAAGACCAAAGAATCCTTTCTTACCATTCTTATCACCACCAGCGATTCTTTGAAACAAATCTTTATAGAAGTTTGCATAGGCTGATGCAAGACCAACAATAGCCCCGACTGCACCCGCACCCGCAACACCAAGTATTCCGCTTGGAGACAGAATATCTTTAGCACTGACCTTTGCTAATGGTGCAAGTGTTTCTTTTGCCTTTTTATCTTTATCCCTTTGGGATTCAAGTGCATCAAGTTTACTACGGTCATCACGTTTGAACATCTCAGCAAATTTGCCGACAATTTTACTAAGAACTTCGCGGTTCTCTTTTGCGTCTTCTTGTTGTTGTTCACTGTTATGTTTTAGTTGTTCAGTGACGGCGTTCATCTCAGCCATTTTGTTTTGCTCTTTCTTTTTCTTCTTCTAGGTGTTGCAATAACATACTGACATATATTTCCCTCTCCCACGGCATCATCATATCCAGTTCCGTTAATGAGTATTTAAAGTGTTGCATCATAGAAAAGTTCGTATTATAATGATTCACTAAACTCTCATGAGAGAGGCTTATCAGAAAAAATCAGCGACCCCTCTCAGTTCTTGTTTATTATCTGAACTACAATTCGAACAATTGAATTCGATGTCATGTTTCAGTGTAGGCATTTGTTCTACAAAGTCTGATACCATAGACAACTGTGCGGTTGTCATGGATTCAACAAATTCTTTTACTTCGACTGATTTAACTTCGTTGGTGTTGATTCTCTCATCAGGAGTGATGATTGCACCAATACTTTTTTCAATTAGTTCAAATGCAAATTTACTTTCCTGTTTACCCTCTTCATATCCATCAACGACTTCATTGAATTTTGGGTATGTCATCTCAATAGAAATCTCTGGGGTAAGTTCAATTAGTTTACTCACATCTGATTTTGGAATCTTGATGTCACCAACAGGGATAACCACTTCATTCTGATGTTCACACTCAGAACACTTCACACCAATCGTTGATGTTTCACCAACAGATTTGGAACGAATTTGTAAGAACATATATTCAACATCAAAGGTTGTCAGTGATTGTGGATTTATATCCTCATACACACAGGCAGCAACCGTGTCTACCATTGCTCTCATTGCTTGTTTCTGGTCTTGCGACTCAAATGCCATAAGAAGAATTTTTTCTTCCTTGACAAGATACGGCCGATATGATATTACACTTCCTGTGGAAGGGATTTCTAGTTCATACTTCGGTGTATCATTTAACTTGGGTAATGCCATAATTTAACTCCATAATTACCTTAATACTCTACGAATCAATTCGCCTGCGAGACCTTCAACCAAACCGCTGGAGATTTCGCCTTGTTGGGAGCGCCAGTCTTTGTAAGACAATTGGACTGACACTTCCACAACATCTTGCGTTTCATTATTTAGTGTGATTTCATTCAGTGTTGTTGGGTATGCATTCTCAAGAACACAACTGTATGCAATCTGGTCACCAAAGATACCGTTCAAATCAATCTCACCCTGTGCAAGGTCAAGTGGCCCAATACGAGGGAGACGATTACGAATACCACTAGGAATTCTACCAGTATCAAAAACTTTCTTCTTTTTGATTGGGAATGACACACCCTTCTTCAGTTGTTGAATGACAACTGGTTTGGCATAGTCTTTGAAATACCCAATCGTTTTTGTTTCTCGATTGTGTGCAAGGTTCTGCCATGCCTCAAAGTATCTGCGAATACCATAGTCGTTCATGCAGTAGAATGTCATATTCAAATCTGCAACTGCATATCCGTTTGCAACTTTGGTTAGAACTGTTCCAATCTGTTTGTCCGTTGACAAAACCTGACGGCCTGGCAAACTAGTTACACGACACAACATGTCTAATTCTCTTGGGTCGTTACCACCCAGAGGCGCACCCTGAATACGAGGCAGTTGAACACGGAACATGTTCTGTGATGCGAACCCACCACCCCTACTTACTTGCGCTCTAAAATCGTCTACGCGAAATACCATTATCCTATCATCCGTCTTGAATCTGAGAACACTTTGGAAGAGTTTCTCTTGCGGAAGTCTGCGGTTGGTAGGAAGGTTGCGATTTCCCACTCTGGTGCTTGGACTTCTGCGAACTTACTCTTCACATGGTCATTCAGATAGTGTTTGAAACATGGTTTGAAATACTTGAACTTACTTGCAGCCTGCAATCTCTTATAGGTGATATTGAACTTGGAATCATCACTCGTCTTACTGGACTGGATATCCAGAAGGGAGTCAAGGAACTTCGCACGAAGAAGTGGTGGAAGATAGTGAAGGTTCAATCCATAGAACCCACCTTCCGCAGGGCCAACCACAATCACCAGAGGAAACGCATCATAGTATGGAAGGGTGTCTTTGGTCTTCGGGTCATAGAAGAACATCTGCATCGAACCAATGATTTGTCTGTTGCCACGATTCAATTCCTTCTCTTGCATCAACGCTTCACGGTTGACAGAACGAAGGTTCTTTGCTTTCTTACGAAACCATTCACGCGATTCCTTCGTGCGTGGTGTAATACCAGCACGGAATGCTTGCAGTTCCAGTCTTTGGAATAAGTTACTCATGCCAGTATTTATACTTATTTCTTACGTCTTTTGAAAGGTTTTAGTTGTTTTGTTGATTTAGGTATGATTGACTTGAGAGGTTCGTTCTTTTCTGTCCAGATAACAAAGTGCCAACCACGGTCTTTTGCGTATTCTTGAGCCGTAGTCCACTTATTCATATTCTTAACATAAGTTAGACTTTCGGTGATATATCGTTTCGTTCTGCGTTGACCTGTCGGTGGTCGTGTCTGTGCGTCTGGTTTTATCTCAACCAGAAAGACTTTACCATCTTTCATCTTGATTTTTAAGTCCATGAAGTAACGATGATACTTATGGTCAACCTCATATAGATATGGTATGACCACTTCCTCACTTGACCACTCAATCACATTTGAGTTGTTATCACACCACTTGAAGGCGTGTTTCTCCCACAAAGAACGATAGATGACCTTTGTGTAGTCACCCTTATACTTCTTTGGATTTTTCGGTTTATATCGTCCAGAATATGCCATAAAACCTTATAAATAGTATCGAATTATTTTTATTTAGTGGATTTACAAATGGCATTAAAAGACAATTTCCAATATCCCATTGAAGATACTTCTGACTATGGTGGTCAGATTGTTTTTTCAGTTCTTGAGGAAGAACAACCAAATTTGGGTGAACTTGCCCAAAGTGCTCAGTCTAAGACAAAAGCTGCAAAAGATGCCATAAAAGATGTTGTCGGAGGTGACGTGCCTGGCACTAATCTAATACAACAATTCAAAGGTGGTGTCAATAGAGCATTAAAAGGCACACCACCAAAAACTGCTACTCGTAGAGTTTCTCTTTATCTTCCTGTTGGTCTTCAGTTCCGTGATAATGTCGCTTACGAAAATACTGACCTGTTATCTGGAAGTGTTGCTGGTTCTATTGCTGCTGGTTCTAGTGCCGCAGATAGACTGAAGGGCGCTAATTCTCAACAACAAGCGAGTCTTGCTATTGTTCGTCTTGCACAAAAAAATCAAGAAGTAGGTAATATTGCTAGGGCTGCAGCACGAGTTACCACAAATCCCAACAGTCGTGCCTTGTTCAAGAGTGTTGCACTAAGAGAGTTTGCATTTACATTTAAGTTTTTACCATGTTCTGCAAAAGAAGCAGAAGAGGTCAAGAATATTATCCAACTATTCAGAGAAGAACTTTATCCCGAAGATATTTCTGACGCTGGTATTTCTCTGGGGTATAGATTTCCAAACAGATTTAACATTCAAATTGAATATAACGGTAAAGAAGTTACAAACAAAATTCTCCCTTGTTTCCTCAGAGATGTGAGTATTACATACAACCCATCAACGATGGCAATGCATGATGACGGAAACTTTAGTGAGATTGACATGAGTGTATCATTTACCGAATCTAGAACACTAGACAGAAGACAAATTGAGGCAGGATTCTAATGGCATATTTCGACAACTTTGGAATCGTATCATATCGTTTTGGTGATAACGAGAGTCCAGTCCTTTTTAATAATCTCACTGCATATGTCGATGTAATTGACCAAGTAAAAGAGAATGTTGCTTTTTTACAACAAGTATACTATCAGTGCAGGCGAGAGACCAGACACACTATCCTACAAACTGTATGGCACTCCAGATTACTATTGGACATTCTATCTGATGAACAATCACATTCGTGAGAGTGGTTGGCCTGTTGATAATTACGATATGTTAAATATTGCAAAATCAAAATATCCTTATCGTGTTGTGACAACCAACACAAACCTGACAGGTATCTTTCCTGTCGGTCAAAGTGTGACGGGTGTTAGTAGCACTACGACAGGAACAGTTATTCGTAGGATTTCTGATATGGGTCAACTCATCATTGATACGGGTGAAGAACCAAACACAACAAAATTTAATTCGACAGAGTTGATTCGATATACTGATGTAGACGGAAATATACAATCACTGACTGCCATTGCGGAGTCCGAACAATACAATGCTATTCATCACTACGAAGATGTGAATGGTGTGCATCAAGACCTGACGATATACGACTTCGGTAGTCCATCGGCAAGTTGGACACCAGTGACGTATAGAGATAGACTAGAACAAAGGAATGATGAACTCAAAGAGATTATTGTTCTCAAACCAGATGTTGTAAATCAAGTTGCGGGTGAGTTCGCTAAATTTCATAGAGAGTCGTAATGGCATCTAATCAAAACCAATCGCAACAGTTCAAGATTACTGAGGCGGTCATATCGGCAGACCGATTGCTGGAACAAGACTTTGATGTTCGCACCTCTATTGTTGAGTTGAATATCTTTGAAAGTCTTGACAAACCATACCTGACGGGTCAGTTGATTGTCTTAGATGATAACGCTTTACTTGATATAATCAACTTCAACGGAACGGAAAGATTTAAGGTAACCATTGCGTCTGTTACCAATGACCTTCAACCTGTGTTTGAACGTAGTTTCATTATGACAGGTATTGAACGGTCAGTCAAGTCCGAACAAGGTAAGGCGAGTATTCTCAACATTACACTGATGGATGAACACGCATTCTTGGCTCGTTCCAAGAGAATCAGTAGGTCATTCAGTGGTAGTATCGACGATATCATCGTTAAACTCATTGGGTCAGAGATGAAAAAGAATATTGACATCTCTTATCTGGGTGAGTCTAAACCAATTCAGACCAGTATGAAGGGTATCATTCCTAATCTAAATCCAATCGATGCAGCACTGTGGTTGACCAAAAGGGCTTCAACAATCACAGGGTCACCATTCTTTATCTACGGGTCAATGCATGATGACAATATCAGGTTTGGTAATCTAGACGCAATGTTATCTCAGGACGCATTCAACGCCAAGTTACCATATATCTACAATCCTGCAAACGTTGCTCTTGCAGAACAGGGTGGAGAAGATAAGAAATCATTTATTGTATCGGGTATGAAGACAACCAAGATGTCCAACACTCTCAAGATTATTGAACAAGGATTAGTCGGTTCTCAGTATTCTAATACAAATCTAAATACAGGACAAATCTTCTCGCAACGACACACCATTCGCAAGACCCTTGAAGGTCTACAAACGAACAGTGTGATTGGTAAAAATCAGAATGTCTTTGATGATGAGTTTAAAATTGGAGAACAACACATTGATGATTATAACTCTATGAACTTTCACACGATTACATCCAGAGGCACATACGAAAGACACAAGAGTTACCACGACGAACACGATGAGGTTCGGTTCAAGAAGAAGATTGAGACCAATGCAATCAAAGCACACCTATATAAAAACCTATTCAATGTTGTTGTGCCAGGCGTAGGTCTGATTGTATCAAAGGCTGGGGTTGGAGATATAATCAAACTGAATGTAATAAACGATAACACAAATGTAAACAAGAAATCTACCTCAGACACAATGCTCGACAAAGGCAAATCTGGTGATTTCCTTGTTTATGAAACAAGACATGTCTTCTCTGATACCACACATAATGTCTCTATGAATATTTGTAAACTGGAGAGACAGGCATGAATCCAATTCTATCAGAATACTACGGTGACAATACCAGATGGTTCGTTGCAACTGTCATAGACAATATGGCTCCTGCTGGATATGAGGGTCGTTTCAAGATTCGTATTCACGGTCTGCATTCTGAGTCCACCAAAGATATTCCACAACACGACCTTCCGTGGGCGCAGTGTGTATTGCCGACCACAGAGGGTGGTGTATCAGGTATCGGTAGAATGCCTCACCTGTTACCAAACGCATTGGTGTTTGGGTTCTTCATGGATGGTATTCATTCTCAGACACCAATCATTCTGGGGTCGATACCTCATGTCGAACTTCCAACACAGGTTCAGTTAGGTATTCCTGAGAGTGGGTTGACCGAAGAGATGCCCGAAGATTTCTTTACGAAGGTGTTCAATGCGAATAAACCATCGGAGATAGATATCAAGAATGAAACAGTGGGTGCAATTGGTAGGTCTGTGAAGAGAAATCGTGAGAAGGTTTCGGTTCAGTTCTTCTTGAATCTGGGGTATACCATCAAACAATCAATCGGTATTGTCGCGTCTCTATCTTTCGTGTCAGGTATGAAGACCAATCTCACAACCGAAAACAAAGGACTTGCAGACTGGTCAGAGAATAGAGTCACAGACCTGAAAGCATTCTCTAACGACTACAAAACTTTCTTCACACAGAATTCATTCATTGCATATGAGTTGAGAGGAACACAAAGTGCAGCGAACATCAGACTTCTTCAGTCCGATAAACTTGAAGGCGATAAGGGGACGTGTAGTATCTTCTGTAAATACTATCTCAAGAAACCTGATGCAACTACAATAAGTAGTGTTGAACGTATTGCACGAGAATTAGTTGATAGGATAGTATAATGGCGTTGAATAAACAAGACCTAGACACTACTCTAAAATCTCTTACTAGACGAGAGGTTAAGCCTTTAGACTTGGGAATAGAAACATCTGAAGAGATTTATGCAAAGTTAAAAACTAAAGTCGGTCAAAAAGACGGTGAAATACTTGGTGGTGTCAAAAGTCTTGGTAAAGAGAGTATCACACCCAACGAAGTGTTAGATACATCTGTCGGAAAAATAACTGATGATATCGGTGTGAGTGGTCTTGATACTCCTAGTGAAGACGCAAATACTCTAAGTGGATTTTCTTCAAACACTACAGCGAAGAGTGGTATACTTGCAATTGGTCAAGGTGGCCCTGCTGGCATAGAATCCGCAACCAAGAAAGCTGAAGAGAAATCAGCGGCAACAAAAAGTTCGATTTCTTCTTTTACTAGTTCTATCGGTGGAACACCAACAACCACACAAACACCATCCTTCGGTGACACATTAGATGCCGCGAAAAGTGTTACACCCTGTGTCTTCTCTGAGTGGTGTTGATGCCTGATGCAAAAGATGTTGTATCAAACGCAACAGGTATCGGTGGATTGAATGCGGAAACCACAAAAGCCAAAGAATATACTGACAACAATCAGCAGCATTGGTGTATTGGGACGCAGAGTTTTTGATGATGTAACTACATCAGTTAATAACTTTGAAGCGGGTGTTTCGGAATTTTTTACCAATGTATCAACCTCTGTTGATAGAGGACTTCAGGGTGGATTCTTACAAAATATTACAGAATCTTTCACAGGTAATGCGAGGTCATCTCTTAGAAATATTGTTGCTGGTGGTATTACATTATCTAACGAAGAGAGTAAACAACTGTTAGGTCAGGTATCATCTAAAGACCCTAAACAATCGGTGCAGGCAATACAAACGATTGTAAATAAGTCTGAGAATGTTACGGACAGAACGAAGACTCTTGTATCACAGAGTAAAGCAACATCAACACAAGAGTTGGTAGATGATGTTAGAAAGATTGGTAAAGAGGAAGGTGTTCCTGATACTGAAATCCAAGATGTGGTTAATGAAATCAATACAATCGATAAGTCACTCAATGACCTTGATACAACGATATCTGGTTCAACCGTAGTAGATGCAAGTTTATTCGACGCACCAACGCCTCTTACATCTACTGCAAACAAGTGGGCTGGAAGAGAAACGCCACAAGATGCATTCACCCTTGTATCTTCGGTTGAGGAACTAGACGCAGAGTTCTCTACAGTCAGACGAGATGTGACAGAAGTTATTATTCACGCCACAGAGACTTATTCTAATAAGAACATCGGGTCACCAGAGATAAATGACATTCACAACAAACTGGGACACGATGGTATCGGGTTTCACTATGTCATCCGTAGAGATGGTAGTTTGCAAAGAGGTAGACCTGTCAACCGTAAGGGTGAACACGCACCCGTGAATGACCACAATGACCTTTCCATTGGTGTTGTAATGGTAGGTGGATTGGCTGCTGCATCTGGTCAGGAGAACCCTTCTCGTTCTCCACACTCGTTCACTCGCACACAGTTCACGACACTGGAACAGTTCCTTGAGTCGTTCTATCGTAAGTTTCCAGGCGGTCAGGTGTTCGGTCACAACGATGTGGATGTCGCAGAACTTGACCCATACTTTGATGTGCCTGATTATGTGGAGTCAATCTTCAGAAAAACAAATAAGACAACTGACCCATTGAATACAGGGCCACTCAAACCTTCGGAAATATCATGACTACAAAAAAAGATAAGTTTGAACTTCGTGTAGAAAATCTAGGGGCAGGACAAGAGGAGACTCTGGGTGTTCCTGTTGATGGTATGCAAGACCCTACAGGTGCATTACCTAAGAGAGACTACAACTATGATGTGTCAATCAACAAGGCGGCACGAGGAACAAAGGTAAACAACCTGTATGCTGGTGGTGGTGACTTCGGTGTTCCTCTAAACATTGCACCACAGAGACCATCACAATATCCTAATAACCAAGTGCAGGAAACTGCATCGGGTCATGTCATTGAACTTGACGATACGCCAGGCGGGGAACGAGTTCTCCTGCGTCACCGTAAGGGGGCGGGTATAGAGATGAGAGCAGATGGTTCGGTAGTCATCTCTGCGTTGAACAACAAGGTCGAGGTTACGGGTGGTGACCAGACTGTCATCATCGAGGGTAACGGTAACCTTGTATACCACGGTAACCTGAACATGAAGGTATCGGGTGACTATAATATAGATGTTGGTGGCAACTTCAATGTCAATGTTGCGGGTAATTTGGTAGAACAGATTGAACAGAACCATCGCACAACTGTTACAGAGAACTCTCAGTATACGACCAAAGGAACGAAGACAAACAAGACTATCGGAACGCATACCGATGTTATGTTAGCAGATAATAATCAGGTTGTCAAGGGTAATCAACAGAATGTGGTTGAGGGTGACATCGATATCGCATCTGAACAGAACATCTTCATATCTGGTAAGGAACAGTTCGCGGTCACATCTAAGGTATCTAACCTGACGGGTGTCAACAACGTATCCGTGTTTGGTCAGAAAGGTTCTATCGGTGGTGAACAGGTTGACTTCACTGGACGAGTATATCAAGGCAAAGATGGTGCAACTGCCGAAGGGTCTGGTGCGATTTATCACGGGACATTCAAGGGTATTGCAGATGAGGCGGTTGAAGCGTATAATGCCAACGTTGCACAAAAGGCAGAACGCGCTGACGAGGCTGCCGACATAACTGGGACTCTTACTGACGCTTCGTATAGTCCCGGCTCACTACATAATGAAACTGCTTCTCTCGCAACAAAGTCCCAAGCAAGCATCAGTGGTCAGGCACAAATCACTATCGACAAGGTTGTCAACCACGGAACGACAGGTTCGTTTGCAATTCAGACCGTTGTGGTCGATGCTGATGACCTGTTGAAACTGAAGATACTGTTGACCGACAACTATAAAGATGTATTTGCGAAGATTCCTACCACTCAAGAGATTAGGTCTTCATTTAGAAATAGTGCGAACATCGATGCAATTGGTGGTGTCCTCGTATCAGAAGACAGACTGAATCCGAAGTATAGAAGTAAGACACCGCCATCGATTGGTAGAACCGTGAAGAAGACACCTTCGTCAAGGTTCGGATATGAACCAATCGGTAACGCACTTGAGAACAGAGGTAAGAGATTTACACCATGATTATTCTAGTTGACCCAACCTACAATCCAGAACTCCAGTCGGAGATTACCTCTGCGACTACCCTTGCGCCTGGCATTACGATGTCAAAGTTTCTGGGTGCGTATGGTGACCGCACACCATTCAATCATGTTGCAACTGTATCAGAACGCAAACAGATTGCGAGAAACCTGTATCTACAGGCAGAGGCCATGAGAACAATCAACGGTAACACAACCCACTTCAACGATGTGAGACTGATTGTATCTGAAGGCATCTATGACCTACAGACACCTGACCTGAATGATGAGACTATGAAGAAGAAGTCAGATGGTCGTTTGGTATACTATCAAGTCATTGGTCAGGACGGAAAGGTTGACTTCGAGAAGACCTTTGACGTTGCAGAATACTGGAAAGATTATATCAACTTTGGTGCTTTGTATTTGGACTATGACAATTATAATCCAGATGAAAGTCTAACTGGTCAGATTGGATTAGAGTTTCCGACTGTCCCCTCCAGTTTCGATGTATCATTTAGTAAGAAAGTAGAGACTTATTTCAATAATAGTTTGATGAGTTTGGATGAACTTATCGAAATCCGTGAAAAAGTCTTATAAATAGAGACATGGCAACTAGAAGAGCATTCGCACAGGAAGATACAGACCTCAACACGACATCGGTGACGAGTAGTCGTGTAAAGGAATATATCGATATTGACCTGACATTTCAGGCAAAACCTACAAGCGGAGAGATTTTTAAGAAGAAGGATGCGGCTGCGGTAAAGCAAGCAATCAAGACGCTCGTCATGACAAACCTTCTTGAGAAACCATTTGACCCATTCTTCGGTGGAGACATACGGGGTCAACTCTTTGAGTTAGCGGATAGAGATGGGTCTTCTATTCTGAGAGAGAATATTATAGACAACATTGAGGCATATGAACCAAGAGCAGAAGTCTTGGATATCGTGGTAGATTTATACCCAGATAATCATGCTCTCAATGTCACAGTAAAATTTAAGGTAGTAAACACAGAAGAGCAAGTTGAATTTACAACTAGACTTTCAAGGTTGAGATAAGATGGCAACAACAATAAAATCAACAGCACTAGATTTTACGGCAATCAAGAATAATCTAAAAACATTTCTTGCCGATAAACCTGAGTTTGCTGACTATAACTTCGAGGCCTCGGGTCTTTCGAATATCCTAGATGTTCTCGCATACAATACACATTACAATGCACTGACCGCAAACTTTGCGTTGAATGAATCATTTCTAGGAACTGCCCAACTGCGTAGTTCTCTTGTCTCCCTTGCAGAGGGTATCGGTTACATTCCAGACTCCAAGACATCTTCGAAGGCCATCGTGAATTTGTCAATGAACCTGAGTGGTGTATCTGGTCGCCCAACCATAATCCAAATCGCGTCTGGTTTCAAGTTCAATGCAACAGTTGATGATACAGACTATGTTTTCCAAACACAAGTAGACCTCTCTGCGACAGACGATGGCGCGGGTATCTATGAACTCAAAACCTCGACGGGTTCGGAAGACATCGATATCTTTGAAGGAACTTCAAGAGTGAAAACATTCCTCGCAAGTAAGTCGGAAGAGAATGCTGTATATGTAATTCCTGACGAACTCCTTGATATCGAGACTGCGGTGGTTCGTGTATACGAGTCACCTTCGTCCGCCAGTTTTATAACATATAAGAATTTGTCAGAAGCAACAACAATCAACGCCAACTCAACACTGTATATTTTGAAAGAAACTCCAAACGGATTGTTTGAGTTGTCCTTTGGTAACGGTGCGACACTGGGAACTGCTCCTGTCGAAGGTAGTAAAATCACTATTGATTATCTGGCAGTGAACGGTTCTGATGCAGATACCGCTAAAATCTTTGAACCACAGAGTCAAGTAACTATCGATGGAACAGGATATGATGTTACCGTATCAACAGTTGCAAAAGCTGTAGGTGGTGGAGACAAAGAGACAGTTGAGTCAATTCGTCAGAATGCCCCATTCCAGTATGCGTCACAGAACAGAATGGTCACGGCTGTGGATTACTCTGCGTTGGTTCTCAAAAACTTCTCGACACTCATCAAAGACATTAAATCGTTTGGTGGGGAAGAGGCACTTGAACCAGAGTTTGGAACAATCTTTATGTCTGTATTGTTCAATGACGATGTTGGTGTTGCAACTGAAGCGTCTACCAAACAGGCAATCGTTGACCTCTCGGAACAACTATCTGTTGCATCATTTAATCTGAAGTTCTCTGACCCTATCAAGACCTTTATTGAGACAGAAGTATTTTTCCAGTTCAATCAGAACTTGACCACACTCTCACGAAACACGGTCACAGATAATATCAAAACTGTAGTGCGTGATTACTTTAGCACTAGCACAGGTAAGTTTGACCAGTCATTCAGACGTTCAAATCTGTTGACATTGATTGATGCAAACAGTCCTGCGATTCTTTCATCTCGTATGAATGTTAAGATGCAACGCAGATTTACACCGACCCTCACTGCGGTTCAAGCGCATACTCTACGTTATGCGGCCGCCCTCGCTTCACCAGATGATTCCGAATATATTATTCAATCAACTGGATTTAAGTTCAGAAACAAAAACTGTATTTTAAGAAACAAATTAGGTTCTAACAAACTTGAAGTCTTCAACCTCGATGACACAGAAATCATTATAGATAATGTTGGTGACTATACTGGAGACACAGTAAGAATTGTCGGTCTTCAAGTTGATGAGGTGGCTGGTTCTAGTCTGTTCGTCAAACTCAGCGCAACACCCGCCAACCAGAGTGTGTTAACACCATTTAGACAAGATGTCATTGAAAATGATGAGTCTCGCTCCTTTGTTCGTATCGTAGATGTTGAGCCTGGAGTCACAAACTAATGGGACATAAGCAAGACGATACTCTGACAGACCTGAACAGGAGAGAGCTTACTTTTCCTGAAAGTGCTATTGAAAAGGTTTTGCCTGAGTTCTTTCGCACAGAGTATCCAAAACTTATCACACTCCTTGATGAGTATTATCACTACGAAGATGATGAGTCATCTCCTACCAAGTTGATTAACGACCTGTTCTATAGCAGGGACATCACACAGACTGACATAGAACTTCTTTCTTATATCGAGGACGAACTTCTGTTGGGTCAATCATACTTTGAAGGGTTCTCAGACAAACGTGCTGCGGCGAAATATTCTAATACATTGTATCGTTCAAAGGGAACGAAGTTTTCGATTCAACAGTTCTTTAGAACATTCTTTTCGATTGACCCAGATATTATCTACACCAAAGAACAAGTCTTTAATGTCGGTGAAGCTAGTTCTCAGATTGGATTTGACTCCAGAAAGTTTCTGACCGATAATAAATTGTATCAGAAGTTTGCTATTTTGATTAAGTCAGATATTTCATTTAACGAGTGGAGAGAACCATACAAGTTGTTCGTTCACCCAGCCGGTATGTTCATTGGTTCGGAAGTGCAGATTATTAGTGATGTAACAGATACTATCACCGCACCAAATGTTGTGGTTACACCACCTCCACCAATCGCCGTTCACTCTGAAGCATCGTTTGGGGATACACCTACGACAGACTTGAGTGCATTGGTTGATGACTTTAACACCGACTCTGCTGGTATCCTAAGTAGAATTAATCCAGAGATTAGACTGGAAGATTTCACAACATTCCAAATCTCTAAAATTCAAGCACAGTATAATGACATCCGTGAGACTCAAGTTGCAACCTCACCAACTATGGATGACTCTGATACATCTACATTGGCCCCACTTGGAGTGGTTAGTTATAATCGGTCAGAAAGCAATACACTAAGAAATAATAATTCAGCCGTAACTATCATATCCGACAGTGTGAACCCTGATGGTAGTGGTAACTTAGTATTCAGAATACCATCTGATATCAACGACACATTTGCAAGATTTGTCGGCAATGCCACTATCACAAATGGCACATCCCTAACTGATGGCACTATAGAACTTGGTTCGTTAAACGCTGAACCACCTAAAATAATTGCAACTATCACAAAGGGTTCTACAACAGGTAGATATATAGATTCAGATTCAGTTTATGAATTTACCCTTTCCAATATTATCTCTTCTAATAGTGGTTACACTTTTGAAGATTTGGTGGATGAATACGATACTAACCAGACTGGTGTGTATGTAAATGCAGTAACTGAGGTTAACGAATGGTTGGCTGACGGTATGGATATGTCAAACGACTTTACTTTCGAGACATTCGACCAAGACAGACATGTCTTCTACAGTAGTGATTCCGACCAATATTTGTTAAATCTTGGTCATCTTGATTGATAAAGTCTTATAAATAGAAGAAACATTTAGGGTTTAGAAATGACAAAACAGATTATTAATAGAGGCACAGCAGCAAATGACGGGACGGGTGATACCCTCCGCACTGCTGCCCAGAAGATTAATGAAAACTTCACGGAACTCTATACTATCGTTGGTGGTGATTCGGGAACGAGTCAGGTATCTTTTGACTCAGACGGTATCCTGTTTGAGGGTGCAACCGCCAATGATTTTGAAGTAAAATTAAAACTGGACGGTGACCCGTCTGCGGATGTGATTTTAAACATCCCCGTTGCTGGCACGACTGGCGACAACTTTGTTTTGACAACAACAACCCAAACACTGACCAACAAGACCCTGACAAGTCCTGTTATTACGACACCACAAATCAATGATACAAGTGCAGACCATCAATATGTATTTGCTGTGAGTGAACTTGCCGCAGACCGAAACGTAACATTACCACTTCTGACAGGTGATGATACTTTTGTGTTCGCGAACCACGCACAGACGCTTACGAATAAAACTATTGATGGTTTGACTGTAAGTAATGCAAACCTGACGGGTCTTGCAAATGGTTCTCTCCTACTTGATAGTTCGTCTAATGAGTATATTACATTCACCAATGTTTCAAGTGCAGTCAATCATATCGGTATTACCACGGCTGCGACTGGTAACAATCCTTCTATCGCTGCAACGGGTGATGATACAAATATTACACTTGAGATTACAGGTAAAGGAACAGGTGGTGTAAGTTTCGAGAGTAAACTAATTCTAGAAAAATCAACTGATGTGGCAACAGACACGGCAGTAAATCTAAACGAACCTCTCACGGTATTCAACTCTGGTTCGCCTATCTCACCAACTATTGCTGCTGGAACGGCACAAGGTGAGTTTCATTCATTCATTAATGTGGGTGCGGGTGAGGCAAGACTTACGCCATCGGGTGGGTCATCAAATATTTTGGGTGTAGACTCTGGTGATGGTTTTATTGCCTTTGATGAAGGTGATGGTTGCCAGTTGATTTGGAACACCTCAGTAAATAAATGGGTAATTGTAGCCAATAATGGGACTACAACAGGATAATAAAAATGGCAGTTATTACTAATACACTAAAAAAACAAGTTATTCAGTCTCTTCTGACTGATTTCGCAGATTCGTCGAACAACTATTACATTGGTATTGGTCGTTCCGAAGACTGGAATGACTCTGACACTGCGCGAACAACAATTAACGCTCAATGGGAAGAGAGAGGTCTCCGCAATGGTCTTCAGTCAGTGAAGAAAGTTATTGACTCGACCTTCGTTGTGCCTCGCTACAACTGGTCTTCGGGTGCTGTCTATTCTGCCTATGATGATAAACAGGTTGGTTATCCCACACAAACATACTATGTCATGAATGACGAGAACCAAGTATATGTTTGTATACAACAATCTAAAGACGCTGCTGGTAATGCGGTAGTATCGACTATCCAACCATCAGGTAATACAACAGGCGCACCATTCTCAACTGCGGATGGTTACATCTGGAAGTTCTTGTATTCTATCAGTGCGGGTGATGCAACGAAATATATCGCTGCTAACTTCCTACCTATCAAACTTCAAGGGACTACTGACTCCTCATCCGCTGCTTCTGATGTTGAACAGTTGGCTGTTCAGAACGCTGCAACTAGTGGTCAAATTATAGGCTATGCAGTTGATTCGGGTGGTTCTGGATATACATCAAACCCAACATTGACAATTGTTGGTAATGGAACAAACGCAAAAGCATCCGCATCGATTTCTGGTAGTGCTGTTGTTACTGCTGAAGTCCTCGACAGTTCAGGCACATTGATGTTTGGTTCAGGTTACACTAATGCGATTATCACGGTAAGTGGTGGTGGCACACCGACCAAACCAGCAGTGATTCGTCCTATATTTTCTGAAGAAGGTGGTTTAGGGGCTGACCCAAGAAATGACCTTCGTGCAAATGGTGTCATGTTCACAGTAAAACCAGACGGAACAGAGAACGATGACTTTATTGTAGGTAATGACTTCCGTCAAGTTGGTCTTATCAAAAATATTAAAGACAGTGCGGGTTCAGATTTGTTCACTGCATCAACAGGTATTGCATTGAAGAAACTTATTTTCTCTGCGGTGACAACAGGATTTACCGCTGACAACACAATTGTCGGTTCAACTTCTGGCGCAAAAGCGTTGATTGATAAAGTTGACTCATCTAATGTCTGGTATCACCAGACCGATGTAACTGGTTTCACTAACTTTGATTCGGGTGAAGCGGTAACAGAAACAGACGGTTCTGGTGCGGGAACACTTAATGCGTCATTTGCACCATATGTTACACCTGAAGTAACAACGTCTACTGGCGATGTCCTATATATTGATAACCGAGCGGCGGTCACTCGTGCAAGTGACCAGACCGAAGATATTAAAATTGTAATTCAAATTTAAGGTTTGATTCATGGCTAACACATTTACAGAGAACTCATTCTCCACGACCTACAAAGACGATTTCACTGATAGTGATAACTATCATCGCGTCCTTTTCAATAGTGGTCGTGCCTTGCAGGCTCGCGAACTTACACAGATGCAGACTATCATCCAAGAGGAGATTGGAAGATTTGGTCGCAACATCTTCAAAGATGGTGCTTCTGTAAATCCAGGCGGGCCGACAATCAACAATAACTATGAATTCATCAAACTGAATACATCTAGTAATACTCTTCCTACCGACACAACCACACTGGTTGGAACAGAGTTTACTGGACAGACATCTGGTGTCAAAGCAAGAGTTCTTCAGGTTGTTGCGGCAGAAGGTTCTGACCCTGCAACTCTATATGTTCAATATACTGATACATCTTCAGGCACATCAAGTGCGAACCCAATCCGTATGTCTGCGGGTGAGGACATCAACAACGGGTCAGACACACTGACTGTTCAGTCTGCTGCTCCTGCGGTAGGTCGTGGTTCTAAAATTTCTAGTGCTGCGGGTGACTTCTTTGTTCGTGGCCACTTTGTATTTGTCAAACCACAGGAACTCATTCTTTCCAAGTATGATAGAAATCCAAGTAAAGTCATTGGTTTCAAAATCACCGAAGATATCGTTACTGTTGCTGATGATACTGCATTGTATGATAATCAGGGTGCGACACCGAACCTGTCTTCGCCTGGCGCTGACCGTTATCGTATCACACTTACTCTGACAACAGAAGATGCACTTGCTGCTGACGAAAACTTTGTCTACTACTGTGATATTGTTGACGGTCAAATCCTTGACCAAGTATCGGGAACAGAAGATTATAACAAAATCAATGAAGTCCTTGCAGAGAGAACTCGTGAAGAGTCAGGCAACTATATCGTAAGTCCTTTCACTGTAGACTTCACCGACTCAGGAACAAACCTGATTGCATCTGTATCTGATGGTATCGCATATATTAACGGTTACCGTGGTGCATCGGAAGTTCCTACTAAACTGACAATCGCCAAACCAAGAACAACAGAAACATTCACCAACGAAGTTACTGGTATCTCTTATGGTCAGTATTTCATTACAGACAGTGCTACATCTTTGGGTGGATTGAATATAAACACTCAAGAGGTTGTCAATCTTAAAGATGGTGCCGACCACGGTGTTTCTACTTCTACCATCGGGACTGCAAAGGTTCGTTATGTAGAAGAAGATGGTTCACAGCATCGTGTATATCTGTATGATATCAAAATGAATAGTGGTTCAGCACTTCGTCAAGTAAGGTCTGTCGGAACAGATTCAACTGATTGCATCAACCCACTCCTTGAGAATGGACAGGCTGTTATTAAAGAAGGTGACTTAACCAATTTAATTTACCCATTACCAAATGCAAGACCGTCTGACATTACTGATGTTGACTTTGAGGTTCAGAGACAGTTTACTGATACATCAAATGGTTCAGGTAGTGTTACTATTTCTGTTAACGCGGCTGGTGAGAAACTTGTAAATAAAAATCAGTGGATTGTAACAAGAGACGATACTGGCGCGGTTGTTACTGGCGCGACTATCACAATAACACCGCCGAACTTACTATCAGCCGAAATCACGAATCTTCCTACTAGTCAAGCAGTTACAATCTATGCGAAGGTTAATAAAGCGCAGGCATCTTCTCGTCAGAAAACACTTGTCGAAACGACTTACAATAACACTGGAGTCGAGTCTGATGGTAGTGGTCTCAAGTTTGTTGACCTTCATGCAGCAGATATCTACGATGTAATATCAATCAAACAAACCGACTCTGACGGTGTAGACCTCTCATATTTGTTTACTGTAGATAAAGGTCAACGTCCAGGCTTTTATGGTAATGGTCGATTGGTTCTAGAAACTAACGCTTCTGCACCATCGGGTGCAATTTTCTGTAGGTTCAAACACTTCACCCACGGTGGTGGTGACTTCTTTGATGTCACATCATATACTGGTCAGGTTAACTATGAGAGTATTCCAGAGTTTTCAACTGGGCCTCGTTCCTCACTTAATCTGCGTGATGTAATTGATTTCCGTTCAGTGGTTGATTCCGCTGGAACATTTACTGGAACAGATGCACGAGTAAATGAAGTTCCTACTAATGGTGATATCTTTCAGGGTGATGTAACATATTACCAACCACGCAGAGATAAGATTGTCATTTCAACCGATGGAACAGTAAAAAATATTACTGGTGAAGCAGGGTTTGATGCCCAGTTCCCAGATACACCAGAGAACACTTTAGGTCTCTTCTTGTTGGAACATAATGCATATGGTCTGAGTGACTCAGATGTCAACACAACTCCACTTGAAGCAAAAAGATTTACGATGGCAGACATCAACAATCTAGAGAAACGTGTCGATAAACTAGAAGAGGTGACTTCATTGTCTCTGCTCGAGGTTGACACATCTTCATTGTTGGTTCTCGACTCTGCGGGTAACCCACGCAGTAAATCAGGTTTCTTTGTAGACAACTTTGCTGACCGTTCATTCACAGATACAGAAAACGAAGAACAACGGGCTGCAATTGACCCATCATTAGGTGTTCTGAGTTGTCAAACAGATGACAATAATATCGCTCTTGTTTATGACCATTCAAAATCAAACAACACAATTCTGAAGGGTGACAATGTTTATCTGAATTACACAGAAAGTGTTGCGATTTCTCAGACAACAATCTCTGGTTTCGAAAACGTAAACCCATTCGCAGTTATTACTGGTGAGGGTAGTGTTACACTTTCTCCTGCTTCTGATGAGTGGGTTCAGACCAAATATATTCCTGCAAATGTTATTAACAGAACAGCTGAGGAAGACCTCGGAACTATAAATCAGGGTAGACTGAGAGCAGGCACGGCAAGAAGACGTGGTTTCAATCAATGGAGATGGACTCCGTTCTGGCGCGCCCCTATCTTTGGTTTTGGCATCTTTAGAGGATTTAACCTATTTGGTGGTTGGTCAGGCGTTTCTACATGGAATAGTAATGGTGTTCGTAGAACAGGAACGAGACGTTTAAGTCGAAGATGGCAACAAACAACTTTTGAACAAAGAGTTGTTGTTGGAACAAGAACTGTTCGTAAGGTAACAGGTGACAGAACTGTCTCTCTGACATTCCTGCCATTCATGCGGTCTCGTAAGATTATGTTCCGTGCAGAAGGTATGCGTCCAAACACTCGTTACTTCCCATTCTTTGATGGAAGAGATGTGAGTGCATATTGTCGAGAGGAAACATTCTCTAGATATGCTTCAGGTAGTAGTCTATCTTATGGTAACAGATATCGTAATAGTTCTGCACACCCACAAGGTTCAACCGATTTAGAATCTAACAGTGATGGTGTGATTGAAGGTTCGTTCTTCTTACCATCTAAAACTGATTTCAGATTCCGTGGTGGCACAAGAGAGTTTAAACTCTTAGATGTTAGTGTAAACAATGATGCCAATGCACTGTCTAGAGCAGCTGCAAACTACATATCACAAGGAACTTTGGACACAAGACAACAAACAATTACATCTACTCGTATCACTCAGGTTCGTAGAAGGCGTTGGACAGAGGTTACCAGACGTGACCCACTCGCACAGACCTTCCGTGTGACCAAACCATCGGGTATGTTCGTAACCAAAGTCGATGTGTTCTTCAAAGCAAAAGATTCGAAGATACCTGTTGAGATGCAGATTCGTCCTGTTGTAAATGGTCAACCATCCGCAACCGACATCATCTCGAATGCAATCAAGTTCTTGACTCCATCGGAAGTGAGTCTTGCTGGGTCACAGACACAAGCGGCCGCCATTGCTGCACCTACAACCTTTGAGTTTGACGAACCAGTATTCCTCAATCCGAATACAGAATATGCAATCGTTCTACTGGCAGAGTCGAAAGACTATGAAGCATATGTCGCAGAGACCTATGCGTTTGAGTTGGGTTCAACTGAGAAACGTGTGAACCGTCAACCTTCACTGGGTTCATTGTTCAAATCACAAAACGGTTCAACTTGGACACCTGACCAAACAAAAGACCTTGCATTCAAAATCTATCAAGCAGACTTCAATACTGCTGGTGGGTATGCGGTATTTGAAAACGCAGATGTTCCTGATGAAATTCTTGAAGACAATCCTTTCTTCACGGACAGTGGAGATGCGACAGTTACTATGTTGTTCCCGAATCACGGTTACAGTGATACTGATACAATTAATATTACTGGACTGGACTCCGCAACGAGATATAACGGTATTCTTGGTTCATCTATTATGGGTGAAAAACCCGTAGCTGCGGTAGATGGGTTTGGTCTGAGGTTTGAAGCCGACAGTGTATCAACATCTGCCGGTCGTTTCGGCGGTAGCGAAATTGTTGTAGACCAACAACTCAACTTCGATGTTGCGATTCCGAACTTCTCAACTATTCTTCCAGATGATACAACCCTCTCATATGGTGTTAAGTTCACTACAGGTAGTTCTCTGGCAGGGTCAGAAACTCGTTATCAGAAAGACCCAAATTACTCAGGTGATATTCAGATTGGTGACGAAAATCTATTCCCAAGACCTCGATTGATTGCCAAGGCTGCAAACGAATCAGGCGTGACTCAACTCAATGGAGAACGTTCAGTTACCTTCAAGGTAGACTTGGGAACGTCTCGTTCAGATGTGTCACCAATGATTGATGCACAGAGAACATCATTGACAACTACCACAAATCTTATTGACAGACAAGCCTCTAGTTCTGCGACTGGATTCAATGTTCCGTTGTCATATGCTCCTGAGACAGATGCTGTTGGTGGTTCTTCACTATCGAAACACCACACTTCAGTTCAGACTCTTGAGGAAGATGCTGTCGGTCTGAAAGTTATTCTTTCTGCTATTAGACCAAGTGGTGCAGAACTTGAATTGTATTACAGAGTCGCAAACGATGGTGACAGTATCTTTGATGTGGACTGGACACTTCAGTCATCAGAAACAACGATTGCTCCAGACGAAAATAACTTCCGTGAGTATCGTTATCTGATTGGTGGTGACGGTGGTGATGTAAACTCATTCACCCAATATCAATTGAAACTTGTATTTACGACAAGCAATCAATCTAAACCACCTGTAGTAAAAGACTTGAGAGGCATCGCACTGGCAGTATAATGAAGAAAGAATATATTATAGTTGACGGCAACTCCAGTCTCGCAAGAGACCCAGAAACAGGGGGAATCGTTAATATAAATAAGGAAGAGATATCCAAAGCCCGCGAAGCAAAGAAAAAAAGAAAACAAAAGGATGTGGAGTTCCAAGAATTAAAGAATGAAGTTGGTGAAATAAAAGAACTCCTCACTAAATTAGTAGAGAAACTGTAATGACAAATAAACCGACCCAAACACTGATTACAGATACCTTTAGTCAATTGGTAGATGGTGTCAATACCATCTCTTTAGATTTGGGTGCGACAGGACGATTGAACACAAATGAAGATTCAAGCGCTGTCGCTGCAATCAACGAATTAGAAGTTGCTGTTAGAGGAACTTCTAATAACCTCGTTGCTACTGACCTAGCATCGGGTGGTCTGACTGCGACTGACTTAACGGCTGCTATAGTAGAACTCGACAGTGATATTGGTGCAAGACCGCACACAACACTCACTACCCTTGCAAAAACTCTTACGGGTGCGATTAACGAACTCCATGACTCTTTGGGTGACGCAACACTTACGACACTCAATAAAGAAGTCAAGGAAGCAATCAACGAACTTCACGATTCAATCGGTGATGCTGCACTTACCACATCTGCGGGTGAGGTAAAGGAAGCAATCAACGAACTGGACGCAGAACTGGGAACAATCACTGCGGGTGCAATGGGAACTACTGCCTCTACGGTAAGTGGTGCGATTGCAGAACTGGAAAGCAGAGATTGATACACTCAACACAAAGGTTGAACCTGCTCAAGCATTAACGACTACTGCAACCACATTATCCGATGCAGTAAACGAACTTGATGCAGAGATTGGTAGTGCATCACTCACAACTACCGCACAGACAGTCGTTGGCGGTATTAATGAACTTGACGCTGAAATCGGTAGCGCATCACTCAACACCACTGCACAGACTATCGCGGGTGCAGTTAACGAATTGTTCGCAGACATCGCAATTGATTCTAACGGCAACAACAATCACCTAGTCGCAGATAATATCTTTGGGTCATTCGAAAAATTAGATAGCGCACTGGGTAGCCTTTCATTTGATGCAGATATTGATGATAAAACAAACCTTACAACTGCAATCAACTCATTATCACAAGACCTTGCTTTATTGGACTCAAGTTCAAGTCTAAATAGCAATACAATCGGTAGTCTAAGATTGTTGGATTCTGATGGATTTGTTGGTAATGAAAGAATTACAGTTGTAAACGCACTTAACGCACTAAGGGCAGATACACCAAAAATCTATGATGAAACTGGCACACAACTAAATTAAGGACAGTGAAAATGGGCGTTAGCGTTCCACTAAAACTAAAGGATAGTGCTGGACTTCAAAGCTTCGATAGTGATGATTACGATTTCTTAGCATACCGAGCTGGACTACAACTCAGACAATCTGATAGTTCTGATATAGTTGCTCTTACAAGATTCCACGCTGGAGGACGGAACGTCTTTGATGTAGGAACTCTGACCAATACAGTATACGATTCCGCAACAGGAACTGGTGGTGACACGTCACTTCTATCTGTCACTTCAATTAGTAGTAATATCTACCGAAATGTCGGAACAGATGGTGAGGGTTCATTAGAAACATACAATGATTCAAACTATGCGAATCTTTTTTATCAAACTGATAGTGCATCACAACAGAAACTTGTAGCTTTCTCTGACAGTGATTGGAACGTTGTAAACAACGAAATTGTTTCTCGCATCTACAAATACGACTATGCGGGTTCTGTTCGTCTTGCGTCAGAAGTAACAGACTTTGATTCTGCGAATGGTGGATGGTCAAACATCCTACCAAATTTCTTCTCAGATACAAGAACAACGGACTCTGCCACGGATAGTGATATATCATATAGTATCTTTCAAAAGATTGATATGACTGGTATTGGTGTTCCTTCTGACAGTGCAAAACCATTCACTATGAAATATAACCCTGATAGCGCAGAAGTAAGAATTGATGGGGAACTTCAATTTGTGGGTCGAGACAGTGATTTACCAAAAACTAGTGGTAGAAGATTTCCCCCTACACCAAGCACAATATATCCAAAATCTACAACTAACAGAGTCGGTTTTTCTCTTACAAATTTACAAACTGATTCGGGTTGGGTTGCTGGGTCATCGTATCTTGACATTGGTTTGAGCGCTGAATGGAATGATACAATATGGGGTAGATATAAGAACACATTTAGCGATACAACTATCAATGGTGAAGGTTATACTCGTTTCTCAATAAAGGGAAAACAAAAAACGTCATACTTAACCGCTCCACGAGTTCATGGCGTCGATGCGACTGGCGCGGAATATAACAATAGTAAACTTTCAACTAGTTCTACTTTTCATGTTCATAAAGATAGTGTAGGTGATACACTTGGTGATAGAATTGGTTCACTACCACAAAAGTGGGTCGGCATCAAAGGTCGTATAGACCTAGCGGACTCTGCAAGATTTGGTTCTTCTCGTGCGACTCACGCTGCTACAAATGCATTAATGCAAAAACATGTTGAGAGTGATGGTAAGTGGACTATACAATTTAATTTTGATAGTGATACAGAATTTCAAGTTTATGCCATGGGGACAACCAGTTTTCCTAGTTCTGGCAATACAACTAAGTTATTTCCTACAGAAGATACAATCGAAAGCACTAACCTTGCGACTGAAGTATTCCTTCGACCAGGCGTAAACTTTCTTCGTTCCCGAGCTACTTCTTCGACTACTGCCGCAGAACAACCGATACCAGATAGTGCAACAAGGGAAATCCTTCAAGGGTTAAGTGCAGTTTCTGTTTGGAATGGTAGAATTGGTGGTGAGTTTGGCCCGTTTCATAAAAGTGGAGGTTCATATCAACCTATCGGCGCTGACTCCGCAGACGAAATTAGTCTTATATTTAAGAATGACTTTCAGGGTTTTCAAATTGCTGACTCTGATAAATTAGACGAAACGATTGGGACGCGAGCTCGCAACCATATTTCATCTGATTCTGATGCGATTGGTTCAATTAAGATTTTTTCTGCCACTGAAGGTAATCCAACCACTCAGGGTTATACGGGTAACTGGATTACTAAAGGAACTGCAACAGATACAAGAAAATCAATTGTTGACACAAACTATACAAGAACCCGTGTATCAACATACACAAACCTAAGAACATCGGAATATACTACGGTCTTCTCTGAAACATATGATAGAACTCGAACTAGTAACTATTCTGTTGGTTTTATTGGTAATTATACTGGTGAGTTTGATAGGACACGAAGTTCTGAATATATTTCAAATTATACCAGAAACCGCTTCTCAACTTTTACTCGCTCGTTCTTGGGTAATTACGCTGGTAACTTTGAGGGTAATTTTGTTCAGAACTTCACAGGTAACTTTGAGGGCAACTTTGCTCGGAACTTCGCAGGTAACTTTGTTGGTGACTTTTTGAGAACATCAACTGTATCCGAAACCGACCCAGTATCCGCCATTCCATCACAGGGTTTTGCGAGTGATGACAGTATTTGGAATTACAAAACCGAAGCAGAAACCGCTATCGCTAGGGGCGCAAGTATATGGTGGAATGAGTGGCCCATCATATGTAAACTTTGAAATATGGGTCGATGGAGTTCAGATGTCGGTCTCTAGTGGCGGACAAGGCGACCCAGAATCGATAAGTCATGGCACATCTTCGAGTGGAACATTTTATTCGTCTACTGGTCAAGAGTTTTCTTTCTCTTCGGGCGATTCATTCAAGTTAAGTAACCTAAATTCAGCGACAGGGCCTGCTTACATTTACTACAGAGTTAAATTGGCTGGCACACAGACCGCCAGTTACACAGGTAACTATACCACAACATCAACGAGAACTAGAACTTCTTCATTTACCAGAGATTCAACCAGAACCTCCACTACTACTTCTACTGGAGATTCAACTAGAACCTCCACAAGAACTTCATTACAGGATGTAATTTACCAGTATATTGGTGACTATACACGCAGTTTCAGTAGAAATTTTGTAGGAAACTATTCAAGAAATTTCAGCAGAACTCGCCCAGCGTCTTTCAGTAGAGACTTTACTGGTAACTATACAGGTGATTATAGTAGAAACTTTGAGGGTAACTATACGGGTAACTATACTGGTAACTTTACAGGTGACTATATAGGCACTTATACAGGCGGTTATATCGGCAACTACCTGAGGAATTCGACTATAAGTTCGGGTAGTGCCTATGGAAACAACCCGTTAGGGCCCGCCTGGCCAATTCTATTGGGCGGTTGACCCGAATGCCTTTTACGATAAAATTCAAGTTGTGTGGGATGGCCAGTTTCTGGGATATAACACCAGCAACTATAATAGCATAACAACACTCTACTCGGCGGGCATTGCCTATAACACCTTACAAGAGAATCAACCAACTTACAACTATAACACATTTATGAGAGGTTCGTTAATCACAACCGATGTGTCTGGTAAAAAATATTATCGGATAGTAAAAGCTGGAACTTATACGGGGAATTATGCTGGTAACTATGGTTCAGCCAACTTCGATGGAGCTTATATTAGAACTTCAACAAGGTCATCGGTATTAACGTCTTTGGCAACTCGAAGTAGTAACTTTTCTGCTGACTACGGTAGAACAAGAACATCAGAATATTTAGCTGGTGAAAACTTCTCTCGCACCTTTACTGGTAACTATACGGGTGACTATACTGGTAACTTCTCTCGTAATTTCATTGGTAACTATTCCAGAAACTTTACAGGTGACTATACTGGTGAGGCAATCGGGACAACCAACACGACAATTCAGACTTATACACTCTATGTAAAAGTTGGATAAATACCGTTATGGGAACAACTATATTAAGACTGGACAGTGCGAGTGCGATTGACGGTAATCTTCATCAGATGGATTCTGCTGATGAGGAATGGGTTGCATATCAAGCAGGACTTCGTATTGCAGACTACCTCCGTGGTGATTATGGTTCAAACCTGAGTTTAGCTCCATATGCGGTCAGTGATGCATCTGGTAATGCAAATACTATTGGAACATACACTGATACTTTTTACACAGGTTCTACTGGTTCAGCGCCTGGTTCTCCCACAACAACTAATACACCCATCTATCAGAAAACTGGTAAGACTGTTTTATCAACTGATAGACGTTATCCTGTTGAATTTGTTTCGGGAACACCTAACCAACTAACTGAAATGGATTCGTCCGAAGTTGACACCATTGCGGGTAGATTAAAAGAATATCTATTCGACTCCGACAATCAATGGGCTGGTGTTATGAAACTTGGTCTCAGCGGTTCTACACCGAGCGCAGAGTATACACAGACAGAAACAACACTATATGGAATTGCTTTTGCGGATACGATTGGGTCATCACAAACACCGTATAAATTCTATGTGAAGAACTATGTGACATCGGGTGATAGTGCATCTATTCCTACACAATCACGTCCAGTATCATTGAAACGTGCCTCTGGTTTGACAGGCACATTTCAAGGCATTCAAGAGATGAATGACTCTGATATCGGGGAGACATTTGGTCGTGCAGTCATGTCCAATGTGATGGCAACAACAAATGGTATTGGCGCATATCAGTTGCGTAGTGCGACTCAAGGCGCACCGACTGATACGGGAACTTGGAAAGCAATGGGAACTGCAACCGATACAAGACGGGCGGTTGCTCCTCAAGCCTCGACTAGAACATCACAAACAACTAGAACTTCTTTGTATTCCGCTGACTACACAAGGACGAGAACTTCTAATTATACATTTGATGTCATTGGATATAGAAGCCTGACGTATGTAGGCAATTATACGAGAACTAGAACTTCCGCATTTTCAGCTGATTATACGAGAACTAGAACTTCTTCGTTTTCCGCTGATTATACGAGAACTAGAACTTCTGCATATTCAGCTGATTATACAAGAACTTCAACAAGAACTAGAACTTCCGCATTTTCAGCTGATTATACAAGAAATTCTACGAGAACTAGAGCTTCCTCATATACAAGAACTTCAACAAGAACTAGAGCTTCCTCATATACAAGAACTTCTACGAGAACTGATAATTTTACGGGTGACTTTACTGGTGACTTTACTGGTGACTTTACTGGTAATTATAGTAGAACGTTTGTTGGTAACTTTGCTGGTAACTTTGCTGGTAACTTTACTAGGGGTTATGCTCGATTCTCAAACGGAAACATTATTTACGGTGTCGCGACATATTATGTCGGCACTCCATTTACAAGAACTTCAACGAGAACTTCTACTAGAAACGATGTTACCGCATATACCCGAAATTCGACGAGAAACTCTACTGCAAACTCTACTAGAACATCTACAACGACTCCTAGTTTTACTGGTAATTACTCTCGCAACTTTGCTGGCGATTTTGCTGGCAATTTCTCTCGTAACTTTGCTGGTGACTACACAGGCAACTTCACAGGCAACTACAGTAGAGACTTCGCTGGTAACTATACAGGCAACTACACAGGCAACTATTCCAGAAACTTTGCTGGTAACTATACAGGCAACTATTCAAGAGACTTCGCAGGGAACTACACAGGCAACTACAGTAGAGACTTCGCTGGTGAATATGCTGGCAACTATTTAAGAACGTTTATTGGTAACTTTGAGGGTAACTATTCTCGCAATTTCGCTGGTAACTATACAGGCAACTATGGTAGGGACTTTGTGACTGGTAACTTTACTGGTAATTTTGTAGGCGCGGATGTGATTGGTTCTGACACGGACATAATTGAGGTATATACTCTCTATCTGAGGTGTGCCTAAAATTCTTATATATAATTACTAATATCATTTATGGAGAATGAAAATGACTAGACGATGGTTAGATAATGCATTTTGGGAAACTCCTCGAAAACATGTTCTAAACGCAATTTCTGAAGAAGACCTTGAGGATGGAAAGAAAAAGACTCAAGTCTATAAGGTTGACAAATTTAACAGTGACGGAACTGAAAATGAAGTTTTCCTTGAAATTGTAGAATTCTTAGGCGAAGAAAAAATTGAAGCGTCTACTGAACGTAGAATGAAACGCAAGGCGGCCGAGGCTGACGCCGAGAAACAAAGAAAAGTCGAAGAGGAACGCGCAAGAAATCTCGAAAAACTTTTCAAGTATAAGTTAGAGACTTTTGAAATTGAAGAAATTAAAAACTCTAAGAATCGTGTTTTAAAATCAAAACTTCGTAGGTCAAAATCAATTCCAGAAGTCAACCTATATGCTATTATGATTGTGAAAGAAGTAATTGATAATGCAGAATCAAACTAAGGGTTTTGTTATTGTAGCGTCAAAAAATAAAAACTTCTACATATATGCGGTGAACCTAGCCGAATCGATTCGTGATTTTTATCCTGACGCAAACATAACATTTTTCACAGAAGAACGTTTTATTGATAGTCGAACAGATGTGTTTGATGATGTAAAACTCTGTGGTGGTGGTTATCGCGAAAAACTGTGGGGAATGGCAGAAACTCCTTATGATGTCACAATGTATGTTGATGCAGACATGGATTGCGAACATGAAGATATCATCAAAGTCTGGGACGAACTCAAAGACTATGACATGGTATTCCATGAGTTGACCAAAGAACGTGAAAAGTTTTATGCTGTCAGATATTTCAACTATGAAGGAAAACGAGAGATGTATAGTCTCTGCGGTGGTGTATGTCTATATCGTAGTTCCAATCCTCTGGTCAAACAATTCATGCATGATTGGCATGAATTGTTTTTGAAACAATATAGCGGTGACTGGAGACCCGAAGGTTTTGAAGAAAAAACTTGGAGGAATGACCTTCAACATTTCGACCAGACAACTCTTTGGTGGTTGGTAAATAAGGTAGACAAATATAAAGACCTGAAGATTGGTATCTTCGAAGATGATATTCGTTGGAATTATTTTAGTCAATATTCATATTCGGCGACAGGTATGCTTAAATCTAAGTCGGGCAAACCACCGATTCTAAGACACTTCTCGGCAACATTGCAGAAAGATACTCCTATAGTATGACCGAACACAAACAAATGATTGATATTCCGATTAGGAATCAGACTATACTTGAAGCGCTAAATCATTATCTCTGGTATTACGAAAATGCGAATTATGTCAAAAAAGTTTTACACCTCGATGGTGGTAAAGACTCTAATGGAACTCGTGAAAAATACACTAACGAAAAGTATCGTGACAATATTATAGGTTTACACGAAGGTCATGATGGATATCCAGAAAAGATATTAGGATATCCACTCAAAACTGACCAACAAAGACATTCAATAAAAATGACACCCCAAGAAGAAGTGGATTTTCGGAGAAGAGCTGGTGAGAATAGTGAACGTCTTGGACATCTACTATTCGTGAAGAATAATGCATTGACTCAATTATATCCGCCAGGCGGTTTTATCTCATGGCACAATAACGCGAATGCGCCTGGGTATAATTTTATCTTCACTTGGTCAGAAACAGGTGAAGGTAGTTTTTCATATGTTGATGGTAAGACTGGTGAAGAAGTTGTCCTACAGGATAAGCCTGGATGGCAATGTAAAGCAGGATACTTTGGTCATTATGGAGAGTCTTGGGATAAGTTGTGTTATCACAGTGCAAAGACAGACTGTTGGCGTTTAACAGTTGCCTACCAAATAGATATGTCTGATATGGCATTAGATATACAAAAAGATACCATCGAAGAAATAATGTCAGATTTCTAGTCTCGTTGACGAATAAATCCTTATAAATAACAACAGAATTTGTTTTTATATGGGTATTTAACATGTCAACTAACTACGAAGATATTGTCATTAATCAGGGAACAGATGTCGCCATCGAAGTTGAACTGGTTCATGACAGCGGTAGCGCTTTTAATTTGACAAATAGGTCAGTCACGGCAAAAATGAAAAGAAGATATGCTGACTCGGCTAATGACCCAAACACCTTAGAGTTCAACTCTGTTATTGCAACACCACCTACCGATGGTATTGTAACCCTATCTCTAACGAACACTCAAACCGATACACTCACAACGAGAGGTCGGTATGTTTATGATGTTGAGTTATCTTATACTGATAGTGACTCAAACACTATCATTGAGAGAATACTTGAAGGTCAAATCGAAGTTTCACCATCTGTAACAAAGTAAATAAAAATGAAAATTATTTATCAAGACCCTACGATTAAAATCAAAAAAATAAAAGTAGGAACTCCTGTCAAAAGAGTTACCGCTGGTGCTTTTGCCATTACCAATTTGGGTGGTGTGGATGTAACCGCAAATGAATCTGATGGTTCAATTCTGGCATACAATTCAGTATCTGGTAACTACGAAGTAACTAATCTTAGAGGTGACGATAATGTCACTGTCACATTTGATAGTGATAATAACGATTATACCTTTGCTTTTACCAACACGACATTTACTGGCTCTCTGATACCAGATAGTAACGAAGCATATGACCTCGGCAGTTCTACCAATAAGTGGAGAGACCTGTTCCTTTCAGGAAATACAATTACTCTGGGGACACTCGACCTAAAAGACAGTAACGGTAACTTTGTCATTATTGATAGTGATGGTGGTAAGACTGCTGTTAGTATCAAAGTGTCTACGACAAACAGTGACATTCTATCATTCGATAGTTCAGAAGGCATATTAAGTTTCAACGACTCCGATGTCGCGAGAACAGATATTGCGGAAACATTCCACAGTGACCTGAATGTCGCTGGTAATCTGACTGTATCTGGAACGCAGACTTTCACTGGGGGAACATCCGCAGATAGTTCCACAATCACAAATGGTCTCGCCGTTGGTGGGTCTACTACGATTGGTTCTAATCTTACGATTGGTGGTAATCTGACTGTATCGGGAACACAGACGATTGTCAACACAGAGACAATCCAACTTGCAGACAACACCATTGTTCTGAACTCTAACGCAACTGGTTCAGCCAGTGAAGATGCGGGTATCGAGATTGAACGTGGTGATGATGCAAACAAGTCACTTCTGTGGGACGAGGCGAATGACTACTGGACAATCGGTTCAGAGACATTCCAGACAACTGGTAAGATTCTCTTTGGAAACGTATACAGCACAGAGGGTGACCTTCCAAGTGCGTCTACCTATCATGGTATGTTTGCACACGTTCACGCAACGGGTCGGGGATACTTTGCACATGGTGGTTCATGGCACAGACTGGTTGACTCCTCATCTACAGGTGAACAACAAGTATACAAACTATACTCAAATCAAGCAAGAATTGATTCTGCAACTATCACCAATCTGGCAAACACTCAACTCACTGGTTCACAGGCAACCTTTGATAGTGCCAATATCGGAACACTGAAGTTCACCACACTGACCAACACGACAAGTGATATCACTGAAGGGACTAACCTGTATTATACTCGTGGTCGTTTTGATAGTGCGTTGGGTGATACAACATCTATCGGAAGTATTCGTGGATACTTCTCCTCTGCTGGTGACTTGTCCTATGATAGTTCAACAGGTGTGTTCTCCTTTGATGTGGAACAAGTCTATACCAAATCTAATTTCGACAGTGACTTAGGTGCAGCCCTTGACGGTGGCACAGGTATCACTTACGATAGTTCGACAGATACGATTTCTATAACGAACACGGGTGTTGCCGCAGCGACATATGGTTCTGCATCTCAGATTCCTGTCTTCACAGTAAACGCACAGGGTCAACTCGACAGTGCGGGTTCAGTCGCGGTTGCGGGTGTATCCTCATTCTCATTCGACTCTGCAAACGGCAATCTCTCCATCGGCACTGCTGATGGTGCAACATTCCTCACAACGATTACACTCGACCCATATACAACGAGTAATCTTGTAGAGGGAACAAATCTTTACTATACGACCACAAGAGCGGATAGTGACTTTGATGTAAGACTTGCAACCAAAACAACTTCTGATGTTGCGGAAGGCACAAACCTCTATTACACAACTGCTCGTGCTGACTCTGATGCGAAGGCATCTCTCCTTGTCAACGATACGGGTGGTGATGGTTCACTGTCTTATGATAGTGCCACTGGTGTATTCACCTACACAGGGCCATCGTCCAGTGAGGTTCGCGCACACTTTAGTGCTGGCGGAGATATGACATACGACAGTTCAACGGGTCGTTTCTCGATTGATGTTGAACAAATCTACAGCCAAGCAAACTTTGACAGTGATTTCGCAACACGATTACAGACACAGATTGATAGTGCGGGCATCAGTGTATTAACGACTACCACTGCAACAGTTACCAATGCCACGATTGATTCGGCAACGATTACAAACCTTGCGAACACTCAACTGACAGGAAGTCAGGCAACATTCGACTCTGCGACCATTACGAACATTCGTTTTGATAATGTAGATGCACAGACAACAACTACGATTCGTAACTTGTTCTCTGCATCGGGTGACCTGTCATATGATAGTGCTGCGGGTCAGTTCTCATTTGATGTAGAGAGTGTATACACAAAGGCAAACTTTGACAGTGACCTCGGCGATGCAAATACGGGTCAACTACCTGAAGGCTCTAACCTCTATTACACTACTGCAAGAGCAGATAGTGACTTTGATGTTAGACTTGCTACTAAATCAACAACTAATGTTGCAGAGGGAACGAACCTCTATTACACCACTGCGAGGGCAGACAGTGATGCGAAGGCATCATTGCTTGTAAATGACACAGGCGGTGACGGGTCACTCACATATGACAGTTCATCAGGTGTATTTACATACACTGGCCCATCTGCATCTGAAGTAAGAGCGCATCTGACTGGAAATAAAGGTCTCGTATACAACTCATCTACTGGTGAGTTCAATGTGGACTCTGCAAATCTTGTCACACTCTCAAGAAATGCTTTACAATCTGGAACTGGTGTCACCTATGATAGTGCTGCTGGTCAAATCAGTATTGGTCAGGCAGTCGGAACAACAGACGATGTGACATTCGGTAAGGTCACTCAAGATAGTGCAGTATCAAAAGGTATTCGGTTTGTTCCACAGACCAGTGCATTCTCACAGACTGCGGGTTCAGTATATTTTGACTCTGACCGTGACAAAGGTTTATCGGTTAGACTTAACACCCCCGAAAATTCCAATCCAGACGTAAATCTAAACATCGGTCAGGAAACATTCCTGTATGTGAAAAACGAGACTGGTGCGGCAATCACTAATGGTGATGCAGTATACATCTCTGGAACTGAAACGGTGACGGGTCACCCACTTATTACGAAAGCAAGAGCAAATACTTCTACGAGTAGTTCTGTGTTTGGCCTTGCGACTATGGACATTCCAGATGGCGCACATGGTTGGGTAACTCGTTATGGTCTGGTTCGTGATGTCAATACAGGTGGAATGACAGAAGGTAATGTTCTGTTCTTGTCTCCTGACTCTGCGGGTGTTGTAACAGAAACAACTGTGACGGTTGATACTGGTTTCCCACATCATATTGGTCGCGTTATTGTCGCTGACTCAAATAACGGTGTTATTCTTGTCGATGGCTTGAGTGAACACTTTGATGACTTGCGTGTTGAGAATAAACTGAAAACGACACAACTCGTAGCAGACTCCGCATCACTTCTGAATGTTCAGTTTGATACGACTACATTCTCTAATCATCAACCATATAGTGAAGGCTTATTGTTCTATGATAATGAACACAAGAATCTAAACTATTATAATGACATCAATGGACTTCCCATTGAACTGGGCACACAAGAACATCAAAGAGTGTTCAATAACAGTGGTTCGGTAATAAAGAAAGGTTCAGTTCTTTACTTCAGTGGTAACTACACCTCGGGCGCACAAAATGTTCCGACTGTCGCACTTGCAGATGCGTCTAGTGCTTCTGCATATAATTCTCAGGGTCTTGCAGCACACGACATTGCGAACAACAGTTATGGTATGTTGTTGCTACAGGGTCAATTAACCAACGTTAATACCGCAAATCTAAATGCTGATGACCAGTTCTTTGTATCTGCCGTAACTCCAGGCGGTAAAACAAATACACCTCCAACATATCCAAACTTCCCAATGTGTATGGGTTGGGTTGTTGTATCTGGTGATTCAGATAACGGTGTAATGATGGTCAATCGAGAGAATCACTCGGTAAACTCATTCCGTGTTCGCACATCTGCACACATCGGGACGGACTTACAAGTCGATGGTAACCTTACCATTCTGGGTAGTCAGACTACTGTGGGTCAATCCAATGTGACACAAGGTGCGCCATTCTATCGTCTCAATGAAGGTGATGCGATTGGTGAAGCCGGAACGACATTCACAGGAACGGGTCTTGACGATGCCTTCTTCTCTGGTCACTTTACAGGGACAGCAGCACAGACCTACTATGTTCGTATTGATGGTGTAGGAACTGGTGCGGGTGGTGTTGATACCTTTGCTGTTGCACTTGGAAATGATAGTGCGTTTGCCTCACCTATACTTACAAAAGTTGTAATCACTGGTAACGCACAGGAAATTCATTCAACTGATAATATTTCGGTTGAGTTCGGTGCAACCACAGGTCACGACTCAGGTGATAGATGGGAAGGTGTTGCGTCACCTGTAAATGTTGATACTGGTTTCTTCACGAATAGAAACACAGGCGCATCAGGTGTCGGTTATACCCATATGGGTTTCTACTTTGACATCTCTGACGAGAAATGGAAACTCCTTGATGAGTATGACTCAACACCGACAGGAACTATTAACGCTGCTGACTCTTCATTCAGTCTTGCAACACTGGTTGCAGAAACCTTTGAAGGTAATCTGATTGGTGATGTAACAGGTAAATCCCTCACAACCAATGCCCTTGATTCGGGTCAGGACTTCTCAATTAGTGGTGACATCACCGCTTCGGCCGTATCATTTGATGGAACGAGTAATGTAACACTTAGTGCTGCGATTACGGCTGGTTCAATTGTTAATGATGACATCAACGCAAGTGCCGCAATTGCTGATACAAAACTCGCAACGATTTCGACTGCGGGTAAAGTTAACAACTCTGCGACTACTGCGACAAACGCGAACACGGGTTCTGCGATTGTTACTCGTGACGCATCTGGTAACTTCAGTGCAGGAATTATTACTGCTGACTTTGATAGAAGTGCAAACACAACGGTAACGGCAGGAACATATGGTTCTGCATCACTTGTCCCAGTCCTTACGGTTGATGCAAGTGGTTTTATTGACTCTGTAGGAACTGTATCTGTCGCAGGTGTATCCTCGACAGCGTTTGATTCGGGAACAGGTGTCCTTACTATCAGCACTGCTGATGGTGGTTCGTTTGCAACCAATGTCACATCGAGAATATCAAATCTTCCAGATAGTGACTTTACAATCAACGGTATACTGGGACTAAGCGACTCTTCTGGTGCGGGCTGCACCTTCGACCATTAGGTTTAATAATAAGAGAACCGAATTCAGAATGAATATGGATTCGGCATCTACAGGTGAATTACCAGCGTCTTTTGGTGGTGGTGAAAACAGAACATTTGCGTTTATCAATGCCTCAGGCGGTGACTCTGACCTTGTAATCATTGGTAAGGACTCTGATGCTGGTGTAGACACTATTCCAAACTTGAACTATGGTTACTATTCGGATAGAGACATTGGTTCTTCTTTCATGAAGGTCAAAGGTTACGGTAGTTATATCGAAGCAGACTCAATGTCCTTTGCCCCATTAATTGCTGATGCTATTGCTTCTAGTGATTATAACGGAACGACAGGGGGTGACCAAGTTGGTCGAGGCGCTTTTGCCATATCAACTAATTATGGTTATATAGACAGTTTTGGTGAAATACTAGAGGCGTTTAATGGTAGACGTGGCCCATCACTGAGTATGGGTAGACACGTTGTTATCGGCAATCACAACCTTCGCGCTCATGGGAAGAGACATCATTTTGGTGGGCTGGTAGCGCCAGTTCTCGACCAATGGTCTCAGGCTTTATCAAGCAGCGAATTACGGCAGAATGCAAAATATTCGGCAAGGATTGCATCTAAACTTACAACAGGTTCGACCACCATTGCCTTTGAGATGGGTAGAGATAGTGAACATGGTAAGTTTAGGAAGACGCTTTGGGATTCTGCTTACTATTCCTCCAATCCATACGGCGGACACCAAGTTCTACATATTGGGTATCAAAACGCCGCCGGCGGCAATCATGGTTACGATGGATACAGAGGAAGCAAAGAAGGTAGAGATGTTGCTAAAGTAACCGCAGGAAAAGCAAGAAATTGGGACTCTGCTAAAGATAAACTGCAAATACAAATGCAGGCGCTTCATCCACAAGGGTTAGACCTTCACGCTCAAACAAGTTATGATTATCGTTTAGACGCGTATCCAAAAACGGCAATTTATGTGGAATCTTTCTTTGACTCAGACCAGAGTATTCTTGACAGCGCTGAAGAACGAGGCGGGTTTGGTTTTGAAATCCGTAAGAACATATTCTCCGGCGGCCGGGGTTGGGCAGACTATCGAAAAACACCAATGTCAATCCTAAAATCAAGAGGTGATGGTTCGGTATACCTTAGAGATAGTTCGGTAGGTATAGGTGTAAACGATGGTAGTGGTAACAGAATTACAAAAATCACTACTCCATTACTCGTTAATGATAAAATATCACTAAATGACTCTTCTGGTTTCCATGCACGTTCTAATATTCAATTCAATAATAAACGACTTGAATTTAGAATGGATATGGACTCAACGACCACGGGTGAGATGCCAAACCAGTCATTTGGTGGTGGTGACAATCGCGCCTTTGCATTTATTAACGCATCGGGTGGTGACTCTGACCTTGTAATCATTGGTAAAGACGAAGACCGAAGAGCTTCTACTGATGTAGGATATCTTGGATATGGTTATTACTTTGACGGTGACAAGGGCAGAAGTTTCTTGAAAGTCAAAGGTCGCGCTAGTTATCTAGAAGCAGACTCTATGAACTTCACCGTTCTTGACAGGATTGCAATTTCTTCACCTGATTTAGGTGGTGACCAAAGTGGTAATAAGATTGGGTCATATGCACCATTTGACTACTTGACTGAATATGGCGGTAGAAGAGGCCCAGAAGCAAACTTGGGTAGACATGTTGTTCTTGGTAACTACAACTTACGCGCCCACCGAGCAGATTTTGGTGCAAGACATGCTGAATCGACATATGCCAGTGAAGCGGCAAGGATTACTTCTAAACTCGTATCGGGCGCATTAACAGTCGCATATGGTATCGGTAGAGATAGTGGACTTGACTATGCTCGTGACGCTTTTGATTCGTCTCAGCGCGGTGGCAGTAATCGTTCAACTCATGATGTTATGAGTATTGGTTATCAAGGTTTGGAAAATAACGATGCGACTGGTTGGGATGGATACAGAGGTTCTGCTGATGGTAGAAAATTCATAAACCAACATGGCGGCAATGGTGTTCTTGATTGGGATAGTGATACACTTACAGTCTCAATGTCAACATTAAGACCAAAAAGTCAATCCAACGGTTATGACATAAGTAACAAACAACTAGAGCTCAGGTCATTTGATACTGTTCAATTCTTGTCGTTCTATGACTCTGACAAGTCTATTCTCACTAATGGAGAAAGAGGCAATAATGCTTTTGAAATCTTAGTAGCTAGTGGTAATGCTCCTCAAAGAACTTGGGGTAGAAACCCTGCACCGCCGCAAATCGGCGCTACGGTTCTGGTTAGAAGGGGTGACAGAACAACTAGGTTGTATGGTAAGAATACTGAGGCACTGATTCTTGATAGTGACACATCAACATTTAATAATCAATTGTATGTTGGTAATCTTAAAGTTGACTCAGCGACTATCACATCACTCGCAGGCGGAGGAGGAGGTCTTGACTCAGCGACTAGCATATCACTTGCACAGGGTGTATCAATCAATAATGTTGTAGAAGATACAACTCCACAACTTGGTGGCAATCTTGACCTCAACGGTAATAATATTTCCGGCACGGGTAATATCAGCGCTGACTCCGCACAGTTTGGTATAGTCAAAATAACCAATGAATTAAATATCGAGAATGATGACCCAATTATTAAACTTCTAGATACTAACGTTTTTGGCGCTCCATATCATCAAATTGATGGCTAGAACTGGTTCTCTTCGTTTCCATGCCGATAAAGGTAATACAGGCACTAGTAGTAGAATAGGATTTGCTGTTGATGGTGGAGCTGACGGAGTAAGGATTACAAGCGGCGGTGCTAGTGGTTATGCTAAGGTGAAAATTGGCGGTGGGCCTGGTAGTAGCACTGGTGCATGGCCACTACACATAGATGGTAACACGGGTGATTTAACAACTATTGCTTTTGATAACAGCAATGTTAGCGAAAACAGTTTGATTACGCTTGCTGATAACGGCGACTTTAAGTTTAGAAGATATGCAGGCGCTGACAGTGATATATTTACCATCAGTTCTACAAACAAAGCAACCTTCGCCGGTGATATCCACGCTGACTCCGCATTGATTGGCGGCAACCCTGCATCAACAAGACTTCTTGCGGTGTATGATAGAAATGGCACACTGCTTAATTAAGGATAAATAACAACATGGCATTTGAGAGAATACAAACTAGAGAAGATTTCATTGACTACTGTCTTCGCAGATTAGGTCATCCTGTTATTGAAATTAATGTGGATGACCAACAAATCGAAGACCGTATCAACGATGCAATCAATAAATTCTATGAACATAGTGCTTTAGGTAGTTATAGAACCTATAGAACTATTACGATTACTCAAGCAATGATTGACGCAGCATCTATCGACATGGCCACCAGTTTTGGCAACATTGATGCTGAAAAAATTCTTAGTATAGTTCGTGTTCTTCCTATCAACGATTCAACATCAAGCGTGAACTTCTTCGATATAAAGTATCAAATGAAATTAAATGATATGTCAGACTTAACGACTGGTATTGGCGACCTCGCATATTACGAACAGATGCAACAATATCTTTCAACAATTGATATGAAATTGACTGGTCATCCCCAAATTCAATATAATAGATACGGGCAACAATTACAAATTTTTGGTGACCTCGGCGGAAATGGCGACCTTAGAGTTGGTGATAAAATTCTTGTAGAAGCTATTGTCGAACTTTCTGACGCTAACACTAGAATTTTTGATGACCCATTTATGAAAGAGTATGCAACTGCACTTATCAAGTATCAGTGGGGTCAAAATCTTATTAAGTTTGAGGGTATGCAACTTCCTGGCGGTGTAACACTAAATGGTCAACGCATTATGGATGAAGCAAGACAAGAAATTGAAAAAGTTGAAGAGAAACTATACAATGAGTATAATGCACCTGTAGCTTTCTTTGTAGGATAATTAAATGGCTACGAACCGTTATTTTAAATACGGTGTCCGTTCTGAACAGAACATGTATGAGGACATCACCATCGAAGCCCTACAGATGTATGGACAGGATGTTTATTATCTCCCTCGCGAGATTGTAAACAAAGATACCGTATTTCTGGACGATGTTCCTTCGCGTTTCAGTTCCTCTTACAAGGTTGAGATGTATATCGAGAACGCCGAAGGGTTTGGTGGAGAGGGTGACCTGTTCACTAAGTTCGGTGTAGAACTCCGTGACCAAGCAACATTTGTTGTTGCAAGAAAGAGATGGCAACAACTCATCGGTAGTAGACTGACAGAGAAGAACTTCCGTCCTCGTGAGGGTGACCTGATTTATCTTCCATTGTCTCAGTCTATCTTTCAGATTGAGAGAGTCGAGACCGAAACTCCTTTCTATCAATTAGAACAATTACCGACATTTCGTATGACTTGTGAACTGTTCGAATACAGTGACGAAGACTTTGACACGAACATTACAGGTATTGATGTGGTTGAAGCTGAAGGTGCATTCCAGTATAAACTGACACTGGACTCGGCTGGTGGTGGATATACTATCGGCGAAACCGTCATTCAAGAGTTTACAGATTATAATATGAAAGGTGAGGTTACATTCTGGAGTGACTCAGGTAACGAACTGAGACTCGCGCATGTGGGTGCGACTGATGGTAATTTCCATGAGTTCACGACAAGTGCTGTGGTAGTCGGTCAAACAAGTAACGGCCTTGCAACACCTACATTGGTAGAACAACTCCAAGAGATACAGGAAGATGCACAGAACGCAATCTTTGATAGTTTCGAGTCTGACTTCCTTGACTTCTCTGAGTCCAATCCATTTGGAGATATCGAATAATGTTTGGAACTTGGTTTTATCACAAGAGAGTAAGAACTGCGGTATCGGTATTCGGTTCGTTGTTCAATAACCTGTATGTTCTTCGTAAGAACAGTGCAGGCGAGACAATTTCTACAGTCAAAGCACCTCTGTCCTACGCACCGAAGAGAAACTTTATTGCACGACTAGAACAGATGGTAAATGGTGAGGATTCTGAACGTAGGGTCGCATTGAAACTGCCTCGTATGTCGTTTGAGATTACGAGTATGACCTATGACGCAACTCGTCAACTCCCAAAGGTAAACAATATATCTAAGGCAATCGAGAATAGTTATCTAACTAGACAGAAACTATACACCTCGACACCATACAATATTACATTTCAGTTGAACATATATGCAAAGACGCAGGATGATGGCCTACAGATTGTAGAACAAGTCCTGCCATACTTTACGCCACAATATACGGTCACTGTAAAACCTTTCTCTGATATCCCATCTTTTGTTGAGGATGTCCCTGTCACACTTACGGGTGTGGTTATGGAAGACAACTTCGAAGGTGCGGTTGGAGACAGAAGAACAATTATCTACACTCTTGATTTTGAGATGAAGATTAACTTCCACGGGCCACTGGATACTGGTAGTAAAGTTATCCGTGATGTTCGTGGTAACCTATATAATCAAGACGCGGGTCTTGCTGACTCTGATGTGTTTATAGAACAGATTAAGATTACACCCGACCCGAATACGGTCAGTGCTGACAGTGACTATGGATTTGTTGAAACGATATTAGATAGTGATGGTAGTTAATGAGTGAAGACGAAAAGAATTTAAAAGACGATTATAATAACTCTCGTGATACATATTATAACCTTTTAGCTAAAGGTGAAGAGAGTTTAGAACTAATGATTGAAGTTGCTCGTGAATCAGAGCATCCTCGTGCGTTTGAAGTTTTATCGGGTATGATGAAAAACATTGCCGATATCAACGACAAACTGATGGATTTGAATAAGAAAAACAAAGACATTAACCAGAAGGATGAACCTAAACAATTAGGTAACACCACGAACAATCTTTTTGTAGGGACTACTACTGACCTACAACGGCTCATAAAATCGGAGTCGGGAGTGGTGATTGATGCTGAATCCGAAACAGAATGAATCTTATCTTGGCAATATCAATGTCAAACGAGATGGTGTTCAACATCAATTCACAGAAGAAGAAGTCAAGGAATATGTCAAGTGTGGCAAAGACCCTGTATACTTCTGTAAGACTTACCTAAAAGTTATTTCACTTGATGAAGGACTAGTCCCTTTCGACTTGTATCCTTATCAAGAGAAGATGTTCAAGCACTTTAATGATAACAGGTTTTCTATCGTTCTTGCGTGTCGCCAATCGGGTAAGTCGATTAGTTCTGTTGGCTACCTACTATGGTATGCTTGTTTTCATAGTGAAAAGACGATTGCAATTCTCGCAAACAAAGGGGCGGTTGCTCGTGAGATGTTGGCACGGGTTACTCTCATGTTGGAAAATCTTCCCTTTTTCCTACAACCTGGCTGTAAAGCACTCAACAAAGGTTCTATTGAGTTTAGTAATAACTCTCGCATTATTGCCAGTGCTACAAGTGGTAGTTCCATTCGTGGTATGTCAGTTAATCTACTATTCCTTGATGAGTTTGCCTTCGTGGAAAGAGCGAATGAGTTTTATACTTCAACCTATCCAGTGGTCTCGGCTGGTAAGGAGACAAAGGTCATCATTACGTCAACTGCAAACGGCATTGGCAATACATTCCATAAAATCTGGGAGGGAGCAGTTCAAAAAGTTAATGAGTTCATCCCGTTCACGGTGAACTGGTATGATGTGCCAGGCCGTGATGAGGAATGGAAAGCACAGACAATTGCAAACACCTCTCAGTTACAGTTTGACCAAGAGTTTGGTAACACCTTTTTTGGAACAGGTGATACCCTAATCAACGCAGAGACGTTGCTTTCATTTCGTGCAAAACCACCTAAAAAGGTATTCGAAGGTGGCGACCTATTGGTCTATGAAGAACCTACCAAGAGTCGTGAGTATATCATGACTGTTGATGTGTCTAAAGGGAGAGGTCAGGATTATTCAACCTTTACGGTAATCGACATTGGCACTAGACCTTTTAAACAGGTGGCCGTGTATCGCAACAATACTATTTCTCCAATTCTCTTTCCCAACATTATATATAAGTATGCGAAAGTCTATAATGAGGCATATGTCGTTATTGAGTCAAATGACCAAGGCACATTAGTCTGTAACGGATTGTATCAAGACTTAGAATATGATAATGTCCATATGGAATCTGCGGTAAAAGCAGACCGTATTGGTATTGAAATGAATAGAAAGGTGAAACGATTAGGTTGTTCTGCAATCAAGGATATCCTCGAAGAGAAGAAACTTGATATCTTAGACGAACAAACTATCATGGAAATCTCAACATTCGTGTCGAGAGGACAGTCATATGAGGCATCTGACGGTAACCACGATGATTTGATGATGAATTTGGTGATGTTTGGATTCTTTGTATCAACCCAATACTTCTCAGATATGACGGATATCAATCTTAAACAGATGATGTTTGAGAAGAAAATGCAGGAGATTGAGGACGATGTTCCACCTGTAGGGTTCATTGACGATGGTGTCGCAGCCTATGAAGAACACGAAGCGCAACAAGAAGCAATCAAAAACGTTGGTTGGCACTCATATGAGGGTATTGGTGTCACAGACTGGGAGTAATATCAAAAAACTTTTTATTATAAATAAAGGTATTGATATAACTACCGTATTATGAAAACATATTAATAACACTGAAAAAAGGAAAAGGTTATGGCACTTTTTACACCATCCGCTTCCCCAGCTGTAACAGTTAAGGAAATTGACCTGACGGGCGTAGTGCCTAACGTTCAAACTTCCACTGGCGCATTTGTGGGAAACTTCGGTTGGGGGCCAGTTGGAGTTGCAACTCTCGTCTCAGATGAAACGGGTCTTGTTTCGACATTCTCCGCACCAACCGATGCAAATACGGTAGACTTCCACTCTGCCGCATATTTTTTAAGATATTCTAACGCTCTTTACGTTGTTCGCGAACAAGACTCCGATGGAGTCAACGCTCTCGCTAATAATACAAACTTGGGTAGTTTGAATGCACAAACCATCAACAATCTCGACGCATTTGAAGGATTGTCACTTGACAGTTCTGACGGTGCATTTATCGCCAAATATCCAGGCTCTATTGGTAACTCTCTCCAAATCTCTATCGTGGGTTCTGACTCCGATACTGGCGGGACAACCAACTTCGACGCATGGGCATACAAATCAAACTTTGATGGTGCGCCAGGCACTTCATCGTTTGTGTCTGCTCTTGGTGGTAAGAATGACGAGATTCACGTTGCTTGTGATTGACGAAGACGGTCTCATCTCTGGGACTGCTGGAACGGTTCTCGAAACCTTCCCATTCTTGTCAGTTGCCTCAAACGCAAAATCAAGTGATGGAACATCCAACTATTATAAAGATGTCCTGAAACTGCGTTCTCAATGGGTATATGCAACTGGTGGATGGCACGGTGTTACCGATGCAATCAACGGGGTTGCCGCTATCTACAGCGCACCGACAGTAGAATCTGGAACATTTACTCTGCAACTTACAGACGGAACTACAACAGTTAGTGTCGATAACGCTACATACTCTGATGTTGCTGGACAGGTTACTGCTATTCAAGGCGACAGTGATTACAGCGGTCTACTTTATACAGTAAGTGCTAGTGGCACAGACCTCATACTAACCTATAAATCTGAAGGTGCAGTTTCAACTGCCCCTACATATACTAGAGGTGGTGCATCCATCACTGTAACAGAAACAACTGCTGGTGTTACTGGAGTTGCTGCTTCGGAAAATGTTGATTTTCATGGTTCAAACTGGGACACACAAGCAACAATATCTGGCGAAGACTTTGCAACTGGACAAGATAATAGTGCAGTTGAAAGCACATGGTCATTTAAGGAGGGTGTGACTTCAAGCTCTCTGGGAACTGATGATGTCCTTCGCGGATTCGATAAGTTCGAAGACGTAGATAACATCGAAGTTGACTTCCTGATTGCACCTGAGTCTTTGACAGACGGAACAGCGACAACGGTTGTAAACGACCTCGTAGCAATCGCTGGAACAACTCGTAAGGACTGTGTTGCAGTCGCATCACCATCTCGTGCTGCGGTTGTTACGACAGGCACTAATGCTGCTGTATTGGCCTGTAACAACACATACACCAAGTCATCTTACTTGGTTCAAGACAATAACTATCTGAAAGTATTTGACAAGTATAATGACAAATACATCAAGATTCCTGCTGCATCAAGCACTGCGGGTCTCATGGCTGCTACCGACTTAGTTGCTGCACCGTGGTTCTCTCCTGCTGGTTCACGCCGTGGTAGGTATGCTGGTATCACAGATATTATTGTATCACCAACCAAAGCAGAGAGAGATACTCTCTACAAGGCTGGTATCAACCCAATCGCAAACATCCCAGGCGAAGGCATCATGCTCTTCGGTGACAAGACAAACGAATCGCGTCCAAGTGCATTTGACCGAATCAATGTCCGCCGTCTCTTCTTGGGTATCGAGCGTGCAATCGCAATTGCAGGTCGCAACGTAATGTTTGAATTCAATGACGAGTTTACTCGTGCAGAATTCGTCAACATCGTTGAACCGTTCCTTCGTGAGATTCAAGGTCGCCGTGGTATCACGGACTTCCGTGTGGTCTGTGACGAAACGAACAACACTCCTGCTGTGGTTGACCGCAATGAATTCATCGCAAGCATCTTCATCAAGCCTGCCCGTTCTATCAACTATGTGACACTGAACTTTGTCGCAGTTAGAACTGGTGTAGAGTTTGAAGAAGTTGTAGGCACGGTATAAGGGGAGTAGAAAAAAATGGCAATCTTAGGCGTAGATGATTTCAAATCAAAACTTAGAGGTGGGGGCGCTCGTCCTAATCTCTTCAAAGCCACTGTCAACTTCCCAGGCTATGCAGGTGGTGATGTCGAACTGACATCATTCCTCTGTAAGGCTGCACAGTTGCCAGCATCAGTAATGAATGTTATTGAAGTCCCATTCCGTGGTCGCCAGCTGAAAATCGCTGGAGACCGCACGTTTGAAACATGGACTGCAACTATCCTGAATGACACGGATTTCACTATCCGTAATTCTATGGAACGTTGGATGAATGGTATCAACTCTCATGCTGCAAACACAGGTTTGACCAATCCAGTGGATTATCAAGCAGACCTCGTTGTTGAGCAACTGGACAGAGATGAAACAGTTCTGAAAACATATAACTTCCGTGGTGCGTTTCCAATTAATGTCAGTGCAATTGACCTTAATTACGAAACAGTAGACACCGTTGAGGAGTTCACAGTTGAGTTCGCGGTTCAATACTGGGAATCAGGCACGACCTCTTAATAGAGGTATAAGTAGTGGGGGTAGGGCAACAACCCTACCCCCTTTATTGACAACAGGATAGGTAATGGCAGAACAGGACAACAGTATTCTCAAACTGTTTGGTTTCGAACTCAAAAGAGCAGGCGAGACTAAACCGAAAGAGAATGAAAAATTAAAATCGATTGTGACCCCAGCTGATGAAGATGGCGCGGGGTATGTTACTGCTTCAGGGTCTCACTATGGTCAATACATTGACATGGATGGGTCTCAAGCAAAGGACAACCAACAACTTATCGTAAAGTATCGAGGTGTTGCACATCATCCAGAAGTTGATGCCGCGATTGAAGATATCGTCAACGAAACAATTGTTGGTGATGATGGTTCATCGTGTGAGTTGAACCTCGATATGGTTGAGACATCTGACTCAATCAAAAAACAAATGACCGAAGAATTCAACGGCATCTATAACATGTTGAAGTTTAATGAATTGGGTCATGACATGTTCCGTTCATTCTATGTGGATGGTCGTATCTATTTTCACTTGGTCGCAAACGAATCAAACCTCAAGGCTGGTATTCAGGAAATTCGTCCTATCGATGCTGCAAAGATTCGTAAGGTCAAGGAAGTCAAACACAAAAAAGACCAAGTGACAGGCGCAAAGATTGTCGAGAAGGTCAACGAATTTTATATCTATCAGGAGAGGGCGGGAACTAATCAAGGCGTAAAACTTTCTCCTGACGCAATATCATATACAAGTTCGGGTCTGCTTGACCCTAGTAAGAGACAGGTTGTATCCTATCTCCATAAAGCACTGAAACCAATCAACCAACTTCGCATGATGGAAGACAGTCTGGTTATCTACCGTCTCGCACGGGCTCCAGAACGTAGGATTTTCTATATCGATGTTGGTAACATGCCTCGTAACAAATCTGAAGCATACATGAAAGACATCATGTCTCGTTATCGCAATAAGATTGTATACGATGCAAACTCAGGCACAATCAAAGATGACCGCAAGCATATGTCTATGCTCGAAGATTTCTGGTTGCCTCGTAGAGAAGGTGGTCGCGGAACAGAGATTACCACACTCCCAGGCGGTGAAAATCTTGGTCAGATTGATGACATCATTTATTTCCAGAAGAGACTGTATCGTTCACTGAACGTGCCAATCAATCGTCTGGAACAAGAAGCGCAGTTCTCATTGGGTCGTTCCACTGAGATTTCACGGGACGAAGTGAAGTTCCAGAAGTTCATTGACCGTCTGCGTAAACGTTTCTCATCCATGTTCTTGGGTATCCTTCGCAAACAGCTTATCATGAAGGGTATCATTACCGAACAGGATTGGGAACAATGGAAACATCAGGTGGGTGTTGACTTCCAAAGAGACAACCACTTTACGGAACTCAAGGATGCGGAACTGTTGACCAACAGACTCCAAACCCTTGACCAAATCTCACAGTATGTTGGTGAGTATTTCTCACGCGAGTGGGTTATGAAAAATGTGATGCACTTCTCTGAGGAAGACATCCAGAATATGAAAGATGAAGTCGAGTCCGAAAATGAAGCGGGCGGAGACGATGAGGAAGAAGTATAAAATGAGTGAAACAGAAACACTGGAACAAGAAGTTGAGACCGTAGAACCTAGTGCGGTTGAAGAACTTATCAATCAGATTACTGCGGGCGACCTAAACAATGCAGAAGGTTCGTTCAAGAGTATTCTTGATGACAAGATGGCAGATGCACTTGAAGCACAACGTGTAGCCGTTGGTAGTCAAATGTTTAATGGAGACGAAGAAGAAGAAGTCTCTGACGAAGATATCGTAGACGAATATATTGAGGATGAAGAAGATGAAACTCTTGAGTTGGGTGCAGAAGATGAGACAGGGCTTGATGCCGACATCGAAACCAGCACCGAAGAAGAAGAAATCACCACCGAAGAAGAAATCACCGCAGAAGAAGAAGCCGCAGTCGAAGAAGACGAAGAAATCTTAGCGGAACTTGAAGATTAATATACAAAATTAGTTTGTAGAAATCTTTTTTTGTATAAATAATGGTATGAAAACATATAAAGAACTTCTTAGTGAGTTGAAAGGACGTAAGCCAAAAGGCGATGTTGTTTTCAACAAAAAGGTCAAGAAACTCCCTGTCCTCATCACTAAGGAAAAGGGTTCTCTGCCTTTTGTTGTGTATATTGATGGTGACCGACTGGATGCCTTCAAATCACAGAAAGATGCAGAGAAGTCTGCGATGCAAGTAGTAAAGGAATTAACATAATGAAACTTATTACTGAATTTACCGAAAACGACACTCTACAATGTATTGTGGAGAAGAAAGAAGATGGCGAGAAGAAATATGTCATCGAAGGCGTTTTCGCGCAGACAGATAAAAAGAATCGCAACGGACGTGTTTACCCGAAACCAATTATGGAAAAAAGCGGTAAAGAATTACGTTGATACACAGGTTAGCAAGAAACGTGCTGTGGGTGAGTTGAATCACCCTGAAGGCCCAACTGTTAACCTTGATAAAGTTTCTCACCTCATCACCGACCTCAAGTTTGAGGGTAATGATGTGGTAGGAAAGGCACAAATACTTGACACTCCTATGGGTAAGATTGTTAAAGGTCTTCTTGACGGTGGTGTTCAACTAGGAGTGTCAACTCGTGGTATGGGTAGCCTTGAGCAACGGAACGGCGCAATGGTCGTTAAAGACGACTTTATTCTTAGCACGGTTGACATCGTGCAAGACCCATCAGCACCAGATGCATTTGTTAATGGAATCATGGAAGGTGTCGATTGGGTTTGGGATAACGGTGTTCTGAAACCTCAAGTAATTGAAAAAATGGAGACTGAAATTAAGAACGCTCCGAAACCTGTCTTATATGAGACAAGTGTTCGAGAGTTTAAGAATTTCCTCTCGTTACTAAAATCTAGTATGTAAGGAGTCTAATATGACTGAAGAAGTAAACCAAGAAGTCGAAGAACTCCACGATGAAGTAACAGACGAAATCGTGGATACTCTCGAAGACGAATCGCTTGAAGAAGCTTCTGCTCCTGCCGCTAAAGGTAAGGCTGACACCGCACAACCAGTAACTGAACCAGAGAGCATTGCCTCTGTGGATAAGGCTGCTGGTTCAACACAAAAGTCACCTGAACCAGGCAAGGGCGCTGCAAACGCAGGCGAAAAAGCACCTAAAACAAAAGCTGGTATGATTAGTGCAATGTTCAACAAAATGAGTGGCATGTCTAAAACAGAAATGCAAGACATGTATGCCTCATATATGAAGAACGAATCGGTAGACATGGAAGAAGATGAAGTCATCGCTGAAACCAGTGTTGACACTACTGCCGAACTTGATGCATTGGTCGAGTCTGAAGCAACTCTCTCTGAAGAGTTCAAAGCTAAAACCGCTATCTTGTTTGAAACTGCTGTGAAATCTAAACTGTCTGAAGAAGTAGACCGTTTGGAAGCTGAATACAAAGAAGAATTGGCCGAAGAGATTTCTTCTACCAAATCTGACCTTGTAGAAAAAGTTGACAGCTACCTCAACTACGTTGTTGAGACTTGGATGGAAGATAACAAATTGGCAATTCAAAACGGTCTTCGCACCGATATTGCTGAATCTTTCATGGACAAATTGAAAGACCTGTTTACAGAGTCTTACATTGAAGTTCCAGAATCTAAAGTTGACCTAGTTGACGAACTTTCTGAATCCGTTGAAGAGCTGGAAGGCAAACTGAACGAAACAACTCAGAAAGTCATTGAGACATCTGAAGAACTGGAAGTTTACAAGCGCGAAACGGTTATCCGTGAAGCGTCTCGTGACCTTGCAGAGACTCAAGTCGAAAAACTGAAATCACTCGTTGAAGACGTTGACTTCGACAGCGAAGAATCATTCGCTGAAAAAGTTGGCATCATTGTCGAGTCGCATTTCGCAAAAGAAGTAACTCCTGAAGAACAAGAAGCTATTGTTGAAGATGCCGATACTACGGTTGAAACTTCTGCTTCAATGGACAGATACCTTCAGGCAATCCGTAAAACTGCACCAAGAACATAAGGAAGTGTAACAATGCAAGTATCATACGATAGTCTTATCGAGAAGTGGGCTCCAGTTCTCGATGAAGGTGAGAAAATCCAAGACGCTCACCGCCGCGCAGTAACCGCTGCCGTGCTGGAAAACCAAGAGAGAGCTCTTAATGAAGAAGCTGCTGCCTCTGCTGGTTTTCTTTCAGAAAACGCTGCCGCCCCTGCTAACGCAACGGGTTCAGTAAACAATTTCGACCCAGTATTGATTTCACTGGTTCGTCGCGCCATGCCAAACCTCATTGCATATGACGTTTGTGGCGTTCAGCCAATGAACGGCCCAACTGGTCTCATCTTCGCGATGAAATCACGTTATCAAGGTGGTTCAACATCTAACCGTGAAGCTCTGTTCAACGAAGCTGAGACTCAGTTCTCAGGTGACTCTTCAGGCACTCACGACTCAGACAACGCATCTGGTTTCAATGGTATTGATTCCGAAGGTGCTCGTTTGACTTCACTCGCCGCTGGTGGTATGCCAACCGCTGACGCAGAAGCACTGGGCGCAACTGGTGGTTCTTCGTTCAACGAAATGGGTTTCACCATTGAGCGTCAAACTGTAACTGCCAAAA